TTCATAACTTCCTTCCTGAAATCGTAACTGCAGTAGTGCTTGAAGTTGCATCCAGACTTTCCACAGAGAGGACCGAAGAAACACGGAGCATTTCTCACACCATCCGGGTCAGTTTCCCTGTGAAGAGACTTATCGAAATTCGCATCGAACAACTCCTTAACCTTCTGCCGATCCTCAATAGTTTCGACATAATGTTTGCGTCCACAGTCATCACGGTTGCAGGTGCAGGAGAAATTGCAGTTCTTGATAGTAGCAGACATCCTTATTGGTATGTGAAAAGAATTATATAAATTAGAATCATTTTTATGTCATTTTAGTATAAAAATAATACAAAAATAAAAAATTGACAATAATATTTATTATCGTTTTTATATGAATAATAATCGCATTATCAAGGCTATTTTAATTTTAATAGCAATTCTTATAATAATTGATTTAAATTTAATAAATTATTATGAATATTATAAATCATTAATTGCAGTTACGAATACCATAATATTATTGTTGATAATTATAATTATTATATTGATATGTTTAATGGATAATGTTAATGATAGTAGTAATAATTATGATTTATATATAAAAGTTAAATCTAACATAAATACTATTATTCATATAATTCATACAAAATTAGAAAATATTGATGATAATGACATTTTAATTATAAATGAGAAATTAAATGATACTATTAATATATATGCAATTAATGATATTCAAGTTCATAAAGATGTAATTATTAATGAAGTTTATATAAAATTAATCAATATGAATAATTATGAAAAACACACAAAAATAAAGAATACAATCGAATGTATTTTTAATGAAGTATAGATTTTTTTATTTACATTTGATAAATATTCATACATAAGCGGCGCCTAATAACTATTCTATAAAAAATGACAATAATATTTATAATTATTTTTATATGAATTATAATCGCATTATCAAGGCTATTTTAATTTTAATAATAATTAATTTAATAAATTCTATTAATTATAAATCATTAATAGAAGTTATTGACATTATAATATTATTAATATTAATAATAATAATTATAATTATTAATATAGTAATTATGATCGTTAATAATATGATTATAATGATTACAATAATAATAATTATATTCTCAATAAAATATACAATCGAATGTATTTAATGAAGTATAGATTCTTCTATATCTACACTTGATAGTAAATATTCATTAATATCATTATTAACATACATATCTTTTGTGCTATTATAATACATATAAGCGCCTAATAATGATAGAATAGTTATTGGTAATATAAATAAAAACATATGTATTAAATATAAAAACTATTCTATAAAAAATGAATTTTTTTTATTTTCATGTAAATTACGACATCTAGAATGAGCGTCCATGAATTTATTTCAGCATTCACCGCCGAATTTGCATCGAATCCTGGGTATTATAGCGATATTGCCGAACTCCTTGATTTCACAATAACCGAATTTGTTTCTTCGAATACCATCGAAGACAATAAAAAGTTGATTGATGAATTCGCAGGTGATACGATCAAAGCAATCAATCTTTATAATGAAAATTTGGGAGAACTTGATTTCAAAAATACACCTCTTGAAATTGTTTATCAGCATCTCGCGCATATTTCAATATTCGTAAAATGTTATCCGGAAATGGAAAAGATGTTTCCAGAGTTCGATGAAAAAGTATTCATTACCGAGATTACAACCGAATATCATTCACATCCTGAATGTTACGACGACCCAGCCGATTTGCTCGAAGTCTATATCGATGATTATGTTGCAAACAATACATTCGCCACCAACAAACAAATTGTAACCATGTATTCTACGGATATCAAATCAGCCATGCAAAATTATCAACAATATTTGGATGATATCGATATACTAACCACACCGATTGATGTAGTATATGAAAAACTCGCATTCTCTACCTTATTCATACACTTCTACCCTCTAATTTCATAACCATCCCAATCTCAAAAAAGGACAAAAAGAAATTTTTGTTCTTTTAATAAAAAATGAATTATTATTATTAATCATAACAAAAAATGGATATTACTAATTTCATTAATGATTATTCACATATGCCGACTGATAAATTTATACAGATGTTACAAACAACAATATATAATTTAGTTTCAAATAATTCAATCGAATTAAATAAAATGATTATTAAAGAATTTGTAGGTGATATTTATGATGCAATAAAAATATATCGTATAAATGTGAATATAACAATTACTAAAGAATTATTTTATCAACAATTAGCATATATATCTATAATTTCTAAATTTCAAAAAGAAATAGAAAAATTAAATAAAAAAATGATTATATATTAAGTATAAATTTATCATAAAATGCATCGTAATTATAAGTCAGGAGCTATTACTAATAAATCAGTATCTTATAATAAAGATACTAATTCAAAGATTGCATCAAAATATATTATTAATAATAATGGCGAAGTATGTAAGGTTGTTTATCCTAAATCTTCCATGAAATTTCAACATAATTATGTCAAAACTAAAGTTGATTTTAGTGATGACTATGAATATTATTAACGAATAAATAAACGCGTCGCTTTATCGTTATTAAGTTTAATCTTAATATCATTTTGTTTTATTCGTTCTAACCTCTCATATTCATCTTTTTCTTCCTTAAGTCGTTTCATTTCTATTAATTTTTTTTCTTTATCGCTTAAACCCTTTTTAAGTTTATCATTTCTATATTTTTCATATTCATCTACATTTTTAAAATCTTTTGAAGTTTTATTTAATGCTTCTTCATCAACTAAACGAGTATTTGAATATGCCATTTTATAATCGCTATAAATTAAATTATTTTTGCTGCTTTTTTCAACACTACTGCTATAATCGTCTGGTCTTTTTCCGCCTATTTCTGTATAATTCATAGTTTTTGCTAAAACCATCGGTTCGGGTTCTTTATATTTCGTTAATTTAGATGATGGTGCTGGTGGTGTATATTTATTAAAGATATTATTAAATGTTCCAGTATCAAACTTTTTATTATTAAATAAATTTGATTGTGAAAAATCTTCTCTAACTTTTGAACTTTCGCTCATTATATCGCCATAACCAAAATCTAATTCTTCATCCTCTAACTTACACATATCAAAAGTTTTATTGAATTTTTCATTAAAATTTTCACCAAATATAGGAGCTGGTTTTTTTTCCTCATCTTCTGTATTTGTATTTTTAAATTGTTGTTTCAATTCCATAAAAGTCTTATTTTGATTTCTAGATTTATATTCTTCTGCTAAAATTTTGAAACATTCAGTAACAAAATTAAATACTAATTTATTGCCTCCATCTTTATCTGGATGAGTTAATAACGCTGTATGTTTATACGCATCTTTTAATTCATCCCATGTAAAATTCTTATTAACTTCCAAAACTTCATATGGATTTAATAATGAATAATTTATTTTACTAAAATCAAACGATTTATCTTTTTTGATTGCATTATAATATTGATGATACGTATATTGACGTGTTTGAGTATTTCCCATTGTTATTTATAGAAATATATTTATAATTATGTTTATAACTCAACTCATAATGACAAAAAAGCAATTTGTCATATATCACAATCACAATTAAATATTAGCATTTCGACATAGTGGGCAATATGCGCTTCGCGTTTTCCATTCATTCAAACAACTCTTATGAAATAAATGATTGCATTTTGTTAATGTTGATGAATCATCATCATATAAATCAATATTTTCGAAACAAATAGAGCATTCTACAGAAGTCTTATGCCCTGAACAACATTCAGAATATCGCTCATCAAACTTCATATTAACAATCTCATCAACGTAATAGAATGCCAATTCGCGATGAAAGTTTTCTTTATCGCTAGTATCGATGATACTATGAGTTCGTTTCGAATATTCCAAATAAGCATGATGAAAATCGCCACGATCCATAATGACTCTCACACAATCTTTAATCGTATATTTGCTAATGATTTCAGCAATATAAATACTGATATCGGTTTTGACATCAATAGTACGATTATTTATTTTTTTAGAGACTAAGTCGTTAATGTCTCTTGCTTTGCAACCTTTGAGTTTGTATTGAAGCATAAAATAATAAAATAATAATCATAATCATTTTTATTTTAAATTATAATTATTAATAAACATATATATTTTTAATCATTAAATCCTAAAATTCTAGAAAATGCCGATTTTACATTAAAGAAATAATGTAAAATAGTTCCAAGACCTAACATAGTAATAAATATAAATGTGAATGATAATATATATTGAGCGAATGTTCGCTTATTTTTAACATCAGCTCTAAACCACATATATGAATGTAGAATAATAACACCAATAAACGTTAATATATAATCAACTATAGATAAACCAATTATGCGATAATCGTGAATACTTTTTACCATATTTAGTTTCTATATAAATATTATAAATATTATAAATATTATAATATGACTCGTAATTTATATAAAATCTTGGAAGTAGATGAGAATGCATCAATAGATGATATTAAAAAATCATATAAAAAGTTAGCATTAATTCATCATCCTGATAAAAATAAGGATAAACCAGACGCTGAAGCAAAATTTAAGGAAATATCGAATGCATATTCAATCCTTTCAAATCCTGAAACAAAAGAAAAATATGATCATTTAGGCGATGAGCGATTTAATAATGATAGCGGTGGAGGACCTGATATGCCTAATATGGATGATTTATTTCAACATTTATTTGGTGGGAGACGTGCAAATCCGTTTGGAAATCCATTCAGTAATCCATTCGAACAACATGATAATTCTAATCAGTGTGGGCATGTAATGAAGAGTTATAATATTACACTCGAAGATATATATAATGGTATAAATAAAAATATTAAAATTAATATTAAAAAATATTGTAAGAAATGTAATACTACTTGTTCTAAATGTAATGGACTTGGTGTAGTTCAACAGTTTATGCAAATGGGACCTATGACACAAATTATTCAAACTAATTGTCATAATTGTGAAGGTTCAGGTATTGCTAATAAACGAAATTCTAAATGCGATGAATGTAAAGGTAATGGTGTATATGAAGTTGAAAATATTGTTAATTTGATTATGCCAAAAGGTTTTGATACAAATCATACCGTATTTAATGGATATGGGGAACAGCCTAAAAATAATAAACAAAAACCGGGTAATTTAATACTTCAATTTACATTATGTGATCATAAATTATTTATTAAAAATGGAAATGATTTAATTTATAAGCATACATTAACATTAACAGAAAGTATAGTTGGTAAATCAATAGTTATCGAATATTTTGATGAACAAATAAAAATAAATACAAATCAATTTGGAATTATTAATCCATCTAAACAATATATCATTAAAAATAGAGGTTTACCGATCGCTAATACAAATAAAAAGGGTAATATGATTATCGAATTTACTATTACTTATCCTAAATTAAATAATGAATCTATACCTGAATTAACAGAGATGTTGAATAAATCATTCGTTTATTAAGAATGCGGAAATTCAGGAGCATCTAATTCAGCATATTTATTTGGATTTTTCATATAACTAGCATAATAAGATGTTAAGAAATTATCACCATTAAAAGTTATTTTGCTATTGTCATTATCATATACCTTATCACACATACAATATTTAGTAAAATTTTCGGTTTGTTTTGTATCACCATTATATACTGGTAATTTGAATGTATTGGGAGTATTTCCTGTAGGGCAAGTGCAAGTTACAGAAACATTATGTTTAGTCGAATTATCGTATCTTACTCTATATAATTTAGTATCATTATATAAACCATATAAGTTATATAAGCCACCATCACTTCTTAATGCGATTTTACATCTATTTAATTTAGATATTTTCCTATTAATACTATGCCAATAAAATATATATATAATAACACCAATAATAAGAATGAATGAAATATTTAATAATAATTCAACGCCTGATATTTTTTTCGTTAAAATATCATAAAAACTATTAATAATAGTTAAATACATTATTCTTTTTCTATTAAATATAAATAGTATTTAAATATCTGTAGAAATATATGAACCAACAGATTTAAGATTACAATCTATATTCGTTTTTATATTATTAACTTCTGATTTGATGCCGTCAATAAAAGTTGCATCAGGTGGTGTTAAATCGCTATTATTACTAACACAGACATTAACGTCTTTAGCAATCTTTTTATATTTTTCATCTTTATTATAATTTTTCATAGCTTCGACAATTGCATTATCTAATTGACTTTCATCTATAGATGGATTAAAAATTTTAATTAATTCGATTGTTCCATTTTTCGAAAATAAGAAATATTCGTAAAAAAAATGCTTCATTCTATCTTTAAAATTTTCATTAGACGTGAATAATCTTATAATAGCTTCTATAAATCTAAAAACACCAAATTTTTGTAAATCGGGTAATGGATATATTTGTAATAATAATTCTCTAACAGGTATAAATATAGTTAGAATACCTGTTTCAGGTATAACAATAGTAATAAATAGATAAATAAGATACATTATTAAAAAAAATATAACAACTAATACGAAAAATATAGCTGTGCAATTTGGAAAATTATTAACAAAAAACATAAATGGACTATAAACATATTTATTGAAATAACTTTCTTTATCACCATATACATAATAATATACTGGTCGTGTTATTAATAAATCTAATACCCATATATATATACAAATGCAAAATACGATACAAAAAATTATTGTATAATATATAATATCCATTATCCTATACTTGTTTTTAGATAAGATTTTATAGCTTTTGCGTAACACTCATTATATGGAGAAAATGAATTTTCCATATCAGTTGAAACATCGTTCATATATGAAGAATTGTATGGTTTGAATTTTTGCTGCATTTTAACACACATATCAGTTTCATATTTAATTAATTTAATACCAGAACGTACATTTGGTTTATTATTATATTCATCGTATTTTTTAACATCTTCTGGATTATTAGTATCAATTTCTTCATTTTTATGTTCATTTTTATTTTGACTATAATATTTGGAAATATCTTCTGTATTTGCATAATCCTTAGCAATTTGTTTAAAGTTTTCATATAAATAATCACTAATATCATTAATAGACGGATATGCAAAATAATTTAAAAAGTTTGTAAAAAATTCACCACTAAATATACGTTTAAATATTCTTAAAACTAATTGTAATGTTCCCAAATCTGTTAATGTCTTAAATGGAGGTATTAATAATAACATTAATGGTTTTAGTGGTAATACGAAAAAAAATGGTATTATTGGTATTGGTATAATAATAATAAATGGAACAAATATTATAATTAACATCCAAAATACAAATACCCAAAATAATAATACTAAAAGAATTAATATAATATAAACGGCTAAAAAATCCAGGAAATATAAAAAAGAAGATAATGGTATTACAAGCATCCAAAGAGCGCTAAAAATACCATTTAAGAATGTTAAGCCACTTAACCAATATATAAAAGATGATAATAAACAAAATTTAAAACATAAAGTATATAGTGTGCAACCAATAAGCGTATTATGCATAGTCATAATATGTTGAACTAAAGGATCACCCATAGTTTATTTATTATAAAATAGAAATATTATAATATTCATAAAATTTTTTAATAATTTCTTCTGGTATTTCATTTAAATCTATTAATTTTTTATTTAAAATATATTTATCCAATAAATTAGTACTTTTAAAATATTGTATTCTGTCTTCTTCTGTCATTAATGCAATTTTTAATGCATTTTCTTTACGCATACCAGTCATTAATTTAGGAATATTATCGCTTTTATCACCAATAATTATTTTTAATAATAATTCAATTTTAGGATTATAATTAATTTTCAAAGATAAATCTTTAAATTGCATATTATAAATCTTAACATTCGATGTATACATTTGTAAATAATCGCTGTCATTCGTAATAATTACTATATTAGAATGTCTATTCATGAATAATAATTGTTTTTGGATTAAATAAACGATATCATCAGCTTCTAATGTGTCAAATTTGCAACTAATATAATTATTATTATTTAAATAACGTTCAAATAAATCGAAAATGTCGCTATTAAAATTATTTTTCTTTACTCGCGTAATTTTATACTTGTCATAATAAATATTTCTCCAAATCATAGAACGCGGACAATCCATACAGAATATGAGATTAGTCTTAGTGCTGCGATATTTTCTTAACATTTTTTTAATATCTGCTTCAAAATGTTTAATGAATGCTACAATAAATTCTTTATTTTCAATTATTTTATCATGATTAATTTCAATTTCTGGATGTCGTTGTTTAAACCATCTAATTGTCGCAAAATATCTGTTGAAAATATAATAACTGTTGTCAATCAATATAACGGTATTAGCCAACGATAATTTAATATCAGTCATAATTAAATTATTATATATTAATTTAATCATTTTTTTTAAATATAAAAAAATGATATTATAATTAATATAATTATCATTAAATGAATGAAAAACAATTAGAAGCTTTAAATATAGTTAAAAATAATAAAAATTTATTTTTATCAGGATCCGCTGGAACAGGTAAATCATATACAATTAGAAAAATTGTCGAGTATTTATCAGCATCTAATATTGTATATGGTTTAACTGCTTTAACCGGTTGTGCAGCTAGTTTAATAAATGGTCAAACATTACATTCATATTTATGTTTAGGAATCAATAATTCATTAAAAGATATTTATAAATATATTTCTGTTAAATATCCTATGAAATTGAAATCATTAAAACGATTACAAACTTTAATTATTGATGAGATTTCTATGATGAATAATGAACTATTAGAACTTGTAAATGATTTATTTCAAATGATTAATGAGAATGATAAGCCATTCGGTGGCATTCAAGTAATTATGGTTGGTGATTTTTACCAGTTGCCACCAGTTACTGGTAATTATTGTTTTACATCACCTGTATGGGATTTATTAAATATGTCAAAAATAATATTAACAGATTTAATTAGACAAAAAGATGATAATATTCTACAAATTATATTAGAAGAAATTAGAAATAAATCATTATCTGATGAAAATTTTAAAATTTTAAAAGAATTGAAAAATACAACTTTTACGGGTGATATTAAACCGACTATATTATATCCTACAAATGTTAATGTCGATAAAATAAATCAAAAATCATTTTTAAAATTAGTGAAAAAAAATAATAATATTACAAATACTTATAAAGCAAATTCAAAATATAAAATCGACAATTTAGAATCTTATGATATTTGTTTAACAGTAAATGCGCAAATCATGGTTACTAGAAATATATCGGTAGAATCACATTTAACAAATGGAACCCGTGGAATTGTAGTAGAACTGAAGGATAACTGCGTTATTATTAAAGATATTAATGATAATTTACACACAATCAATTATTATACTGATATTAATAAAAATAATAAGAATATGATTTCATTTATGCCGCTAAAATTAGCATATGCTATTTCTATTCATAAATCTCAAGGGTCATCAATAGATTGTTTAGAAATTGATCTGGGTAATGATATATTTGTATCGGGTCAAACATATACTGCTTTATCTAGAGCTACAAATATTAAAAATATTAAAATTATAAATATTGAAAAAAGTTCGTTCTTTGTAAATAAAAATATTATTGACTTTTATAAAAAATAATATTATATATATATAGAATTAACCGAGCATGGATCCTGAACAATTTTTTGTAGATGATAAAAACCATAAGGGAGGTTTCCGTTTTGATGATGAAGATGATGAAGCATTAGATGAAAATGACGCTCTTTTTGGCGGTTATGAAGATGATGCACATCCAGATGAAGCTACCGCTGATATGTATGCTATTGGTGCAGCTAGCACTACTGGCGGCGCCAAGCTAGATGAAACCGATAATACTTATGTAATTGCTCATTCTAACGAAGGTTATACTGGCAGCCGCTATACTTCCAAAACTCCATCTGGTGCTGCTAAAAAAGCCGCTTCTACTATCTTCAAGAAGATGCGTGGATCTAAGAAAGATAGTGCTACTTCTCGCGATCGCGTAGTGCGTTCAACTTTTATAGTATTAGAACGCACTCGTCAAGGTAAATGCAAGCGTTTTTATGCTTATGATGTCGATCAAATCCAATTAGCCGAACCTAAAGTAATTAGACCCCGTACTGACAAGGACGGTAATCGATTATCTCAGGCGCGCGAATCAACTAAGGGCTCAATCGTATATAAATATAAGACTGTTGCTAAAGTTGCTGTATTACCGCCCGCTTATTTAGAAGCCAACAAGGAAGCCAGCAAGAAATTCGCAGCTGCTAAACGTGCTAAGATTGCTAAAGAAAACGGTGAACCGGTTAAAAAGCGCAAGCCTGCTGCTAAGAAGGGAAAGAAAGCCGCGGCTCCCAAGAAGGAAAAGAAAGCCAAGAAAACCGCTGCTGCTACTAAAAAAGCAACTGTTGATCAATTATTATTAGCTTTAACCGGCAAAGCTTCCCCAGCGGCTAAAAAAGGAAGGAAAGCTGCCGCTCCTAAGAAAGCCGCTGCTCCTAAGAAAGCCGCTTCTCCTAAGAAATCACCGAAAGCTCGCAAGCCGAGAGCTAAAAAAGCTGTAGCCGGTGGTGGATATTGTAGCTTCTTTTAAATTATTAACCCATCGATGATTTTGAGAAATTATTAATATCATAATTATCATCAAAGAAATATATAGCTATTAATTTTTTACGATGAATTCTTAATTTATCGCTAATTTCTAATATTTTACTTTCATCATTTCTATTTTTCATCCATTCTTTAAATAAATCATTATAAACAATAACACTCTCATTCATTAAAGGATATTTACTGCATTTACTTGATGCTAACATTTGCGCTTCTTCAGCTAATCCAATAATATGTTGAAAATGTTTAGTAATACAATCTCTACATCTTTTATTTTTATTCGTTAAATGTTCTTCAAGTAATATAGATTGCTTAACAATCTGTTGCATATTATATTTAGGATCACTTACCGGATCTAATGCTCCACAACTTTTAACATCGCAAGTATTATGATTATTATTTATTTTATAATTATTATTTTGCACAGTTAATGATTTATAGTCAATATTTGAATATAATAATAAATAAATTATTAAATAAATCATAATAAAACATATAATAAAAATTAGAATATCCATTTCTAATTAAAGAGTATGAATTTAATTATTGAAGCATTATTCGTAGGTTTTTATACATATTTAATATCCTTAATATTAATAAATCCATTTAATAATCCTTATTTTTATTTATTTATTATAGGTTTTATTAAACATTTTCTATCATATTATTTAAACATTCAAAATTATTATTGTAATTATAAAAATAATCATAATGCTGATAATTCATCATTATTTACTGATAGTATATATGAAGGTATTGTTTTTATATTTATTGGTGGTATTTTAATTAAAATATTCAATATACATTTAACATTCTTCTTAATTGGATTTATATTTCATATATCAGCTGAATATATTGGATTACATAAATATTTTATAATGCATAGGTGTATATCATAAAAAAATGATTATTATTTATTATGATTATTATCATCAAAATCAATTAACCTCTAATGACATTACTTTACGAAAATCACGGAAAATTATGGACCGTTAAAGAAACTAAACAATTAATGAAAGAAGTAAAAATTATGGAAATAAATCATATTGCACTTTTACATAAACGTACACCAAATGCAATTTTCCTTAAATTGATTCGCGAAGCTTCTAAAATTGCAGAAGAAGAAGAAGATGATATTACATTAGAAGATTTGAGTGTAATTACATCATTATCTCCATCAAAATTATTAGAAGGATTTAAACGTATCAAATATACGAGATTTGATGACGATAATATTGATGATAATAACGATGATAATTATGATAAAAAACTTACAAAACGCGTTTTCCTTAAATTGGTTAAACAAGCAGCCGTTTTAGCAGATGAAGAAGAAAATCTAACATTAAATGAATTGAGCACATTAACTTCATTATCTCCTGCTAAATTATTAGAAGGATTTAAAGAAATTAATTATACTAAATTTGATGAAGAAGAAAAAGAAGAAGATAATTCATTCAATGATGAATATAAATACGATAATCTACAACGAGCAATCGTATTTACATTAATTCTTGGCGGTGTTGCATATTTCTTTAAAGAGTATTTAAAGTATCTGCAGATGGATTATAATTAGCCCAATAATTTTTGTTTTCATATATTCGCGTTGATCGGTGCATTCTATAAGTAAAGAAATATACATCTATTATTATTAGAATAACACAGAATATAACAATCTGTAATAATAATTGTGGCGCTAATAAGAATAATATTAATCCAATAATCAATATAACTATTAAAATAGAAATTAAAACAATTAAATAATAATAATAATTTATTGATTTCTTCATAATTTCAATATTATTGGATAATGTAATATTTTTAATTTTATAATATTCTTTTTTGCTTGATTTGTCAAATGTTAAAGCATCAATATATTTAATGGTATCTGTTGAAAATAAACTAGAATTAGTATCGCTAGAACTCAGCGCACTCGCGGTTAAGTATAATATTTCTTTTGTTAATAATTCGTTAATTGCGTTTTGTAAAGTGGTTGTATCAGGGGCGGTAGCATCGTATTGATTAGCACCTGGTGTTCCTTTTGTAGCACCCGTTGCAAAACATAATGAAAAATCTTCAATAGTTACGTTATTATTATAATAAAATAATAATATTATAATAAATACTAAAATTATAATATAAATAGATATTTTAGTATTGTTATCAATTAATGATGAACTAAATATAATTATTATAACAATTGTTAAGAATATAGCAAATGCAATAATTAATTTATAATAAAATAATAAATTATTGTACATAGTCAAATAAGTATTATATCTATTAATAGTAGCATTTAAGTCTGTCTGGTTTTTAGAAAAACTAGTTTTAATATTATCTAACTTATTAAATTTATCAGTATAAGTATTATAATCAGCAGATGCATCATATGGTGTTTTTTTGATATCATTATATAATTTATCCAAATTACTTTTAAAAGTATTAATATCAGTTGTTATACTGGATATAGTTGTAGTAAAACCATAACCATCTGGTACACCAAAAGTCCCCCCATTAGTAGCAATAGTTCCAGTTAAATCGCTACTGGCTGATGCTTTTAATTTCATATATTCGTTATTTAAACTATAATATTGATATTGTATCGATAAATTATAAATAAAAACATTATAATAATTTACATAATATTTTAATATTGGTAGTATAGTAACATTAGTTGCATTTAATATATTGTAAAATGCATTAATATAATGATATACTCTGTAATATTGATAATTACCAATATTAGTTGCATGTCCGCCATATCCCGAATTAGTATCAGTGGTAAAAAAGGTATTATAATTGCCAATAGCTGTACTTAAACTAGCTTTAGTAATTGTATTTGATGTTGATTCATTAAAATTTAATGTTAAAGTATCTGTAGTTGAGGTAATAACGCCTGGTGCTGCTGCGGTAGATATAGCAGTTCCATTACTTATAAATGAAATCACATGTGATGTAATAGGTGTTGTTGCTGCTGTATAAAGATTACTAATCGCTGTTATTTTTGTGCCAGCTGCTGAATATGTATGAAATATAGGCATTAGGGTAGATGAACAATTAGGATTAATATTATAATATGTATTAATATTCGAAGATCGTTTTGATATCGTATTAATATCAGGAATATTAGCAGTCAATGACATATTAGTTAAAGTAGTAAAAACATTAGCAAGAGTAATAGTATATGTATTATCAGCATTACTAGTTATACTACTAGTTACATCAACTGCGCTAATTTTAAACGATAAATTGTTCATAAAATATGAACAAGCAGTTACATCATTATATAAACGATTATTAAAATAGTCATTTATGAGATTAAATGATGTTGTATATAATTTAGTAATTAACAACATATCAAATAAATAACATTCAATATTACCTTTTTCTGTTACTGAAGCAGTCTGAGAACTTGCAGTAGCAACCGATGTACATAATTTTCCAAAATTATTACTTGAAAAATAATCTGCTCTTTCTCTAATTATATTTTTTAAATTTAGCGACTCTGATATTAAATCATTATATGCTGTATTTGTTACTATATTAGGTGCGCTAGTTGCTGTAGTTTTATAATTAGCAGTATTTGCTTTAGTTAAATCATTAACAATTTCAAATCCTTCAATCGTAAATCCTTCGGGTTTTATATAGATTAATATACAGCCATTATTACCATTATTATTTATAGTTGCAGATTTCTTATAATAACAACAGGTACCGCCATTTCCACCACATCCATATCCTAGATTACGTGCGGTACTGTTTCCAGATGCATTACCGCCGGCACCGAATATTAATGTATCATTAAACCAATTTAATATTAAGCCATCACCACCATTCGAATCGCTACCAGCTGATTTAATACCACCACCACCACCGCAAAAAGCACCAACGGCACCATCAAATCCATTATAAATTGGTTGAATTTTAGAAATACCTTTAATTTTATTTAAACCGGCACCACCACCACAACCACCATTTAAATAACTATTATCTTGATTATAAAGTCCACAACCACCATTCCCACCACCAATACATTTAATAGAGCCAAATGTTCCATCATTATTATTATATGTTAATATAGTATCTGATGATTTTATATATTTGTATAATTCTTTATTTTTATTAAAATTAAATAAACTACAATCTCTATCGATATTAATGGTAAAATTATTAATTTCTTCGCTATCATTATATGCAATAATTTTAATTTTATAAAAAACATTATTTTTTAAAGTTTTAGAAAACGGAAATTGTTTTAAATTATAACCACCAACTAATAAAGATTTATTTTTATTATCGTTATTAAAAACATTTAAAGAATTCATATCATCGTTATCGAAATCTTGTATCCAAACAAACGTTTTTAGATTACTAACGACGCTAAATAAGTAATTTTTATCAACATTACCTTTAATATAACCTTCCCATATATAAGTAGTATTTTTAGTAAATAATGTAGTATCAATATTTATATCCTGAACTATATAAGATTTAGCAGCATTATTATCGATATTGAGGTTTGAATAATCTTCACCAATAAATGAGAAATTATTTAAAGTTGGGCTAGTATTATTAAAAACTTTTAATAAAAGTCCTGAACTAAATAATAAATCGATATTATCAATATCACATTTGCCACCAGCGCCAATATCAAAAGTATAAGTTTTATTTTTTTCGAATGTATAATTTTTATTTATATATGCTGCTCCGGCACCACCACCACCGCCGAAAAAATATCCACCAGCGCCACCACCACCAAACATATACAACTGGCAATTTAAATTTTCAGTAGGGGTAAAAGTATATTTACCATTATTATCATTATATAATAGACAGTAATCTTCATTATTGGCATTTTTAGACCAATTAACTGGACTGCCTTTATCATTTCTAATTATATGATTTGGCATATTCTAATTTATATTTATATTAAAAATACATTATTTATTTTTGTAATGCTTCAAGAGGCTTATTTTTATTATTTCCAAATAATGAGGTCTGTCTATAGCTCTTATACATTTATCTTTATCTTTATCAACCGGTATATTATTTTGCATATTGTTCTAATTAATAAAAAAAATTATTTATTTTTAATAAGTTCCATTATTTTCTTTAATTCTTCAGGGGACTTTTTCAATCTTCCCCATTCTTGTGTAGCTGATTGAAATAAGATTTTAGCAGGTGTTTTATCCTTATTTTCAGCTTTTAATTTATCCAAATAATATTTAATAAATAGATTATAATCTGTTTTTTTCTTTTCTGTTTCTTTAACATCGATAACAGTAGCTGATGGTTTAGATGGTAATTCATCATTACTATGAGCGTCATTTTTAACATCACTATAAGTTAAAATAGGCTCTTCATGTGTAATTTTAACAATATTTATATTTCTTACCCATACTTTTCTATTATTCTTAATTTGTACACACCATATTTGTTTATCAAATCCTTCTTTTTCAAATCCTACATCATAACCTTCAGCTGATAATCCAAATCTTTTAGGTGATTGTTCTTTGCCTGTATAACTTTCGGTAGAAACATTAATACAAGGTGATTTGGAATTCTTCATTATAAAATCAATTATATAATATGAAAATCATTTTTTTATATAAAAATGTTGAAAAAATAAAGATAATTATTAAAAAATTGATTTTTCTAAAATTTAAAATTTACATTCATTTGATGCCGACGTTTTTAGCAGAAGTTGACGGTATTTTTAACGAGATGCTGAAACAACCGGCGATAACAAAAAAAGATTTGATAAAATTGAAGTTGTATATTATGGACGCATATGAAAATGATAATGTTAGTGAAGTAAAATCTATATTTAATTCGATGAAAAAATTAGATATGGATTTTTAATATTCATCGTCATAATCACCACAATCGCCACCACCAGTTTCTTCAAATTCATCCTCAACATCCTCAACAATTTCATCGTCTAAATTTTCTGAATCACTCTCTTCTTCTTCGCTTTCTTCTCCATCACCACCGGTAGTTTTCTTTTCTTCATCATCATCATCAGGGCGAATACTTTCTGTTTCTTCGTAAATGTCTTCAACAATTTCATCATCTCCTTTTTCTTCAATATCAACATCATCAACAACTGAATTTTTAATGTATTCTTCTTTATTTTTAATAGCCCTACCAATAATAGAAATATGTTTATCAAACAATTGATATTTTTTACCACATACTTCTATTTTAACTTCATCACCGATAGAAATAGTATCAATATTTATTTCAGATTGAATACCTGCTGAAATTTTAGGTATAATGATTTGCAATATTGGAATACTATCATAATAACCCTCTGCTAAAACGCCGAGTGAGTTTTTGGCTTTAACTTTACATTTAATAATGGAACCTTGAGCAGGATTACATATTTCAGCAATACATACCACGTCAAAATAAACATTAGCATTAAAATGTTCTTTTTTTAATTGACCAACAGACCGTTTAATAATTTTGATTGTATCTTTTTTAATATAACCATATTTAGAACATATATTTTCATAATTAATTTTGAGTTTGTTTAGGATAGTGTTTTCAAAATCTTTAGTAATATCACTTGGTGTTAAAATAACAGTTGTTCTAAATTTGATTGGTATAAATAATTCAGTTGTCATATTAATCTATATATATTTTAATATAAATATTTCAATTTTTTTATTTATATAAAAAATTGATTTATTTATCTATATAAAATAGGATAAAATAATGGAAATATCTAAAGATGAACCTATATTTAATACCATTAAAACGATGGATAGATATATATCAACCGAAGATATTGCCGCTACTAATGAATATGTGATTCATATTCAAAATGATAATGGTTCATGGACTGAAACAGAATTTAATAATTTTATAAATTCTCTTCGATATAGCAATAATGAAACTATTAAAGATGAATATTTAGAAATATCAAATGCTCAAGGAATTATTTTAACTATTAACAAACTTAAAAATATATTATTGTATTGTAATACCACTAATTACAAATTGACCGAGTATAAATGGATGAGTCGAAAGTTAGTTATAAGTGAAAATATTAATGATTTATTCGATATTAACATGAATATGAGTGTATATAGCGAGGTTGATGCTGAAGAACCTGAAAAATGGGATAATGAGTTAAAGAAATTTAGAATAGTGCAAGAATTCGTATATGATATTGAAGACGGTATTCAAGCTGTTGGACGTGTGGTCAAAGATAGTATACAATCATATGTTTCATTAAAAAAATCAAAAATAAATAATACAAATCAAACTTTTTATGAATTTGACATAAAAGTTAAAAAGACTGATAAAGTTTTAGAAAGTATTATTAAAGTTATTCAAGCATTATTCTTATCAAAGATAGTATTAACTAAAAAACAGCAATCGGCAATATTAGAAGAATATCGAAATCTAGTAGATATTAAAACCAGACGTGATTCTGATCAAAATGTATATTTATTAACGCCTAAACCTGTTGCATTAAAAAAGATTAATTTAACAAATCCCGATAATTATGGCGTAGTTAGTATTTTAAGAGGGTATACAGTTACTGAAAAAGCAGATGGCGAACGTTTATTGTTATATATTAATAATAATGGTAATGTATATACGATTGACAGTTCTAAACGTGTTGAAGGAACTGGTATTATAGCTAAAAAAGAGGCATATAATTCATTATTGGATGGTGAATATATACATTGCAATAAACGTATTGATGGTGTTAAGAAGAATTTATATGCATCATTCGATATTTATTATATGAATGGTGAGAAATTAACATCATTACCATTAATCGATGATAAAAAGAAATGTCGATATAATGAAATGTTAAAAATGGTTGATTTATTGGATGTTAAAAATAGTTCTACTGAATTTATGGTTAAAACTCATTATTATAAAAATGATATTTATGACGATTGCAAAGAAATTTTAACAAATCATCGTAAATTTCCATATGAAATTGATGGACTTATATTTACCCCTGCTAAATTAGCTGTTTATTCATATTATCCATCTATGCCAGTAGAAATTAAAACTGACATGACATGGAATAGCGTCTTTAAATGGAAACCACCCGAACAAAACACAATCGACTTTTTAGTTAGATTTATTGGTGATGTTAAAAAAGATGGCTTTAAATATAGAAAATTTGGATTATATATTGCTGATAAAAATATGTTAAATGACTATAATATTAAGAATGTATTAAATATTAGATATAAATATACTAATTTAGAAGCTTTAAATAATTATTTAGAAACAACTGAAAAAGATATATTTAAATTATTTGTACCATCAAAATATTATTTTACGGATAATGAATTCTTAATAATGGATATGAATACTAGTGGCGAAGTAAGAGCCGAAAATAATGATAAAGTCGAAACAAATACTATTGTTGAATGCAGATATGATTTAACAGAAAATAAATGGATTGCAATCCGCGTAAGAACGGATAAGACACGTATTTATAATAAGGGTATATTTGACAAAACTGCAAATACATTACAAGTAGCGATGGATACATGGGATACTATACATAACATGATTACAGGTGAAATGATTATTGGTAATGGTGAAAAAATCGCAGATGTTAATGTTAATGATAATGTATTAGAAACAGATGATATTTATTATGAACGTAATGTGCCTTTTAATAAAATTTCGAATGGTATGTTATTATTGCATATGTTAATTAAAAGTCATTTATATAATAAGCCTGTATCATTTAAACCTGCAAATAAAAATCAACAAACGCGAGGTAATTTATTAGAAATGGCATGTGGGCAAGCTGGAGATTTAAATAATTGGAAATATTCAAAATATTCATTTGTATTAGGAATTGATTTAGTAAAAAGTAATATTTATACATCAAAAGGTTCATATGCCAAATTGATGAATGAACACAGAAAACAATTAACATATAATCAAAATAAAAATAAGAATTTCTCATTACTAGACATGGCGTTTGCAGTTGGTGATTGTACTCTTAATATTAAATCAGGCGAGGCTGCGATTGATCCAGAGAGTAGAGAATTATTAAAATTAATTATGAACCCAATAGAGAAACGAAAGAATTTAGATGTATATGAGAGAACATTAGTTGGAAAATGTAAAGATAAATTTAATGTCGTATCATGTATGTTCGCGATACATTATTTCTTCGAGAATGAAACAAAATTAGAACAGTTTTTAAATAACGTAAGTACTAATTTACAAAAGAATGGATTATTCTTCTGCACTTTTATGGATGGTAAAAGTGTAGAAGTAGAATTAGAAAAAGAAAAAACAGGAATGATAGAAGGTAGAAAGAATTTCGAAGAATATAGTGTTCCAGTATGGGCTATTATAAAACAATATACAAATGAAAAATATTATAATAAGAAAATTGATGTATTTATTGAGAATACGCAAAAATTAATTACTGAATACTTAGTAGATTTCGAATTTCTCATTAAAAAAGCGAATGAATTTAATTTAGAATTAGTAGATACTGAATTATTTTCAGAAACTTATGAAAAAATAAAATTAGATTTTGAAAAAGAAAATACTAATGATGTATATAAAATTAAATATAATTTATATGAAGCTTGGCGTATTGATGAACATAAGAAGTCTTTGACTGAATTCGAAACAAATGATATATCTAAAAAGTTTAGTTTCTTAAACCGATGGGTTGTTTTCAAGAAAATTATTTAATTGTTTGAATGCAATCAGACTTTCAGCAGGAATATTATAAGTATTGTCAATACTGAAATGTTTAATTAATTTTTGAATATTCTTAATATTATTGGAATGGCAAATATAATTAAATACATTACTTTCATTAATTATTTTTTTCTTATAAATCGTTGTTTGTTGATGTCTCAATTGTGCCAAATGAAATCTTAAAAGTGGATTCAAAGTTTTATCCATAATTAAATCAATTTTAAAACGATTATATTTTGGATAATATTTTGTAGTTGCAATATATAAATTATAAATAATTTGTTTCATAATATTAAAAATATTATTGACTGCTTCAAATGTTGTTGGTGGAATTTCTAGATCACCATTATAAAACTCAGCAACAAACTCATTAATATTATAATTTGGTTTTTGTAACATATAGACATATAAAATATTATACCATTTATTATAATTACACGCATTCACCTCTTCTTTATGGATGATTACATCACTACTAATTTTATATAATTGCATATTTGCTTTTTTAACAATAAAACCATAATTATTATCATTCATACATTTATCTACTGCTTCTTTTTGATTTTCAAATTTATATGGATATTTAACACCCAAATAAGCCAAAGGAAAATTATCAATATTTTCTTCAATTAGTGTAAATCTATTCTTAGTATTAATATGAAATAATTGTTTATAATTAGGTTCATTAGTCGAATAATCAATAATATGTTTATTATCCGAATGAATTAAAACGAAATCATATGAATATAACGGACTTAAATTAGACGTAAAAAGATTACGCAATACACTTGAGATATTCGGGTCAGTTAATGCAACATTATTTTTATATAATTCATATAATGCTTCATCAAGCATATAACCATGTGATTTATCTTTATTTGAAAAATGTGAAGAATTGATATCTGGACAGCTTGAACTTCCAAAATGCCAAACACTATTATGAAAATAACATGTAATGAGTGTTCCATCTAATGCCATATAACATACATCTGTTTCTTCATAAATCTTATCAACATAATCTTTAACAGATGCACGAATTGGAATACTACTACTAATAGAAATAACAACATTATTTCCAATACTTTTAGAAAAATCTAAAACAATACTACGACATTTATCATATAAATCTTGAAATTCTGCGACATCATCGCGTTTATATGAATTATGGAGTAGACATAGATTATTATCATTCTTAAATTTCTTAACTTTGATAACAGGCCAATAATGTTTTTGTTTTAAAATATTAATAAGTGCATTTGGATAATTGCCATCGTTGCAATTATCATAAACAGTCTTAATAATATCATCTAATGTGTCGGGCATTTTTCCAATAAAAATAATATAATATATAATATCATATAAATCTTTAAATCATTTTAATTATAAAAAAATGATATTTATTAATATTCGAGATTAAAATATGTATTCATTATTAAATTGGATTGATTTTGATAATATTGATTGGAAATATTTATCATCTAATCCAAATGCTGTTGAAATTCTTGAAAAACATCCAGAAAAGATTAATTGGGATTTAATATCAATTAATCCAAATGCAATTAATATTCTTAAAAAATATCCAGAAAAGATTAATTGGCTTATGTTATCAAAGAATGAAAACGCAATAGAAATTTTAAAACAATATCCAGAAAAAATAGATTGGCATAATTTATCACAAAATTCAAATGCTATAGACTTAATTAAAGATAATCTTGATAAAGTAAGTTGGTATTTCTTATCTAAAAATCCAAACGCTGTAGAAATTCTAAAACAACATCCTGAAAAGATTAATTGGGGTAATATTTCTAGTAATCCGAATGCGATAGATATAATTAAAGAAAATCTTGATAAAATTAGTTGGTTTGGTTTATCAGGTAATCCAAATGGTATTGAAATTCTAAAACAATATCCAGAACAAATAGATTGGTATAATTTATCACAAAATCCAAATGCCATAGAAATCATAGAACAACATGTGGATAAAGTTAATTGGTATAGTTTAGCACAAAATGAAAATGCAATCAAAATTATAGAAAAACATTTAGATAAAATTAGTTGGTATTATTTATCTGAAAATCCAAATGCAATTAATATTCTAGAAAAAAACGAGCATTTAATTAATTGGCATAGTCTCTCGAGAAATCCAAATGCAATTCACCTTATTAAAAAACATAAAGCTAAAATTAATTGGATTATGTTTTCCATGAATCCATCAATAATTTCATATGATTATGAACTATTACGAAATAAGAATATTGATTTAAAAGAAGAAATAATAGCGAAGGCTCTACATCCCAAAAGAATACTTAGATTAATTGATGAATATGGCGAAGATTTAATATATGATATATATTTTAGTGAGGTAAATGATATTGAATATTTAAAATAAAAATTGATTTTTTTGGTCATAATTATCAATTATGTATATTGGACCATTTATCGGTATTGTTTTACCTATAATTATTTATGCTATTTACAACCAAAATAAACAAAACAATTATTTAAATAATAAAGCTTTAGAACAGAATGCAGAAATCATTAAAATAAATATAATTTGTCAAAGATTATTATCAATATCTAAAATTCATAATGAAATTATATATATTAAAAAAAATTATATTTATATTTCTGTATTTATATTAATAAATAATATAATACTATTAACAGGATTAATTATAATTTGTTATTTTTCATTATTCCAATTCGACGACGATAGCACAAAAGAACAAATAATAAAAATAATAACATTTATATTATTCATTACATTTGCAATAATAATTATTATTGTATATATTAATAATATATATTTTAATGAAAATAGAAAAGTAATTATAATGAAAGATAATGAAATTAAAATAAAAAAAGAAGAAATTAATAATATTTACTTCAATAAATTATTAAAAATCATATATGATAATGAAGAAGAAATTAATAATAGTATTGATGAATATATATCTAATTATAATTATTTAAATAATATTATAATTGATAAACAAGATTTAATAAATAAATTAAATAAATTCAATAACAAAATAATAATAACAGTAATTTAATTTTTGAATTTTTAATATTAATAAAAAATGATTTCTTTAAATTATAGTTATTATATTAAATGGATTTGGCTAATTTAACTAAAGTAGAATTATTGGAAAAATGTGAGAAAATGGGGTTTACGCGATGCAAATCTAAAAATAAGACATTTTTAATAGATTTGATATTATCGGCTACGAAAACTGAAAAACCAGAAGAAATAGCAATTAATTTGCAGATGGAACCAGTAATTATTAATAATATTTCTTTATATTGTGGCGATTGTATTATTGAAATGAATAAAATAATGGATGATAGTATTGATTTAATATTATGTGATTTACCATATGGAACTACTAAATGTAAATGGGATACAATAATTGATTTGAATGAATTATGGAAACATTATAAAAGAATTATTAAAAAACCATCAGGAGTTATATTATTATTTGGTCAACAGCCATTTACGAGTATGTTAATATCATCTAATTACGATTGGTTTAAATATAATTTAATATGGAAAAAGAATAAAACAACACAATTTTTATTAGCAAATTACAGACCTATGAAATGTACAGAAGATATATGTGTATTTTCTAAAGGAGGCGCAGCAGCCGCATCTAGAATTACAGGTAATATGACATATAACCCACAAGGTTTAATACCTACTAATATCAAAAAAAGAAATAGTAAAGAACGTATTGGAAAAATGTTAAATCAAGAACATCATTTGGGAAAAAATAATAAACTTACTGGGAATAGCGAATATACACAAAATTTCACAAATTATCCAAATGAACTTATTGAATTTGATGTTGAATATGATACAATACATGAAACACAAAAACCAGTAAAACTGATTGAATATTTAATTAAAACGTATTCAAATGAAGGAGAATTAGTATTAGATAATACTATGGGTTCTGGTACTACTGGTATTGGATGTATAAATACAAATAGAAAATTTATTGGAATTGAAAAAGAGGAAAAATATTTCAAATTATCAAAAGATCGTATATTAAGTGCTCTTAATTAATTCACCATCTGCATTTTGAATAATTGTCGTTTTTTCATTTTTCAATAAATAATTGAGTGCGCGTAATAATCCATCAACATTATCACCCAATACACCTATACTTCTATTGCAAGAATTACAACAATAACCTCTAAATACATTATTTACATGACAGTGATCAAATACGATACTATTGCCGCTTGATGCTGGTTTATTACAAACACCACATAAAGTTTCTTTTGGTGCAACATATAAAATTCCCAATTCTTTAGCTTTATTTTTAGCTTCTGTTTTACCTTTACTAACATTTTTAGTACATTCATTACATTCGGGACGTCTCAATCTATAACCATCTTTATTAAATGCATCAGTTCCGGAGGTGTTACCATTAAAATCGCATAATCTTTTTTGAAGTAAACATTTAGAACAGGTTTTTAATTGTGCTCGCGCCCATAAATATTCGTCTTTAGGATTATTAAATATACATTTATCTTTTTGTCTAATATAATTTTCAATCTCTTTTTTTGAAAATGTTGGTTCGATACTTTTCTTTGCAGTTGACATTTGAATTTATAAAAATAAAAATAAATCATTTTTTTAATGTGCTAATTCCTTTAGGGTTGAATACATAACTTGACCAGTATATAATCCCATTACCGTTCTTAATGTCCCATGACCAATCGCGAATTGTTTCATAGCATACGAAATTTTATTATTAGTCGATTTAAGACTTTTAAACAAATCTTTATATATTTTAATATAACTGTCATTATTGTGATATTTCATATTTCTTGCGAAATGAAATGGAGAAGAAACTAAACTTGCCATACAAATAGCACCGCAATTGTGAATTAAATTATTATTGTCATTTTTGCATTTTAAATAAATTACATTAAATACGAAATCGCGAATAATAAGGGCTTCCAATCCAATAATACCAAACTTAAACCCATATTTTTTATAATTAACTTTAATAGAATCATAATTCGAAAGATTATCAGCATATGACTTATATTTAACAACATTAAACGGATTTATGATTAATGAAGTTGTCATACTGACATATAATGCAGATTGATATGTATTCATATTTTTAGTTTTATCAATCAAATAAAAATATAATCCGCCAGTAATAATTCTAGCATAAATACCGTTTGCTGCACCAGTAAATGGATTATTCCAATTTTGTTTATTAAATAATTTAGTATTGTTGATAATACTGTTATATATTGCTTTATCAATAGGATTATACATAAATGCCTGAGTAACGCCAACTGCAATACTAATATAGAAATCCATATTCATAATAAAATAATAATAAACATATAATAATCATTTTTTTTGAATGATAAAAATAAAAAATGATTATTTATAAATAAAATAAATTACATATACGATGCAAATATTCGTTAGAGAATTAGCTGGAAGAACCATTACTTTGAATATTGAATTAGCAGATTCAATTGATAAAATTAAAGAACAAATTCAGGATAAGCTTGGAATTCCACCAGATCAACAGCGGTTATTATATGCCGGTAAACAGTTAATGGAAAATATGACGATTGGCGATTATAATGTCCAAAAAGAAGCTACATTACATTTAGCTTTGAGACTTTTCGGCGGTTATTAAATAATTGTAATATTTAATATCCAATAATAAGGATAATACATGTTTTTTTTCATAATATTTAATAAAATCAGCTCTATATTTTCTATTTACAAATTCAAATATTCAACAACATCATAATTATTATTTGCATCGATAAATTCGCATAATTTTTCCATAATTATATTCTTTATAATAATCAATCAATTAATATTCATTAAATTGATATTCATTAAGAGCTTTAATATTATTAGCATATTCAATACTACATAATTCTTTAATATTTTCATCATCATTAACTACTTTCTTTTTTTGTTTGAAAAATAAATTCCACATAAATTTATCATATATAAGGAAAAAAATAAAATAATTATATAATAAATGCAAATATTCGTAAAAACACTCACAGGTAAAACTATTACTCTAGAGGTAGAGGCATCCGATACTATTGATATGATTAAAAGTAAGATATTAGATAAGGAAGGTATTCCAGCTGATCAACAGAGATTAATTTTCGCAGGAAAACAATTAGAAGATGGTAGAACATTAGCTGATTATAACATACAAAAAGAAGCAACACTACATTTAGTATTGAGATTAAGAGGTGGAAATTAAATTATTTAGTGATTGTTTTTAGTTCATCTTCAAATGTAGTATTATTATATCTACATGGTTCGATAGATGATATTTTAGGAATATAGTCAAATAAATAAGTTAAACCGTCAATTTTATTTTTAGAAGGTTCTGCAATTTCAGGCTCATTAATTATAACATTAGTTTCTAAATATTCTTTTTTTATTTGTTTAAAGAGCATAAGTGCAATATCATTAATCTTATTTAATATTGTTTTTTCGCTGTCATTCCAACTAGATGCAACATTTTTTTTATAACTATAAATGACAGCAACAGAACATGCAAATATTAATCCAGAACGTTGATTTTTAATAGTTTTATTACACGATTGATTATTATACATGAATAATTTATAAAAATTGAGAATAAATGGTTCATTATATAAACAATAAATAAAACCCCATAAGAAATAAATGGAGTCATATTCTTTTAAACAAAATTTAGTTTGAATTATATATTTCTTTCGAATAATATAATCGAATGAATCGCGAAATAAAATAGAAATTGCATGAATACTATCAACATTATCTGAATTAGTATTTTCTACAATTTTCAGCAATCTAATAAAAGATGTAATAATTTTTAATGAGACTAAATAAACATCACTATCTGTTGGGGGGATTATAATATCAAATTTTGATATACCATTTGTATTTAATTTAATATCTTCATTAAATACATTTTGAACTTTCACACGTAATTTAGGAACTGGAATAGTGCCTGTTTTGGTTGTTGGATGTTTAATATAAATATCACATATAATACACATTTTTGTTATCAAAATTAAATATTCGACAACATTAATATTTTCACTATCAATAATATTAATAATTGATTGAATAATATCATTTAATTTAACTATATTAAAAATATTAATAAAAGTTCCAATATAAGAACAGGTATAAATTAATGTTTCTTCCAAAATTTCAATTTTAGAATTTTCGATTAAAAAAATACATGTATTATATAAACTTTTTTCAATATTACCGTTAGATATAAAATCAAATAATTCTTTATCATGCATATTTAATTATTATTTATTGTATCTTCTTTAATACTATTGAAAGTTTTATTTATAAATTTATCATACTTTGATATAGTCTTAAATCCTTTAATTACTGTAACTTCACTAACATTACATATATCGGCGAATTGTTTTTTAGTATATCCAAGTTTATTCTTTTCAGAATAATAATAAAGAATAGCAGCACAACTTGAAGTAGGAGAATTATCACTCATAATCTCATTCTCTTCTAAAAATAATATTAATTTTTTACAATTTTCAATATCTGTTAATTTCATATTCAATTGACAACAATAACGAGAAATGAAATCAATAGGTGATGAACTGACAACATTAATTTGTAATAATGTTTGAAAACGTGTATTGCCTTTATTTAAAATAACTGGATTGATATCAAACATTTTAGCAATTTCTTTAGAACTTCTAGGAATATTATTCATTAAACACGAATGATAAATACATGATGCAATCAATCCTTCTTTATTATCGCCGCGGCTAATTTTCTTTTCTGATGCATTCTTATATAAAACTTTAGCATCATCAACAACTTTTTGAGGGATTCCATTACTTAATGAATTAGATGTTAGAATATCGAATACTAACCATAAAGTTCGTTCATTATATGGCATAGAATTCCAAGCAATAAATTTGCGAATTCTTCTAATATCATAATTATTACCATATTTATTACCACCAATCATAGAACCTAATGAAGATTTTGGCAATAATGAATTAGTTGGTAATCCGCATCTTGACGGATCATCGCTCTTACTATCATTACCATAATATCTCCATTCTGCTGTATTGTCAATAACTTTACTACATATGGAACTACATTTACTGCAAATCTGCATAGCATCTTCGACAATAAATTCATCACAACCACACGAACATATAATACTCGTATCACGTTCGCCATTCTCTTTAACGTATTCTTCTTCCTTTAAATCGTCCATGATGTTCCAAATATCTTCTTCAGTATCATTCATAATCAATAATAGATATAAATAAAATCTTTATATAAAGATATAATCATTTTTTTATATTTAAATGGAAAATGAAGATAGAATGGAATTATGTAAGACCATTAAATCACAAATAGAACAACTAAGTCAAAATGAGATTGAAGAACTTTTTAAAATTATTTATAAAAACAATAATAATTACAGCAAAAATAATAATGGTATTTTCATTAATTTAAATTGGTTAGATTATGACACAATAGTTAAAGTTAGTAATTATATCAATTTTTGCATCAAATCACATAATGAAATTAATAAATATGAGGTTATATGTAATATGTTAAATGATAGTATTAATAATAAAGATAAAAACGAAGAGATTATTGCGGATACTTCAAATGATTATAAGATTTTAGCGATAAATAAACAAAAGGTTTCATCGAGTATGAAATTTTATTTACTAAAAAAGAAATTCCAAAAACAACAATTGACAAGTAATATTGAAAGTTATTTAACATATGACGAATATTTATTTTAAATTATATTAATAAATTGTTTAATAAATACCATCATTTCTTTATCATCCATATCACAATTATATATAAAAGTGCTCATATTTTCATAAATTAATTTTTTTGTATATTCGTTTAAAAAATACCAATTATCAATTTCAGTAATCAATTTGTTAATAAGATTATTATTAGTAATATTGCATTTATTATCATCTGCATAAATTTCAATAAAATCTTTTAAATTTTTAATATAATAATTATTTCCAATAAATATTTGTTTATAAATAAATTCAATTTTGCTTAAAAATTTAGACCTAATAAAATAAGTGTCATATGTATAAGCATTCATTATTTATTTTAATTATTGCAAATAAACATTATATCAATTTTTTAATTATTCTATGTGGACAATTACAAGCTCCCATAGGTAATAGAAATAGCTCTACATATTTACCAGTAACTAAATAATCATCAACACATTTATTAATATTATAATCATTTGTATCATCAATAACAATTATACCATTTGTTTTAATTAACGCGGATGCATTTTTCATATCATTTTCTATACATTCTTTTGTATGTCCTCCATCAACATGAATTAAATCATATATACCAACCCGATTTGGATATTTATTAATCCATTCTGGTATAGTAATAATTGAATTACCTTCTATAAATTCAAAATTAATATGATTAAATTCATTTTTAATATATTCGAATGTAGGTTTTGTATAAACATGATGATTTATATCAAAAATAGTAAAAATAATAGGTGATTTATTTCTGCCTAATAACATTAACATAGCAGAATGACCGGCATTAAATCCTATTTCACAAATATAATTAATATCATTTAAATAACCTAAATTAAAAATATTAATTTGCTTATGTATTATAAATTTATTTATATTTTCATCATTTGTAAACATAAAATAATTACCTTCAATATGTTTTAAATTTGGAGTATTATATATAACATTTTTAATATCAGTTGCATATTTCATTAATAATTTATTTTTATTATTAAAATTTACAATCAAATTATTCATTTGTATTATAAATAATAATATAATATTTATATAGAATTAATAGATGGCTGATAGACGCGTAACGCGAAGTATGACTGGTGCATTAACACCTCATCAACGCAACGTAACTGAAAATATTCAAACTCTCGAGCGTCAAATAGCAGAAACGCGCAGATTAATAACTAGAGCTAGAAGTGATAGAAATAGAGAAACTCACCAAGCAACATTAGCACGATTACAAGCTGAATTAGATGCTGCTATACATGATCTGGCTAATAATAATCCAGCTCAAGTTCCAATAGTATTACCAGCCGCTCAACAATTAAATGCACAACGAATTCAAGAAATTGAAGATGAAATAACTAATTTAGAAGTTTCATTAATTGGTATGATTGATCAAGTTGAAATTGCTAGAATTCAAGCTACATTATCAAGATTAAATAATCAATTATTAAGAGCCAGACAGGGAACTGCAACACAACCGAATGTATTATTACAAACATATATATCAGAAATACAGAGATATCAGGGGTTATTAGCAAATCAACCAAATCATTTTACGGCATTAATTATAGAGACTAGATTAAATGCACTTAGATATCAATTATCTAGAATTACTCGCGCATTAAATCCTGTAATAAGAAGACAACCACCTCAACGAATTAGTCCGCGATTAAGAGATAGAATCGCAAATACATTAGAACAACGTATAAATTCATTATATACGTTAAATAATGATATATCACATTATTTTAATGTTGAACAATTATCATATTTCAGAAGTACTAATATGATTGTTGAAAATTATTATAGAAAATTAGAATTAATTTATAAACAACCTATATATGAAAAATTTAATCAAATTCGCGATAATGTAATTGCTAGAGTTCACGATGATAGTATTGATTTAGGCTTAGGTATGCAATATTATAATGAAGTATATGATTATTATGTTAAATTATTAGAAGAATTCGCATTAGTAAATCAACCAGATAGAATAAGAACTATGTTAATAAGAGAAGCAGAAAGTAATATATCTAATGAAAAAGTTATTATAAATAATATAATATTCCATATATTTGAAATAGTTAATGGATTAAATCCTGAAAATGATAATGATAGAGTAGAAATAGATAAATTAAATGAAGTAAAAGTTAAATTAGAAGATCGACAAGGTAAATTAAATGATATTAATCGTGAGAATTTAACACAATTATTTTCAACTTCTCTATTCCAACAAAAACGCGAATATGTAATTATCATATTAAGAGCTGCAAAATATTTAATGAGATCATATTTATATTTGATGATCAAACTACATTTAAATAATAATGTAGATGCTGATAATGAAATAAGAGATGAATTATTTACGGCAGTTGATTCTTTTAGAAATATTATAAATGAACAAGGATCGCATCGAGATGTAATGTATTCAATTTCCGATAGACGAGTTGGAAGACTTCGCGATTCAGAGAGTGTATGTAATAACACTTATTCATTAGTTGTACGTAATGGTAGAACTGTTAATACTTCAATTATTAGAGATTTTAATACTTTATTTGTAGAACTAACTGGGCGAAATATAGTTAGTTCTATCGATGGACAACGTAATAATTGTATATTAAATAGTATTGAAGAAAATAAAGAACTTGAATTTTCTAGCACATATCGACGATTAGTTGGAGCAGAAAATATATGGAATTTAGAACGTCGATTACTTATAGATGAACGAAGACAGGCACGTGTTGCTGCACGACAAGCTAGAACTCAAGCTCAAAGATCTGTACGTCAAGATGATGCTGAACGCGAACAACGCGAACGTCAAGAACGTCGAGCTGCAGAACGTGAAGCCAGAGCGGCTGCTAGAGCTGCTGCAACTGCCGAAAGAGCCGCCGCCAGAGCTGCTGCAACTGCTGCCCGAGCAGCCGCTAGAGGTGCACCTAGAGTTCGTCAAGTAAGAGCAACATCAACACTTCCAGCACCACTAGTTGTGGCAACTATTGAAAATCCAAATATTGAATTAGAATTTGGTAATAGATTTGAAATTTCATCTATAGATGAACAATATTATAGCGTAGGAAGTGATAAATTTATAAATAAATTATTAGAAAAAAGTAAATTAAATAGTAAATATTTTGCAAATGAAAGTCAAAGAGATGTATATTATAATAAACTTAAAAGCGAATTCAAGACATTATTTAATAATGATGAACCAACGGCGGTTGTTTATGGTAGTGTTGTAAATGTGGTTGGTAATTCAATAACTTCTTTATATGCGCGATATGTTTTAAATAATGATATGCAATTCAACGATTTACCTCGTTATTATGTTGCTAATTTCTCATTAATAATAGAAGATACCCCAACACAATCAAATCCAAATAAGAAAACATATACATTTGAGAGACAAAGTGGTATAGATGTTGGTGGATTACGTCGAGATTTTGTAACAGCATTAACAAATGAATTATTTGATAAAAATATATTTGTATCTAGAGATGGAACTAATAAATATTTTTTGAATCCTGAATATAATCCAAATAATGATGCAACATTTAAAGCAGTATTAAGATATATAGTTCGCGATGATGCCAAATACAATAGAATAATAGCTGATGGAATTGAAAATACATTCTATAAATTTTTAGGAGAATTATTAGGATTTATATATGTGAATGATTGCGGAATAGTTAATAATTTATCATCATATTTAGTTTCTAATTTTATAAAAAGCGATTTTGATGACCATGATTATGTTTATTTTATGATAGATGATTTCCCCGAATATTCAAAATCAATTATTAATTTAATGAAAGATAAAGACACTATTGAATATATTGGTATTGAATATAATGATACATATGATTTAGAATCACCATCTAAAGGTGCGACACCATTAGACAAAGATAATATAGTTGATTTTTTAATAAAAACTGCTAAATTTATGATGACTAAAACAATATTAAGACGAGATATTGAGGTATCTAATCCAAATGAAAATAATAAATATAAAAACTTAATTGCATATGGTGAAAAGATCACTAGTTTATTTATAGAAGGTATTCCAGAAATAATTAGACAATATAATGAAAATAGTGAATTTACACCAAAAATAATAACATCATTTTTAGTACCACCTTTAATGTCTGAAGAAATATTAAATAAATTGATTGCTAATTTTACAAACACTATGCAATCTTTTATGCGTGGTTTTTCACCAGTTGATACTCGTAAATATAATATAATGAAAAATTCATTTATAGAAGTATTAAAACTACCAACCGGCACAGATGCCAAAAAAGCCCATTTTAAGTTTATTGAAAAATTACTTAAATTTTGGTCTGGATCGCAATTTTATAAAGAAAAAGAAAAGTATAAAATTGCAATAAGTATCGGAGGCTTAGGTATTGATCATTTACCACAATCTCATACTTGCTTTTTTCAAATAGATTTCCCAGATTATACATCATTAGCATCAAATACAATTGGAAATGCCGAACCAATAATTGTTAATAAGATACGCGAGAAATTAACTATGGCTGTATTAAATGTGGAAGATGGTATAGGTATGGCTGGAGGAGGCAATAGACGCCGCACTCGACGAAAACATTAAATAGTAATTGTTTGATTTTCTTTTTCTTTATTATAAATATAGGATTTATCCTTATAAATAATATTTTTGTCCAATAAAAATGAAATAAATAATGATATTGACTGGTTCCAACTATCTTTAGATAATGCAGTCATTATTTCGCCTGTTTTTTTCATTCCAAATACTTTAGTAAATTCTGGAATCGAAATAAAATCGATTAATTTATTTCTAATATCTTGTTTCATATTTCTATCAGTCGCGGTAAGTCTCATAATTAAATCTATTGGAGATTCAATTTTTGATTTAACGCTAGTTTTTTTAGTTTCTTTTATTTCCTTAATTTCTGGTTTATGATGAATTACCTGTTGATTATATTTTTTAAATATTTCTATATTATCTTTATAAATCCATAAAGTTTCATTAGAAATATGATTATCAGGTAATTCGCCAATAATTTTATTCATATTTATATTATATAATTATAAATTAATTCATTTTTTTATATAAAGTCATTATTAATATTAATTATAAGTTTTATTTATAATGACACAAATACAAAAATTCATAAATGTTAAAGATGTTGAAATATATATTAATGATTATACAAATGAATTATTTAACAAATCAGTATATAATTATATAGAAGACAAATATTATAATGATAATAAATTATATAATCAAAAATTAAAATTGTTGCAAACTACTAAAATAAGAGATATACTTGTTAAACATAAAATTGAAAATAATAATTTATATTTTGATGTTTATAATAATAATATCATTAGTTTTGATTATAAAAAATTAAATCATTTTAAACATTTAATTACAAATAAAATTATTAGCGATTATAATGAGCAGCCAAATACATATACGGTAAATAATGCAAATAATACAGTACGATATTATATTGAGACTATATTATCGAGTTATACTAAAAAGAATGATTTCAAAATAAATTTATTAGATTTGAGTTATGCAGAATTTAAAATTCTATTCAAACAAGAATTACATGAAGAATTCAATAATGAATTGATAACAAAAATAAACAACTTGGAAGAACAAATAAAATATAACGAGAGTGTAAGTTATTATAAATTTGTTTATTTATTTTATGCATTTACAATAGCAATTGCTTATATATATAAATAATCTCATTATAAATTTTATTTTTATATAAAATTAAATAGTATAATTAACATAAATGTCATATTATAATACAACGTATGCATATAACTCATTATCTTTTATAACATCAAAATTATGTAAACCAATATCAAAATATTTGGTGTATGGAAATAACTATGTATTAAATAAAGAAAGTTATAAAAATAAGTTTGTTTGTAATTGTTGGAAAAGTAAAGCATTATTTAATAAAATTTATTTGAATAATATGAATATTGGTAATATGGTGTTTTCTTTAAATTTCGAAATTAATAAAAATAGTATTTATATTAGTGATATTAAAATTAGTGATGATTATTATGATAATACATATACAGGAAATATAAAAAGATCATATAATAATGATGTATTTAATATTGATGATATTATAAATAATTATATTATTAAATATCATACTGATGAAGAAATTAATAAAATTACAATTAATATTAATAATAACTTGGATAAATATAGCGAAGAATTAGATAAATTAGGATTTGTATTGAATCTTACTTCATATTCTGGTAAATTAGAAAAGATAATTAAGGATAAAATTAATAATAATAATAATAAAATTAATAATAATAATAATGACAGTCCAATTATTTAATAATATGATGTTATTGTCATCTATATTAAAAATAAGTACAAAAATAGATAGTGTTTTACCAAAACCAAGTATTTATACTATGCCACTATATTCAAATAATTTTATATTGAAACATCATTATTATAATACGGAATTTATAAAAAATATTGAATATCATAATTTGAAATGTTGGAAATCAAATTGTATTTTTCAATATTATTTAGACGATGATTATGTGAATACTGTATTTAAGGTAGATTTTAGCATAAATAGAGAAGATAAAAATAATACATTTATTAAGATTGATTATTTATATATTAATAATGATTTTTATGACAAATTATATAAATTAAATACTGGCTTGGTATTAAAGGATGAAGAAACATTATTATTGAAACATAGTATTTTTAAATTTATTGAAAATTGGGCAACTAAACGAAATATTGATAAAATTGTTATTGATATTCATACTAATTTATTGAGATATAATAGTGAATTAAAGGATTTAGGATTTGTAGTAACTGATACGCCAAGTATTTTGAATGTTAATTGGATAGAAGCGGTTAAAATACTAAACTATAATACTTGATTATAATTAATAGCAATAGAAAATTTTTAATAGTGCTAAAAATTAATAATAAAACTAGATAATTATCAATATTAAAATCGAAATCAAAATCTACGTCAAAATCGTCATCCAACTTAATCATAAGAGGTGAAATTCTATGTTTATTATAAATGAGTAACTTATTATTATTAATAGTACTTAATGCACAATTTTTATTTGTGAATACTTTAATTGAAGTTGATGGAATAATAAAAGAATAACAGCTGTGGATAAATAATAATCCACCTAATATTAGTTTTTTCATCATTATTTGTAAAGACATTAGTAAATAATCTTTAAATATAATTAAAATGTAGCTATTATTTTTATTTGAGTTCTAAATTGGAATTTCGAATTACGCAAAATACAAAAAATTAATTTTTGTATTTTTTAATGAAAATAAGCATTATATACTGCATCTTCGTCATATTCTCGCATCAGCTTGAATAGTCTCGATGGATTTAAGGCAGTCGCAAAGATATCATCTTTTAAGTCGATGTTCGAATTTCGCAAATTCTCATAATCATATGTAAATATTGCAGGATTTGTTGAAAACATACCCCAGTCAATTTTTTCTTGATTTTCTCTTAAAATTTCTATTGCTCCAGGATTAGCAGACAATAGACGCCAATTAATTTTTGTAGGATTTTCTTTCAATAATTCTATTGCATTTGGATTTTTTGATAACTTAAGCCAATTAATTTTGCTTTTATTTTCTCTGAGAAGGTTAATTGCGCTAGGATTTAATGATAACTCATCCCAATTGATTTTTGTCGGATTTTCTTTCAATAATCTAATTGCCGCTGGATTTTGTGAAAAATAAGTCCAATTAATTTTTGTCGGATTTGCTTTCAGGATTTCAATTGCCGATGGATTACAAGACAATAATGACCAGTCGATTTTGTCAGGATGATCTTTCAATATTTTCATGGCATTTGGATTGGTTGCGAAGAAATCCCATTTAATTTTATCAAAATTTTCTCTCAATATTTCTATCGCATTTTCATTCATAGAAAGGTAGAACCAATCTATTATATTAAATTCCATATTGGCTTTTATCATGTCAATCGCGTTTTTATTACATGACAATAAACCTCCATTTATTTCTTTTGGACGACTTTTGAGCATTTCAATTGCGTTGTAATTTTTAGATAGATACACCCAAATCAACTTATCGGGATTAATCCAATCTAATAATATCATGGATAACATGATCTGAAAAAAATAAAAAAAGTTAATAATCAATTTTTATTAATCATCCAAATAAATGTCATAAATAATATTTTCGCCATATTCATCGATTAGTCTGAATATTCGTTTTGGATGTAATGCAGCTGCTATTATTTCTTCTTTGAGTTCTAAATTAGAATTTCGCATTTTTTCATAATCATAATTAAAGATTGATGGATTAGTTGATAAATTAGACCAATCAATTTTATGTTGATTTTCTTTTAGAAGTTCAATAGCATTTGGATTTCCAGATAATGCCATCCAATTAATTTTATGAGAATTGGCTTTTAGAAGTTCTATGGCATTTGGATTAGTTGATAAATTGGACCAATCGATTTTATTAAAATTTTCTTTTAGAAGTTCAATAGCATTTGGATTTTCACTTAAATAATAATAATCAATTTTATCTGGATTAGCTCTTAAAATTTCAATTGCATTTGGATTAATTGAAATAAAATCCCATACTATTTTTTCTGGATTGGCTTTAATAACTTCTATAGCATTTGGATTGCATGATAATAAAGTCCAATTAATTTTATGAGGATTGGCTTTAATAACTTCTATAGCATTTGGATTTTTTGCAAAATTATACCAATTAATTTTTTTTGGATTTTTTTTAAGATATTCAATAGCATTTGGATTATCATTTATATAATAACGATCAATTTTATGTGGATTGGCTAATAAGATATTCATAGCTTCTGAATTTCCTGATAATAATCGCCAATCTATTTTATTTAAATTATCTTTAATAATATCAATAGCATTAGGATTTCCTGATAATAACCGCCAATAAATTTTATCTGGATTATCTTTAAGAAATTGGATGGCATTTGGATTAACAGATAAATAATGATAATCAAGTTTATTTTTATCAATCCAATCTAATAATTTAAGCGGAATCATATCTTATTTTTTAATAATTTTAATCATTTTTTTGTATTTAAAGACATTACCAAATAATCCTTAAATATATTTGTTTATATATATTTGATATTAAATAAAAATATGATTATATTTATTAATAATTGAAATAATATGGAAATGAATATGCCTAATTTTTCTATGTTGTCATTAAATGAAGTTGATATGCCAGTCGAAATTCCCGATTTTGCTGATTATTTCAATAATAACAATAGTTTCAACATTCTGGATTGTGAGACTATGGAAATATTATTAATTCATTTATATGCAAATGAAAACCCATATATTACATTTGAAGAATTGCAACAAAGGTTGGTTGAATTCTATTTTCACGAAGCAACAACCGAATGTATTTCAAAACATTTAATGGAACTTATGGAATTCGTCAATAATGATATTATGGTTAGTATTTACGAGAAGGTATTATCTATCGATTCATATGATACTAATAATAATTTGAATTTAAATATCCTCATCGAATTTATTAATTGTCAATATGGTAATTCATATCTCGAGGATATTTATAATCAAAACTGCATAACTATTTAAACAATAATTGCGAATATATGACATTATTATTTTTGTCATTATATAATAAATGTCTTTAGAAGATTTAATAGACAATACAAGAACTAATAAAAATACATTACATTCATATTTATCAACATATGAAACATTATTTAAATCCAAAAAAGAAACAGCAACAAAGATATTAGAGATTGGTATTTATAATGGTGGTAGTATAAAATTATGGAAAGATTATTTTATAAATGCTAAAATTTATAGTTTAGATATAAATAATTCTGACGAAAAAACCAAGCAATATTTAAATAACAGTAATATTATACTATATACACCATTTGATGCATATAATACTGATGTATTTAATAATTTATTTGTTAATTCACCTGATACTGAAAAGTTTGATATTATTATAGATGATGGACCTCATACAATCGGAACTATGATTACTTTTATTAAATTATATTCACAATTATTGAAAGATGATGGTATTTTAATTATAGAAGATGTTCAATCAATCGAATGGATTAATACTTTAAATGATGCAGTTCCAGATGACCTAAAAAATAATGTTTCTGTATATGATTTAAGAAGCAATAAAGGACGTTATGACGATATTCTATTTGTAATAAATAAGAGTATATAATGTGTTGGAATGCCGAGGTTTCCTTAAAAGCTTTTGTATTAGGTACAATAGCAGCAGTAATAGTATTATCATTAAATGTAATTCAGTTTAATACGGTTTTATTGATATATACGATAACTCTAATGCAATTGTTAGAATATTTTGCATGGACTTATTTAAATAACAAAAAAATAAATTTTATTATAAGTATTATTGGTGGATTTATATTATTATTGCAAGTGTATATAATAATTATAAGTAATTTAAAAGGTGTTGAAAAACAATTTACGTTATTATTGTTATTTATAATGACTATAATCGCATTATATTATAATATTACAAATAATAAATTTAGGACTGAAAAAGGAGAAAATGGACATTTAAAATGGTTATGGGTTGATTTTCCATTACCAATATTAATAGTAGGATTATTTTTATGGGTATATCCACCCATTAGAAATAATGATTTACTAACTTCATTAGTAATTATAACGACCTTATCAATTTCATTATACAATTATTACGAGTACAAAACATGGGGTAGTATGTGGTGCTATATTGGAAATAGTTTTTGGCTTTATTTAGTTATAAAATCTGTATATTTAACTATAAATAATATAACCAAGTTTACTTAGAAGTGGTATTAAATATTGATTTAATTCATTATAGAAATCTTCATTATTTATAAGATACGAACATACTTTATTTATAAAATCGTTAATATCAATAAATCTATCAAAATATAAATATCCTTCATAATATACTTTTTTAAATTTAAATTTGGATAAATACGAATTATAGAATAATATAAATTCATAATCGGGTTTTTTATTAATAATTATCAATAACAACTTTAATAATGTATATCGTGCAATATTGAATGAATTAAAATTAACATCTTTCTTGTTTTCTTCATATTTAATATAATATTGATTTATTTTATTAAAGAAATTCATGTATCTTTTTATTTTTTTTAAAAAATATCAATTTTTTATATAAAATCGTTATAAAATTGTTTAATATCTTTCATATTTGGTTTATTAAATAGTTTTTTATAAACTTTTAATTTATTTAATTTTTCAGGATTTCCTTTGAATTTAATGGTTAAATTATCGATTGATAATAATAACTGTTTTTTCATAAGGTCATTACAATTTTTTAAGGAACATTCTATAAATTTTAAATTTTCTTCTGATTTTTGATATTTGCTATTAATTTTACATGATTCTATTTGATACTTTTCTTTTGTTATTTTTCCTTCTTGAAATTTTTTAATCAATTTCAATAAATCATTATCCTTTTCAATTTTAATTTTTTTCAAATTAATTAATTCAATACTACATTTTTGAATACCACACATAGCCATTTTAAACGCAGCATCAAATATTTCTTTTATTTTTTTTTCAGGTATTTTATTTAAAATAGTATCAATATGTTTATTAGTCATTTCTTTCTAATTATTATAAATATTATTTAAGGATAAACTTAAATTATCTTTAAATGCAAAAAAAACAACTACTATTTATTTATGTTTGTTTAGAAGATGATATATATTCTTCCAAAATAGGAGAATAATTATTACATTTTTCACTTATAACGAAACTAAATTTATCTTTTATTATATTTTCATTAATTAATAATTTTTTTTTAGTATGTAAGAAACCATCCAAATTTCTACTTAAATTAACATTTCTACTTGTTTCTTTTCTTAATAACTGTTTAGGAGTATTACTACCATTTATTTTAATATTTGCTAATGCTTTTATTTTTTCATGTAATTTTTGTTGAAAAGAAGTTGCATTTAATTTATTATTTAAATACATATTTAAATACATAACATCTGAAAATACAAATATTATATTATTATTTAAATTAAGAAATAATGGATCACTACTCAATTTATCAATTGCAATTGTATATTTATCTATATTTTTACTAACAGAGGGTGATAATCCTAATTTTTCTGGATAATCTCCGTGGTTACTTCCAGATACCGGTTCAATATATTTAATTAAATCATATGTAGGTTTAATCCAAATACCATCACATTTTTGAGGTAATTCATTTTGATAATCACCGCCATTACATAATTTTTTATATATTGTATTTATATCTTCAAATCTGAATCTAATATAATTATTAATAACATTTTTTAATGTATTTATATATTTTAATATTGAAACTAGTTCTGGTGTTATTCCTTTACTAAATAATGTTTTTAAATATTTTAATAATTTTATTACACAATCAAGATATTTAATAATTTCTATCTTATCTTTGCTTAGTAATATATCGGAAGGTTGTTGTATATGTGATATATATAATAATATTAAATAATAATTAATATAATAATCAATAATACTATTTTGCTCAGTTGTATTAAAATTAAAAAAATTTGAATTAGCAGCTTTATTTATAGCTTTATTTTTTATTAATTGTGCTATATCTTTATCTGGTACTCCTGATAATTCTATTTTTTCTTTTTCTATTACTTGTCTAATTTCAGAATCACTTAATCCACTATAGTCTTCATAATTTAAAATATTATATAAATCATTATATATTGCAACTATTTTATTATTTGCTAATAATGTTAAACATTCTATATATGTCCAACCACCAAATGGTGCTATAATTATTGCACCGTCTGTTAATTGAGATAAAGCGATTGAATCTTCACCCCAGTGTTCACCATATATTAATTCAGCATCAGAAAATCCATGCGAATCATGCATTCCCTCTTTACACATAATTGTTAAAATAGGTCTAATATATTTTTTAGCAATTTCATATCCAGACCGTGTTATACCATAGCAAGACTCGTTAAAACCTTTATAACCACCTGATATAAATGCATAACTAGGGCTTGAAAATAATAAATTAGACATAACATAATCAGTTACTAATGCAGATCTTATTTGAATATCTGGATTTTTAAATCTTGCTTTACCTAAAATACTTATATATTTTAGTTGATAATCAACTAATTTTTTTGTTGATGTTCTAGAACCATGTTTCACATCATCAATTAAATAACATTTTTTATAAAAATTATAGTATTTAATATATACTTTTAAAAATTGTAATAAATTATCATTAGCAGTAGTTTTAATATATGGATTATCTAACTCTTTATTAAAATTATTGAAATTTGATAAGTCATTAAAATTTACTATTTTTGATCCATTTGGAAATAATATAGTTGTATATCTTAAACATATTTTTCCCTGGTCTCTTATTATCAATTTTAAAGAATAAACTATATCAGTTGATGTAACTGCATCATCAAATATCATTATTTGAATTATAGTTGGATCGATTGTAATAAATTGTCGCTGAGTTTCAAATTGACTTAAATTATATTTTCCAAACATAGTTAATTCAGGTGTTATTTTAGATTGAAATGTATGTTTTTTTTCTTCATAAATTGTAACAATTTTAACTATATCTGTAAAAATATTATCACCTGGATCAATATTGTATAATATTGTTAATAATGCTTTAATTTTACTATTATATTTTTCATCAATTTTATCTAAATTTGCTATTATATTATTATATAAGTCAAAACCAGGTGTAATATCTATATCTTCTTGAATATATATATCATCGCCATTAATTTTAGCAACTCCGCCAAATTTTAATAGTTTTTTTGATCTCATATTCTATTAATATTGTATATATTATTTTTATTATAAAAAAATTGATTATTTTGTTTATTTTTTACAGTTATGTCTTCTTTATTTATTGGTTCTGTTTGCGGAGTTATTATAGTTAGTACATATATTCAATATCATAAAATTAAAAAATTTAATAATGAGAAGCAATAAATAAAATAACATCAATATGTAAAAAGTTATCTATATCTAAAATTTTAAATTATACTGATAATTATATTATAAGTTATGTATATATTACGATTGATTGTATTATTATTATCATTATTGATATAATATTATTATTAATTATGATTATTAATCCTACTGTTAATATTATTAATGTTAATCATAATTATATTAAAATTAATGAAGAATACATAAATAAGAAAGATGAAATTAGTAATAATTATTATAAAACTTTATTGTATATTGTAAATACAAATGAAACAGACGATATTGATTATATAATCTCACATATAAATGAATATATATTAAAGATTATATTATTTAAATATAGATTTAAGGGTTTTTTATGAATGTCCTTAAATGATTTTTTTATTATTTATAATGGTTCATCTAAAAAATGATTAATTATATCATCGGTCATTATAGAACTATAATTATACATTAATAACATAACTTCATCATATCTTTCGTGTTCTCCTATTTCATTTTTTTTAGTATCATTAAAATCTATTTTGAGAATATTATTTAATTCATCAATAGAAATATTTAAATGATTAGCAATTCGCGCATTTTGTAAATGAATATGAATAAAAGAGATTATATGACATCTATTACAACACTTATATTTATAAAATAATCTTTTAGGTTTTGTAATTTTACATTTATCACATTTTCTTTGAGGTTCATTATTAATATCCATTATTTAAAGAATCTAATGAATGTCTTTAAATCCTTTTATATGTTATATTAAAAGACCAGTAATTTTATTAACAGAAATATGATTATTTATATGTGGTTCTATATTAATATTTTTGTATTTAAAGATTTGATATAAAATTGATTTGATTTATATATTATATTAAATGGAATTGCCCATAATTTCATCAGACCAAAATTATATTATTAAACAATTAATATTAAATAATAATGTTGTTGTTGATAGTGTCGCTGGTAGTGGTAAAACTACCTGTAATTTACATATTGCAAAACATTTTAATGATATGAATATTTTATTATTAACATATAATTCAAAATTAAAAGTTGAAACAAGAGAAAAAGCGAAAAAATTAATGCTCAATAATATTGAAGTTCATAGTTATCATTCATTATGTGTTAAATATTATGATAATAAATGTTATACTGATACTATTATAAATAATATTATTAAAAATAAAAATAAACCATTAAAGAATTTTAATTTTGATTTAATCGTTTTAGATGAAGCACAAGATATAACAAGTTTATATTATGAACTTATCTGTAAAATTTATACAGATAATAAAAATATAAATAAAAAAATTTGTATTTTTGGTGATAAAAAACAAAGTATATTTGATTTCAATAATGCTGACCAACGTTTTATTGAATATGCACCCCTATTATTTAATTTCAATTCTTATAATTGGATTAGATGTAATTTGCCTGTTAGTTTTAGAATTACTTATGAAATGTCCTTATTTATCAATAAATGTTTATTAAATGATGAACGTATTATATCACATAAAATTACTAATAATAAACCTAGATATATTATTTGTGATTGTTTTGATATTCATTCCACATTTAGAACATTTCAAGAAATTAAATATTATTTTTCATTAGGATATAAACCAAATGATATATTTATTTTAGCCCCTAGTGTTAAAAGTCAAGGTTCGCCTGTTAGAAAATTAGAAAATAAAATTAAAAAAGATATGCCGAATGTTATGGTTTATGTTCCTACAAGTGATGACGAGAAATTAGACGAAGAATTATTGGAAGGTAAAATAATATTTTCAACATTTCATCAAGTTAAAGGATTAGAAAGAAAAGTTGTAATTATATTTAATTTTGATGAATCATATTTTAAATTTTATAAAAAAGATGCCAATCCTCATATTTGTTCAAATGAATTATATGTCGCAACCACGAGAGGAATAGAATATTTAACATTATTTCATCATAATACAAATGATTATATGCCATTTATAAATAAATCTAATATAAAATTATATTGTCATTTTGAAACTTCAAGACTTAATATTAATGATTATGATGAAAAAGATAAAAATATAGATACTCCTGTTACAATTATTAGCAAATACCTGCCGCAAAATATTATAGATGAATGTTATAACCAATTAGAAATAATACCTAATAATGATTATATAATAAATAATATTGATATTCCTTTAAAAATATCAAATGATGAAACAACAGAAAGTGTAAGTGAAATTACAGGAATTGCAATTCCTAGTATGTTTGAATTAAAACAAAAAAATAAAATGAATATTTATGATAAATTAAAAAAAGTTGATTTTGAAAATAAAGTTATTAATAATGGTTGTTCAGTAAAATTAGAAAAAGATTATAATATTAATGATATAAATATTGAAAATTTAAAACCAGATGAATTATTATATATATGTAATTGTTGGAATACATTTAAAACTGGTTATTTATTCAAAATATATCAAATTACAACTTATGATTGGTTAAAAATAGAAAATTTAAATAAATGTATAAATAGATTAAATTTATTAAATATTTCAATAAATTCTATATTTGAATATAAATTAGAACAAGAAAATGAACCAGAATTATTAGACCGTAATTTAATAGGATATATTGATTGTATTGATAATGAAAATGATATTATATATGAATTCAAATGTGTTAAACAATTGGAAAAAGAACATTATTTACAATTGGCATTATATATGTATATGTATGAATTACAAAAAATTAAAAATAAAAATATTGAAATTAAAAAATTAATATGTATGAAAGATATCTTAATTAATCAAATTAAAAATAATAATAATCAAAATAATTTTATTGAAACGAATGATTATGTTGTAGGTGATATAATCAAATATAAATTAATTAATGAAGAAATAGGAGAAATAATAAAAATTTATAAAACAACTAGAAAAATAAAAGTAAAAACAAGTAATAATAAAAATATTGATATTCTTAAAACACTTATAATATCTGTAAAAAGAAATAATAATGATATAGATGAATTAAATAATAAACTTGAAAATATTAATAAACAAATTCAAGAAAAAGAAATAATTAAAATATCAAAATATGTATTATTTAATATCTTATCAAATGAATATATAGAAATAAAATGCGAATTTAATAAATTAAAAAATATGGTAAACTATCTGATATATTCAAAATATATTAATAATAATACTATATATGATGAAGATTTTATTAATTATAATAATACTATCAAAAATAAATATTTATCATAAATTGATTTAAGGGGTTTATATGAATGTCCTTAAATAAATATAAATAGATATAATAAGAAATCATATTATAATAATAAATAATGAAGTTTTCTAATATCGCAAATTTATTTACTCTTCCTACATTGTCAGATGTTGCTAATATTTATAATGATAATGATGAAATTAATGATGAAATTCAAACAGGATATAAAGTTTGTAATCTAAAAGAAAGAATAAAATGTTATAACATCACGAATTGTTTTACTCTTCCTACATTAACAGAGATTGCTAATATTTATAATATTAATGATGAAATTCAAACAGGAAATATAATTCAAGATGGAATTATGATTTCTGGTGTAAATTGAAAAAATATAAAATTGATACACATGTAAGAATACGAGTAATTATTTTTATCTAATTTTTATTTTAATAAAATAAAATAAGAAAATACGAGAACTACAAAGACAAAAAAACGGCATTTTAAATGTTGAAAAGTGTAAAAAAAATATGATTATAATTATATATCATTTATTTTATATATGAAATATTTGTATATACAAGAAAATAAAGATTGGAATTCTAATAATAAATTTAAATACGGTTATACTGAAAATCCTAAACAAAGAATTATTAGCGAACAACATTCGCATAAATCTTCTTTCATTGCTCTTTATGAATGTATTGAAACTGATAAATATAAAAATTACTATAAATATGAACAATATGATAAAATTATTTCATCATTACGTGATAAAGATAAAAGCAGTATATACGAAGAAGAAATAGAAATAGATATTGATTTATCTAAATTCATAGAAATTAAAAAGTATTTAATTAATGATGGCGGCGGAACTGAATTTATACGTTCAAATGAAGGTATTGAATTATTAGATTATATTTTTATCAATGTTTATAAAGAACTAGGCATTAATACAAGAAAATTATCAAAAGATGAAATAAATGATATTAATGATTTTAATAATAAAAATGATGATAAAAGTTATAATGAACATAAAAGTGATAAGAAAGATAATGATATAAATTTAAGAGAATATCAAGTTAATATAATTAAATATGGTGTTAATGAATTAATTAAAAATAATAAATTCTATTTAGAATTAGCAACTGGTGCTGGCAAATCAACTATTATTTATTATATATTAAATACTATTATTGAAAGAAATAAAGATAATTATTATACAATTATTATTTTCACTCCAAGAATTAATATTTCTTCTCAAAATATAAATGATAAATATATTAAAATCTTTAAAAAGAAATTTAATATTTATGATAATAATAAAATACGAAGAATAAGAACTTTTAATAAGAATTCTTATAATATTATTAGTTGTTGTATTCAATCTTATCAATTTATTTATGATAAAATAATAACTAAATTTGATATTAATAATATAATTATATGGTTTGATGAGGCTCATTATACCATTGAAAATTGGATTTATAATATTGATAAAACTAATAATGATTATAAAAAATTCTATTTAACTGATAATGAAAGAATTATTAAACGTTTATTTACATCAGCATCACCTAATAAAAATATTGTCAAGAAAAAATATGATATATTTGGTGAATTATATTCACCTATTTCTGTTAGAAATTTAATTAAAGATAAATGGCTAGCACCTATTCAGCCCTATATTATGGAATTTGATGATATTACTGATGATGATACTAGTGATGATGTTGATAATGAAGATGTTGATGATGATGATGATATTGATAATTATACAGATGATACAGATGAAATTAATAGAAAAATAAGAAAATATTATTATTATACTAATACTATATTAAATGCATTTCAAAAACATAATAAAAATATTGGTTTAAATTTTCATAATAGTTGTAAAAATGCTAAATTTGCATTCTTATCTCATTTTACTAAATATATTAATAATAAAACAAATATTAAACCTTATTTATTAATAAGTAATGAAAATATAAATATAAATGTTTTAAAACATTTATCTAAATATTCCGATGTTCTTAAAGATTATAAAAATTTAATAAATTTTGTAGAGTTTCATAATGAAAAAAATAATGCCATTGCTTATATTGTTAATATGTATAATATGGGTTATGATAATCCTAAAATTGATTTCTTATCATTCGGAGATTATAAATTATCCAATAAAGACATTATTCAATCTATTGGAAGAGGTATAAGACCTGATGGATTAGGAGAAGAAGGGAGAAATAAATTTAAAATAAATGATATTATTATTCCTATTTATAATAAAAGTGAAGAAACTGATAAATATATTAAATTTACAAAAATAAAAGAAATACTTCAATATCTTATTTATGATATTGGATTAGATATTAATGATATTAAAATTTATAATAAAAAACCTAAAACTCCTCTAAAAGATGATTTAAGTATTTCAAGTATTGATGACTATTGTCAATTAGAAGAAAATGAAATAATATCAAATATTATAAAATGGGATATTGAAGTTAAAAATGATAAATGGACTATATCAAAAATAACAAATCATTTAATGAATAATAATATTCATAATTATAATGATTATAATGAATATATATCATTACAAGAAAATAAAGAATTAAATCTTCCAGTAGATTTATTTAAAAAGTATTCTAATTTCAATTTTAATGATACTTATAAAAATAATTCAAGTCCTTATTATAATCGAGATGAATGTATTGAAGCAATTAAAAAATATAAAAATGATTTTATAGATAATGATGATATTGATAAAAATGATAATAATGATATAATTAAATTTCTTAATGAAATTGATAAAAAAATACCTAAATTTTCATTATGGTATTATTACGGAGGTTCAATAAAAGATTATATCTTATTTATATAAAATTTGTTTCATTAATAATTCAGCATTATTTTTATTTATTTCATTTTCTTTTTCCAAGGTTTTAATTAATTCATCATTAAACTCTAAATATTCAATAATTTCTTTTTGTTTTTCAATTGATGGTATCGGGATTTTTAAAATTTCAAAATCATCAAATGATACTGCTGGATATTGTGCTCCTTTTGCTTTACTTATTAATTCATTATTTATAAAATCACATGTCATAATATAATATAAATATTTTGATAATATGGTATTTTGTTCTTTTATTCTAATATTTGCAAAACCTGTTGAAGCAATACCATTTTTAATATCATTATTAATATAAACATATCCTTTCAAATTAGGTCTAACAGATGAATATAATATATCACCTTTTTTAATTATTCTTTTTGCTCTTGATGGAAAATCATTTGTTAATTTTTGTAATTCTAATATTTGACCTCCTTTAACAGAAGAAATATCAATATAATTAATTTCAGTATATTGTCCTAATTTCATATTTTCAGGATTAATTATACTAATTTCACCCAAAGTTTTAATTTCAATTTCTTTATTAAATTCAATTGTCAAATCAAGATAATCTTTATTAAGTTTTTTAATATCTTCTATTTTTTCATTATTATTTTTAATAACTGTTTCATATATCATATCTAAATAATTAACAATCTTATTTTGAATTTCAATTGATGGTATAGGGATTTTCAAATCTATTATTTGTGTAAATCTTATATATGGTATTGCTGTTCCTTTTTGATTTGACATAAATTCTTTTTCAAGTATTATTTTTGAATAATAATATAAATATTTATCTGTTATTATTTTAATATCTTTACTTTTTATAGTAAAACATTGAGAAGCCCAGAATGGTTTTCCATAATTTTGATTTACATAACCAGAATACGCCCCTGTTCCACATATAATTGTTTCATTACCATTTCTATTATATTTATTATGAAATCCAACAATTTTAAAACCACCACCAAATATAGGTATATCCCCATTAATTATATCTTTTTTATCAAGTTGAGAACCATTTTGAAATTCACAAATTTCACCCAAAGTTTTTATTTCAATTTCTTTATTATAATTAATTATTTCTTCTTTTTCATCTTCAAATGTAAATTGAAGTTTTTCATTTAGTTTTCTAATTCCTAAAACTTTAACTTCTTGATTTAATTCTATAAATTCTATATCTTGATTATAATTATCATTATTGCATTTTTTAATAATTAAAGCTTTTGTTTTAATTCCTGTATTTGTAAATGCACCTCCATTAATATTAATAATTTTTAATAATTGGCAATTATTTAATATATATTTTCTAATAGTCATATTATTTGATGTCATAAGTTCGCCATCTGGTAAAATAATACAGGCAATACCATCTTGTTTTAATGAATATATAACTAATTGAATAAATAATTCAGCACCATTATTTGTATTAATAGGATAAATATCTTTGAATTCAATTTCTGAATTTCCGTTAAATTCAGGTCTTGGTATTATTTTATTTTTATAATTATTAAATAATTTATTTAATGATTTATAATTATTTTTAGTTCCAAATGGTGGATTAATAAATATAATATCAAATTTATCCTCTTCTTTATTAAATAAATATGGATTTTCTATTAAAGAATTACATCTCAATATATTTGAATTATATCTATTAGTTGATAGCATTAATGAAGCACTACCGAATTTAATTGTATCTGGTTCAATTTCACATCCGTAAATTTTCAAAGGATTGATTTTTTTTTTACAATAATTATAAGTATAACATAGTAGTCCTCCTGTTCCTAGGCAAAAATCGCATAAACTAAAATCAGAACCTTCTTTATTTAAAATTAGTTCCTTAAATCCACATTCATTTAATAAAGATTTAATTATTATTTTAGGGGTGAAGAATTGACCAAGTTCTTTTGAATTAACATTTCCTTGGTATTTAAGAAAACTTTCGTGAATATCTCCATTTTTCATAAAGAATTCATCAATAAACTCATCGGTAATTTTAAATTTAGAAATTATTTTTATTAGTCTAGTTATATCATAATCATTTGGAGTATTAAAATGTGCATCTTTTGGATCATAAATATTATCAAATAATATTGACATAAATTTAGTTATAAACATATTCCAAACATTTTTAATATTATCTTCTTCTTTTAATAAATTTGAAATATCATAAATATAAGATTTATATTCTTCTTTTTGGCATTGTTTTAATACGCATTTATTACTAATATTAGCATCTTCTAATACTGATAATAAATAACTATTATTTTTAGATAATAGAATATTGAAAATTCTCATAATTAAAACTCTCATAATATCATTTTGGGCTTTTGAACCAACAATCCCAGCACTCTTATAAAGATAATTGTGAGTTTTGCGAATAATAACATTAATATCAGTTGTTTCTGTATCTAAATCATCATCATCGTCAATATCTTCAATTAAACCTTTTTTTTTAAGATTATTTATAATAGTTTTCTTTGCCATTGGTTTTTTTGCTTTTGTTAAATAGTTTATTCCTTTTTCTTTGCAGAATTCTATTAATTCTTCTAATGTTTTATTTATTAAATCTGACATATTATAATATTTTCTGAATAATATTAAATCAATTTTTATATTTATATTAAAAATAACAAAATATTAGCATTTCTATAATAATAATTATGAAATAAAAGATATTTAAGGAGTTTTATTAATATCTTTAAATCAAAATAATTATTAAATCTCTTTTTTAAAAAATATATGTAATAAAACATAATTATAATAATAAAAAAATAATATAATCAATTATTAATAAATTAATTTAAGGAGATTAATAAGAATTCTTTAAATATAATTTAAGATTAATCATCATCAAAATAAATATTATAAATTTCATCCTCACCATATTCTTCAATTAATCTAAATATTCTTTTTGGATGTAATGCTTTTGCTATTATTTCTTCTCCTAATTCTTCAAAATTCTTTTTTATTTTTTCATAATCATATATAAATATTGAAGAGTTTAAAGAAAATCCATCCCAATCAATTTTATGTTTATTTTCTTTTACACCTTTGCACATTTAAAACGCCGATTTTAAAATTACATCTACACCAATAGCAATTTTTAACTTCCTTGTTGTTTTTTAACCAATATATTAACTGCTTCTTCAATGGTTTCTTCAAACTTAACAAAACTACAACCATTTATTTCATCATAATTTTCATAACCTCTTTCTTTGAAAAAGTGAGGTAATCGTGGTTTTAAATTATTACGCATTTCTTCGCGCATTTTAGGTCTTGTAAGATGTAATTTTTTATCATAAGGGATAAAATCAGGAATTGTATCTAATTGAATATTAGATATATTTGCAATAAATTCTGTCATCGCACCAGTAAAATCTATATTATTAATACCTCTGGTTGCATTTGTTATTTTGCTAATAATAGCAGAACTTATTTTACTTATAGTTGGCATTTTATTAATATTTAACTTTAATATGTTTATATTAAATAATATCAATTTTTTATTTTAATATTAAATCGGCGTTTTAAATGTGCAAAAGTGTAAATAAAAAGATATTTAAAGACAATCCCAAATAATCTTTAAGTATAATGTCAAAAATTTATAAAGAACTTATTAGTGATTTAAAAATAATATTAATAAATAACAAAAATATTAAATTCAAGGATTTATTTAGTTTGATAAATAAACAAGAATATGATAAAATTAATGAAATTGTACAAGATGAAACAATATCAATTATAATAAATAAAATAGTAATTGAATGGGAAAGAATTGGAAATAATTTAGAAAATATATTTAATGATTTAGTAAAATTAAATGAATTATTAGTTAAATTTGGAGAAAATCCACAACCATCAAAAACAAAAGCATTAAAATTTTTCAAAAGAAATATATTTATAAATATATATTATTTAGAAGCTGGTGAATATGAACGTAAAACAACTAAAAAAGAATTAATAAAATCATTAAGAAATAATCCAGAACTAAGATATCCGTTAAATATTGCAAAAAAATACAAAACTTTAAAATGGTTTTTAGTAAATATATAAAAATAATACAATAATATTATAATTAATGTATAAAATTAGAATAAATTGTTCGTCAAAAAATGATTTGATTTTTAATTATAGAAAAATAGATAATAAAGTCTATGATAATATTTCAATTATATTGCGTCCAGAAAGATTTGATTATATTTCTAAAATCGTAATATCATTTGAGGATTATTATACGCCTGAAAATACTATAATGTTTACAAATAAATATTTGGATATTATATGTGATAGAGAATTGACGAATGAAGAATATGAAAATTTTATAATAACTTTAAATGATATTGGTTTTAAATGTAATACTGATATTAACGACGATTTCAATTTTAATTATATCTTAACAAATATCAAAAATCCTAAATATCTGGATAATGATTCTTATATTACACGTCAAAAAAATATATATATAAAAGGAGTATAATTATGTGTTGGAATGCTGAAGTTTCCTTAAATACGTTTATATTAGGTTCTATTGCTGCAATAATAGCAATAATATTAAATGTAGTACCATATACATTAATTTTATTAGTTTATACAGTTTCTCTAATACAATTGATGGAATATTACACATGGACTAATATAAATGATAAGAAGATTGTATATTATTTAAGTATTATTGGAGGATTAATATTATTTTTACAAGTTATAATATTAAATTATAATTATGTAAAAAATAAAAAAGAACGGAATGTGATGTATATATTAATTATATTATTTACATTATCAGCTATTTTATACGATTATATAAATAATAAATTTACGATGGAAAAAGCAGAAAATGGACATTTAAAATGGTCATGGATTGACTTACCATTACCATTCATTATTATAATAATCTTTTTATATTTATATCCAACCTCTAAAAGTAAAACTAAAATTTCATTTGTATTAACTCTAATTACGATAACTATATCTTTATATAATTGGTTCAAATATAAAACATGGGGTAGTATGTGGTGTTATATGGCTAACTTTTTATGGGCAATTATAATATTATATTCAATTATAAAGAAAATTATATAAATAATATTCATAATAATTATAAATAATGGTTTATAAAATTAGAATCAATTGTACAACACAACAAGATTTGACAATTGATTCAAAAAAAATAAATAAACAAACTATTAAATCTGTTATGTTTGAAGATTATATAAGTAAAGTATATATTTTATATGAGGATAATTTTCATTCAAAAGACAAAAATTTTATAAATAAAACATTAGAATTTTATACAGATAAACTACTAACAGAAGAAGAATTCAAAGATTTCATAAATAATCTAAAATTTCGCGGTTTTATTTCAAAACGAAAAGAACCTAAAATTCAAATGTTTGACGATGATGGAGATATTATTTATAATTATGATTATAATAATGCGACTTCATTTAACAAAAAAAAGGTTAAAGCCATTTATTACCGCGTACCATTATATCTTAAGAAAGAGGCTTCCATGGAGGATTTAATGTTATTCTGTTAATTTTATAAAGTTCATTTGCAATAGTTATACAATATTTCTCTTTAGTTAATTTATTATTTGGTATTCCTAAATCACTTAAAATTTTAATATGTTGTGGTTTATGTAATGAAGTGCATACAATACCAGTTTTTTTACCATATGCAACACCAGCAGTTAAGATTTTAAATAAATTATGCTTATTTTTCTTCTCCTTTTTATCAATATAATCAGGAACAAATAGACCCCAGTGCAGTTTCTCTTTAGACATATCAGGTGCTAAATTAATATATCGCCTATTTTTTAATAATTGTTCTTTTTGTTTAGGATTTAATGTTTTATAATTTCCGTTATTGTATAATAATGGTTCAAAATCATCATTAAATATATTTATAAATCCAACATATTTATCTACTGCTCCTAATATTGGTATTTCTTTACTTGCTATTAATGCTCCCTCTTTATATAAACAAGTAGCAATAAACTCATCAATCTCAGATAAATGTTTAGATGTTAATATTTTCTTAATTAAATATTCGAAACTATATAAATCTATTGATGAATATAATGCAATTATTGCAGTATTTATTGGTCCATCTTTATATTTAGCAAAAGTTTTATAAATGTCTGTTTCTTTTACTTCTTCAACATCATCCTCTTTTATTGTATTTTTAACTAATGCAATTTTTAACGGAGTTTCTGTACCTACTTTAACAATATGTAAACCATTCTCATGAGGTATTATTATATAACCATCAATTACAATATTTGGATATATACTACTCGTAATAGCATACATTAAAATATCGTAATCAATTTCTTTAAAGAATTTATTAATATCTGTATATGATATAAAATAATTTTCATTATGAATAAATTCTAATAATAATTTTCTTAATTTCATTTGTATATTTAATGATAAATGTTTATAAGTATCTTGTCTATAACCTCTCGTGTCAGTCTCTAATTCTTTAATATTGCATTTAGGCTCATATTCTGGTTCATCTCCTAATTCATATTTAATATTAACACCCTGAGATGTTTGTATTGGAATTGGTCCTAATTTAAACATCGATTTAGGAAAATAATTTATATTTTTAAATAAACTACAATCAATTGAGTTATTTCTAATTATAGCATCTATTAAATACGATTGATGCAATTTTCGTGATGAAATACGATAAGCATGAACATCTGCCGTTTCTTTTTCATAATTTTCAATAGCACAGTGCATAAACACCGTTACATTTCTTTCATTTATTGGTAATCTTTTATGACTACAATTACGAATACCTCTTCCAATAATTTGATCTATTCTATTAAAATGATACCATGCTTCTAATAAATGTATTTCTCTAACATTAAAAATATTCAAACCTTCACCAGCTACTGGTGTCATTAGAATAACTTTAATATCATTACCATAAATATTCGATGGATTATTAATAATATTAATTAATTTGCTAATTGTTGTTCCTCCCATAATTTTAGTATCTTGATTATCACTCGTTAATATACAATAACGCGGATTTTTAATACCATCATAAACAACTCTATTATTAACATTTGCATCTGCTAAAATATTATCGGTTCCATATCTAGAATATCCCATATGTTCCAAACCGATTGCAACAGGAATTATACCAGAATGTAAATATTTAGAATAAATAATAGTAATACCTTTTGTTTTTCTTATAATATTTAGAATATTTAATATTTTACCAGAATATAATCCTAAATGTTTATCATCGGGCATTAATGCATCTGTGTATTTAGGATTATAAGAAACAGAGAATGAATCTTTATCAGCATTTCTTCTAAAAAATTTATTATAAAATCCTTTACTACCGATTGAATTATCATATACGATATTCATAGGTTGTAATCCTTTAAAATTATTTTGAATATTTTCATCAACTAGTTTTTTATCTTCCAAGTATTTTAATTGTGCACTTCCCAATTTTGAAATAACAATACCATCTTTAACTTTATCAACCCAATTATTATCTATTGCTTCTATTGGATTTCCATTCTCGGTTAATGGAATTACTTTTGATAATATTGGAACGCCACTATTAGAGGGTGATAATTTGAATGCAAAATTAAAAGGATTTTTACCTCTCAAATAAGATATATAATTTGAAGCAATATTTATAAGAAATTCTTTAGCATTTTTATTAATATTATTATTGTCATCAAATATATTTTTAGGTATTTTAATATCTCTTCTATCATTCAATAATAATAATTCAATCAAATCATAAATATCAGTAGGTTCATTATACATGGGAGTTGCCGATAATAAAATTAATTTATTATTTACACCTGTTTTTGCAACTTCTATTAATGAATTATAAACTCGTTTTTTATCCTCACTATTGCCCTGGCGAATATTATGAGCTTCATCGACAATTATAATTTTATCAGTTGCTACTTTTCCTTTTGCTATATAATTATTTTCATAAAATGTTGCAAATCCCTCATATGTAAATATTTGATATCGAGATTTAATAATTTTCTTAATTCTTTTATCAACTTCAGCATCAGTTAATTTATCATTTAATTGTCCTAATTTAACATACAAATCACCTGTACACTGTTCACTTATCGTATTATAATCGCCTCTTTTAAATATTTGTTGTTTAAATCCATCTTCAATAGATACAGGCATAATAACCCAGATTTTAGGTTCTTCATAACTATTATGAGAAATTAGAAATGTTTCAGCAATTGTAATAGCTGTGCAAGTTTTGCCAACACCTACTGAATAATAAATTAACATACTTTTATAAGGCATTCTATAAGATAAATAATGACCCATTAAATATTGAAAAAAACTTTTATCAAATCCTGTGCATAATTCATTAGCTTTTCGTTCAAAATCATCAATAGTTATAATATCATCATATTTATTAATTTTATGAACGTTTATTTCTTTCATAGCCATTAATTTACTTTTAAAATCATTATCTTCAATATCTGGAAAATATTGTTTGTCATTATCATTATCATGATTTTCATTATCATCAATATCTTCTTTAATATCTGTGACATCATCATATTTTATAGGTGATGCAGATTTTACAGGTGATTTATTAGGTTTTGGAGGAGATGCATTTAATATACGCGGACAATCTCTCGCCAATTCCTTAAATATAGGTGATTTCTCAGATATAGTATAATTTGTGATTGGATTTTTATATTTGTTAGCCATCCATAATAAACATAAATCTTTTGTTAATGGTTTTGATAAATAAGTTTTTTTATTAAATATAGGTTTAGCAGATGCTGGTTCTTCTTTAGTTTCATTAATTTCTGGTAATTTTTTACATATTCGTTCAATTTCTCTATATGTTGCTTTTCCTTTTTTAACTTTATATTTGGTTAATGGATTTATTGGTTCGTCAGGATTTAATAATTTATTTTGTCTCCATTTATGACAAAGTTCAGGTGTTAGTTTATCCATTTCTCTATTTGATGAAATGAAAAGAAAAAAAATTATTTTTTTTCAAATTCTTTAACTTTTTTATTTGCATATTTAAATAATGATATTCTTTCTGTATTATATAATTTAATATGAGACAATACATCATTATAATTATACCATTTAATTGACCTAATTTCTCGTATTTGTTCTAAACATGAATTATCAATTTTAATATTAACGCTATTATTATTCAATCTTGCAACATAATATAAATGTTTATACATAATACCATTTGTGCCGAAAAATATTTCTTCGAATGGTAAAATATCTTTAATAATAGTAATATCATTATTATTAATTCTTGTTTCTTCGTAAAATTCACGCACAGCACAATCTAAATCCATTTCTTTTATTTTTCTTCTACCTTTTGGAAACCCCCATTCTTGTTCGTTAAATATTGATTTAATAGATAATATATAATTTCTTAAAAAATTAGTTTCATTTAATGTATTGAATTTATTTTTAGATTCATAATATTCTTTATTGGCTTTATTATTTGTTCCATTTTGAAACCATAAATAATTCCATATATCGTCATATGACATCGTAATAATCATATCTCGTTCGCCAATAGTCATATTATTTAATAATTGTTTAATATAATCTAAATCACTAACATCATATTTACCCCTAATAAATTCCATAAACGATAAACTATCTTTTCGCTGTATCATTAAATATTTAATTTCATTATCTTCGATTTTATAACAAATTATACCAAAACTCATTATTGGATGTGGACAATTTTTATAAATATGACCGGTTAAACCACAATTTCTACATAAACTGGGTTTATAATATCGTTCATTAAAAATTTTCATATATCTTATTTACATTAATAATTAATAAATAATATTTTCTTAAATATTTATTAATTATATTTTTGAAAATTATAGAAAAAATCTTCATCATCTTCTGCTTGTGTTAAATTAGTAAAATAAGCCATATTTGATGATGATAAAGTAGCAAACGGCTCATTATTATTAGTTTTAACTTTGCCACCATCATTACCATTAGCATTAGCATACTTAAAGCCTGTATTAATATCGGGAAATGTGGAGATACCTGGAGTGGTTTCAACTGGAGCTGATGGTGGGTTTATTGGAACGGCTGGAGATCCAGTATTGGCTTTATATAAATCTTGTGGTTGTGTTTCATGTGCTGCATAATTTTGAGAATTTTCGGCATAGAAACGTTCCACTTCGTTTTTCTTTTGTTCTTCATTATGTATTATATTTTTAGCATAATTATTGGAATCGGTTTGGGTTAATTTATTTGATTTTTCTTCATCATTAAGATTATCAATAGCATTATTATATGTAAATAGAGATATTAGAGATATTATAACAATAAATATACAATAAATTATAATAAATGATGCTAATATCCAGGCAAATGCATAACACCACCAGCGGTTAGGTTCTGTTCCACCAGTAACTATACATGTCATTTCAAATAATGTTAAAAATATGGATGGAACTAATGATATAATAACGAAAAATACGATTAATAATCGATTTCCAATAGGTACGTCAGTTGCAGTTAATAGGATAGTTATACATATAGCAATTATAGCAGTAATAATTGCATAAGCGGTATATTGTGATTGTGAAGAACCAAAGAAGGCATCGTAAAAACCCATTATATTCTTATTCTATAAGAAAAGAAAGAATAAAAAAAATGATTTATATAAATATAATTTATTAATAATTATTATTGTTTAAAAAATGGGAATACCTTATTATTTTTATTATCTTACGAAGAAATACAATAATATAATCGTATCAAATTTACCTAAAATTATAAATATTTATGCCGTTGATTTTAATGGTATTATTCATAATGAAGCAAGTAAAGAACAGAATGAAGAAATATTGATAAGAAATTTATGGGATAAAATTAATTATTATAATAGTCATTATAAACCTGATAAATTAATTATATGTATTGATGGTGTTGCACCATTAGCTAAAATAATACAACAAAGAAAACGAAGATATTTAACTATTCATAAAAATACGATTGATAAAATAATTTCTAATTGGGATACAAACGCAATTTCTCCAGGAACAAATTTTATGAATAAATTAAGTTCATATATTCAAACTAATAATAAAGAATATATATTCAGCGATAGTAATGAAGCAGGTGAGGGGGAACATAAGATATTTAAAATAATTAATGATATGGGAGATAATAATATTGTTATTAATGGTTTAGATGCAGACTTAATAATATTATCATTAATGTCTGGAAAAAATAATATTTATTTGATGAGGGAAAATAAACACGAATTGACATATGTTAATATTGACAATTTAAAACGTGCTATTATTAGCGAATTACGTCCCAAATGGGCAATTGAAAATGATATTGATTTGATTGAAAGTTATTGCGTGATGTGTTCAATTTTAGGTAACGATTTTATACCGCATATATTAAATTTAAATATTAAATCAGGTGGTTTAGATACATTAATTTCAATTACTGAAAAAGCAATAAAAACACATGGAAGTTTAGTAGAAAGTAATAAAATTAATCAATTAACATTAACAGATATATTTAATAGTATTAGTGAAAATGAAGATAATGACATTATAGCATTAATTGCTAAAGACGTTGAGAAGAGACCACGAGATTTCACATTACAATCACAAGAATATGCGATTAAAAATAAGGACCCTGTTTTATATGAAATGTATAACAATAATAAAAAATGGCGTTATTATTATTATAAACGTTTATTTGATATTAATATGAATATTGATAGCTTATGTATATCATTAGCTGCTAATAATTATATTAAAGGTATTTATTGGACGTATAATTATTATAAACGTTTAGAATTAGATTATGAATGGTATTATCCATATAACTATCCGCCAACAGCAAAAGATATTAATAATTATTTAAAAGTTAATATAATTGAACCGATCGTTAATAATGGTGATTTCTTAAATCCAAAATATCAATTATTATTAATATTGCCAATACAAAGTATGAAATTAATGGATGAATCGATGCATAAATATATGACAGATTATTCATTAGGATTCAAACATTTATATCCAACAACTTATAAAATTCAAAGTTTATTTAAAACTCATTTATGGGAATGTTTTCCGATTTTACCTGTGATTAACATAGGTAAAATAACAAAAATAAATATTCAACTATTTAATTTAAATTAATTGCTGTAAATATTATCTCATACGAAATAAAAGGAACATTATGCGTTTTTTTTATCTTTAAAAATGAATTTGCTGTTAGCATAATTAGTGAGGATAATATATAATATACAGGTTCTTATTTGGATTATTTATAATAATTAACCTAAATAACAATAATTAACCTAAAAAAGAAACTATATATTACATACTATCCTATTTAATTATAATTAACTTATCTTTATATAAAAATAATTCTTTATTAATATTTAAATGGATGGTTTATTAACTACTACTAATAATGCTAATTTAGATTTATTCACTCAATTAGTAAGAAATATGAATATTGGAACATTACATGAATATTTGCAAAAATCATGGGATACTGATAAACTTAAAACAATTGCTATTATCTTTAATGCACGTGACAGGCTTAAGGGGAAAAAAGAAAAAGCGATTAGTAATAGATGTTTAATATGGTTAAAACAAATTGATAATAAAATTTATAAAAAAAATATATTATCATATATAAATAATTATGGTTGTTGGAATGATTTAAATTTTATTATTAATCATACTAAAAACAATAATTATGAATATTGGTTATTTGCCGAACAATTAAAAAAAGATAAAGAACTTTTAAATAATAATGAAAATATTTCGTTATGTGCTAAATGGGCTATTAATCCAAATACAAATAAAACTATACGTGTTGCACGATATTTATTTGATAATATTACAGATTATGACGTGAGATATAGAAAAGAATATATTATTCCATTAAGAAAATCGTTAGATTTAGTTGAAACTAAATTATGTAATAAAGATTGGTCGTCTATTAACTATTCTAAAATACCAGCAGGAGCTTTAAGAAGATATAAAAAAACATTTATTAAAAATGATAATGAATCGTATTCGGCATATTTGAAAGATGTAGCTGAAAATAAAATTACTATGAAATTAACAGGATTATTACCCCATGAAATTATTAAAAAATATATGGATAATAATTTAGTATTTGATGAAACTCTTGAACTCCAGTGGGATACTTTAGTTAATACTTATAAAAATGTTGCAGGTATTATACCTATTGTTGATGTTTCTGGTTCTATGTTTTCGGGTTCATCTACAGTTAAACCAATATATGTATCAATTGCATTAGGATTATTAATATCATCAATAAATACTGGTTTTCTTCATAATAAAATTATAACTTTTTCATATTCTCCAGTATTTTTGGAAGTGAAAGGAGAGAAATTACATCAGAAAATAACAGATATCTTAAAATCGCCATTCGGTTTAAATACAGATTTTTTAAAAGTAGCAGATCTAATTATCAACAGTAATATCGAATATAAAAAATTAATTTGTTTTAGCGATATGCAATTTAACTCTGCTATACATACAACAGATGTAACAACTATGCATAACGAATTTATAAATAAATTCAAGAATTCTAATAAAGAAGTTCCAGAATTGATTTATTGGAATTTGAATGGTATTTATAATAACTTTCCAATCGATAATAATATGGAAAATACATCATTAATTTCTGGATTTTCAGAACAACTATTAAACGCAATTTTAGAAAATGAAAATTTGAATCCAGATTTATTAATGAATAAAATATTAGAACCTTATTATAAAAATATATTGATTTAAAGATTTTTTCATATACTTATAATAATTTTGTTTAAATGAGTTTAAGTATTATAAGTAATAGCTCTAGTAACGTTGTAGCCGATTTAAAAATGGATAATTGGTGGTATCCATCCAATAATGGAAAAAAAAGAATTTTATTAGCAGGAACACATATCCATCAAAGTAATGGATATAGTCGTGTTATGTATTATATAACAAAATATTTAGGAAATTATGAAGATATTGAATTAACTATATATGGTTTTCAAAATTTTACAAACAGTCAATCGCAAATTGCTTTAAGAAATGAGATAAATCCAAATGTTATTATTCACGATGCTTATGCGAGTGAAGAACCTAAAAGAAATGGATTCGGAGAAAAAGAAATAGGAGATTATATTAAAAAACATCCACAAGACATTATAATTATTTTTAATGATTCTATGATTACTACAGCATTAACAGCAACTATTATTAATGAATGTGGAAATTTTAAACATAAATTCAAATTAATTTCATATATGGATCAAGTTTATACATATCAAAAACGCGAATATATACATTTATTAAATACTTATTTTGATTCTATTATTGCATTCACTCCTTATTGGCGCGATATTGCATATAAACTTGGAATTAAAAAAGAAATGACAATTCATATATTACCACATGGCTTTGATCATAATTTATATTATCCAATTGACCAGAAAATAGCACGTATTTTTAATAATTATAATGAAGAAGATTTTATGGTATTAAATTTAAATAGAAATCAGCCACGAAAAAGATGGGATACGACTATTATGGCATGGGCTGAATTTGTTGAACGCCATTATCATGTTAATGTAACAAAAACAATTACAAAAAAAGATTGTAAAGTTAATAAACATACATCACGACCTATTAAATTAGTTGTAGGAACACAAATGGACGGTTTTTGGAATTTAATGGATGTATTCGAAAATGAAATTAAATTTAGAGATGTGCCATTCGAATATGCTAAAAATACTATAATATCTGTAAATATGCCTCAGCAATTATCAGATCGTGATATTAATATCTTATATAATTCATGTGATGTTGGGTTAAATACTGCAGATGGAGAGGGATTTGGATTATGCGGGTTTGAAGGTTTAGCAGTTGGTAAAGCTCAGGTATCAGCGTATGTTGGTGGAATGCGTGAATTTTTGAATGATGATATAGCCATTTTAATTAAACCAAAAGTAAATATTTATTTAGATTTGAAGGGTAATGGTATTGGTGGTGTTGCTGAAATTTGCGACCCACATGATGTAGCCGAAGGTTTCTGGCGATATTTCAGTTCGCCTGATTTGATGAACAAACACGCGCAGCGAGGAAGACAACATATATTAACTAACTACAGATGGGAACAAATGATTAAACATTTATATAATAATATCATCCCAATATTATAATTATTTTCTAGTACGTAATTTCATAACACTTAATTTGCGCTTTGTAATTTTAGGTCCATCACTTAAAGGTTCATCTACAGGTTCTATAGCATCACTTTCTAAAGTATTGCTTAATGATTTTATAAAGAATGATATTTTTTCTGTAATATTTTTAATAAATGTATTACTCCAACCAACAAATTCATATGTAAACAACATATATTCATTTTCATAATATTTACCATTATATTTATATGTTCCACGTTCGATATCTCTCGAAATAAATTTTAATTTAGCACCAATATTAATTAATACTTCATGTTCTTTATATTCGCCATTACTTGGTTTAATGTCTAAATTTATATATGAGCCGAAATAAACATAATTAAAAATATTTAATAAGTTATTTGGAATTATAATTTTCCACATAACTTTTTTTTCTAATGGTATTTCAGCACTAGACGACATAAAACGCATAGCAACTTCTTTAACAACTGATGTCGCTAAAAATATAGGACTAGTTATTATATCGCCTCTTTTATTCTTTTCAATCACATTAAAAACTTTGTCACTATAAATATTAAATCCTCTATACAGATATAAATCTTTATATTTAATAGTTTCAATTGCATTAGTAATGCTTGTTGGTTTAATATGTGTTAATATAAAATCAGTAAATACTGGTATAGTTTTTATTTTTTGATATAATTTCATTATATTTTGAAAATGTATTATTAAACATTCACTAATATCCTTATCAACATTTAAGCATTCTTCATAATAATTTCGAAGTAATTTAATATTATCATCTGATATTTTAGGATTAGTAAGTATTGTAATTAATTTATCATATTTATATATATTTATTAAAATTAATAAGTCGTTTATTAATTTATAATGAATATTACCAAATTTACAATCTAAATAGTCATCAAAATCAGTATCATTATTCCATTCACATATAACTGTATCATTTAATACAATTGGCGATTCATAAAATATTCTAATACTCATTATAATAAATAAAAATAAAATTATGTAGCAATTATCATTTTTTCATTTGACGGTATTGATTTATAAATATGATAATAATCTTGTATTGCGTTATAAATATCAAATTGTGTTATTTCAGTAATATTGTTAATATTTTTATAAGTAATATTATAAATGTGAAACGTATCACCTTTCGTTAATTTGCCAGTTAATTCTGTATTTATATAACTTAATACTAAACGTAATGGATTTGTAGTTATTGAAATATGTATTTCACAATAACATAATGAATTTAATCCATGTATAATATACGAATCATCTATATCATTCGAATATCCATAATAAACACTTTTAGGTTTACTGTTGCCAATAAACGACATATTCATTTTCAACTTATTATATTCGTCTCTTGCTTGTTTTGATGTAAATAATGCGAAAATATCTCTTTTTTTTGATAAAAACCGTAAACAAGACATATAAAGATTATTTTCATAGTCTTAAATCATTTTTTTATATAATTGTAATAAAAAACCTAATGATAATATGCAAAAATTACCTAGAATTGTATTATTAGGTTTATACATATATTCAATAATTAATAATACATTTGCATATTGAAATATATAATATCCCATTAAAAATATTATAATAACATTAAAATTTATTTCAAAATCAAAACAAGATATCAATATAGTTTTATAAATATAATTTACATTATTATCAGTTATTAACGTATTTAATAATAATGGATAATATCTATCATTCGTATTATTACTTTCTTCGAATGTTTGATATATTAATTCATCTTTTACCGAAATAATATTATAATTATATAATAATGAGTTTAGACATAATTCAATATCAATATGATATGTAACTTTATTAATATCTTTTAAAATTTTTTTTGCACCATTTAAAGTTATTATATAACCTAATGTCTGAGATATTAAAGACTGTTTATAAAAATATTCATTAATGTCATATAATTTTAATGTTTTATTATGAATAAAATTTGATGTTAAGAATATCATATCATAATCTATTGGTGTATTTTCAATAATTTTATTAAATTTATTCAAAAAATCGTCCTTAAATATAAAATCATCTTCTAAAATTAACGCTTTTTCAATATTCTCATTAACTATTTTTTCCCATAATTTAATATGAGAAATCCCACATCCTACCATATTTTTACAGACTATATATTTACCAATACTCGTAGTTAAATTACTTATTTCAGTTTTTGATAATTCTTTACCATGAATTCCCTTAAATCGTTCATAATTAGTAATATTAAATTGTTGAAATTGATATTTACATTTTTCAAATCGGTGATTATCCTTATCTAAATTTATTACAAATATTTTATTTATTGAATTCATTTATAATTTTTTATATTAAAGATTTATTTATATATTATAAAATATGATTACATCTAGACGTTTTACTATTCTAAATGTCGATGTGAATGAAGAGCAATTATCAACAGATACTGTTATATTTGATGAACCATATATTCCTCCTCATCCATCGCCGACAAATGAAATTAAAATGAAAAATAATAAATGTTGCGTAATTTCATAAAATTATTATAAATTTAATAATTAAATATGGAAGATAACAGAGAATATAGAATAGTTATAATTGATAGTGCTAATGCTATTTTTAATGATAGTAATATTTATAGTTTTTATGTAAATTTAATGCAACCATTAAGGGATGTTTATAAAATTAAAATATTACATGCTGCAGTTTCAATTGCTAATAGCAATATGGGTCCTGGACATCCAATAAATAATTTAGACCCTATTTATATTGATTTAAATAATTATAATAGAACTACTGGTGCTATTAATACTGCAAATGGTATTAATTACGTTTCTTATTATGATTCAATTATAATAGATACTAATAAAATTTATCCAACAGCTATAGCAAGTGATTATACTACTATGTTTAATAATTTTAATGAAAATGAAGGAGCATATATGATAAATCCTATTGAACCTCAATTTTCACGTATAAATATTAATCTGTATGATAAAACAAATACATTATTTACAAAAACATTAATATCACGATGTTTGATTAAAATATGTGTATATTATAATACAAAAAAAATAACAAGATTTTAACTATAATATCTGTTTTTATTTGTTTTTATTTTAATAGTTCTAATATCACTAGAATAATTAGTTTCATCATCCTCTGAACTTGATTCTTGAAATAATGCCTGTTTTTTTATTTGTTTTTCAGTTTCTGTTTCTGCATCTTCATCTTCTTCATTTGAACTACTACTCTCAATTATAGTTTTTGCCATTATAGAATTTTTATTGAGTTTTTCCTCAATTATTTCGTTCTTAACTTCTTCTTCATTTATAATTTTATTATCATTATCAGCAACGTCGATAGTTATAGACTTTTCACTAACATCAATATCACTTGATGATTCATAATCTACTATTTTCATATCATCTGTATTAACAATTATTTGTTTAACTTCTTCTTCCTCTTCTTCGACTTCACCTTCCTCTTCTTCGACTTCATCTTCCTCTTCTTCCTCTTCCTCTTCTTCAACTTCATCCTCTTCTTCTTCCTCTTCATCGACTTCCTCATCACTTTCTTCTTCTTCGACTTCGGGTTCGTCGTCGTTTAAGAATAGTTCATACGGTGTGCAATCTCTAATAGTTAATTTAATAATTTTTTTAATATTTTTTTCAACAATATTTAAATGATATTGTTTTTCACAGGGTTTTAAATTTTTATGAGAAAATAAATATGCATTTTTCCAACAATATAATCCAGTATTTATTAAACATTTATGAATAAAATCTTCAACATTAATTGTTTTTATTTTTTTTGCATTTATTTTATTTGTTTTTAACATTACATTAATAACTATTACTTCTCGCAATATTTTTGGTAATAATTTACATTTACTAGATGTAGTAATATTAATATACGATTCATTTATAATATTATTATTCCAATTTTTAATATTTGCCATTTTATTTTGAAATTCTTGAATATTTTTACATCCTTTATATATATCATAAATATATGTACATATAGGAACTGTAAATTTATCTAATATAATATTAATATATTCTTTTTTTGTATCAAGTAAACCTTGCATTTGTTAATTATAAATAATTAATAACTTCTTAAATATAAAAATACTTAAATTTTCACATATACGTGAATAATATTATCTAAATTATCAGAAAAACATAATGATTCATATCTATTTCTTTCTGATTTTAGTTGTTCTTTATCAATTTTAATAAATGTACACTGATTACTTTTATAACAACCCTTTAAATTAATCCAATCTTGTTTTATAAGAGAACACGGTATTTTAAGATCATTATCATAACCACTACAATTAATTCTATTTAAAGTATGTGTAGTATCATATATGTATTGTTTTTCATCATAATGTAAAGCACATATAGCATGACCACAATTATTAGTACTATATGAAAAATCATTATTTAAAAATATAAAATCTAATTTATATTTAGCCTCATTAAAATTAATTTCAGAATTTCCAATATTTTTAAATTCATGTATTATTCTTTTGTTTATATTTGAACTCGAAATATTATTACTATTTTGAAAAATTAAAACATCTGGATTTTCATTAAAATAATTAATATGAGGATTTACACTATATATATCACCTTCTTTTTTATAATAATAGAATGTATTATTGATATTCAATAAATTATAATAATATGATAATAAATAAATATGATTTGTTCTAATTCCATATTTATATGCGTCAGTATCATATGATAAATTATCAATTAATCTGTTTATAGTTGATATAAAACGCTCTTCAGTATCTATTCTAACTGTTAACGGATTTACAGATTTAGACATAAGTTTATTAAATACTACACGCAATATAACAAAATAAGAATAAATCAGTATATTATTGTCAATATAAATTTTCATTTCTTTTATATTTTTATCATAATCTTGTGATTTATAACATTTATTATAAATAACTTTTAATATATTATTTAATTCACTTTTATCAAAATTAGATTCAATTATATTATGTAATAATGAAAATTGTATATCATAAAATTTTTTAAATATTTCACAATCTAATTTTACATTTTCATCATATTTTTTAAAATTATTTGTTACATTATCAATTATATAATAAATAAATTTATTAAATATATGTTCGCTATATGATGTTTCTCGTGAGTTAAGTAATAATTTTTTACTTAAATCACTATAAGCAATTCCAGTAATCATAGCTATCTGCCAACAATTACTAGTATATTGAGGAATTGTAACATATGATAATTTTTGTTTAATGTATATTGAATTAATTATTTGATATATTATAGTTGATATAATAATAGTAACAACGTGCAATAATGGATATTTAGATTTATTATATATATATAAATCTATAACGTTTGTATTTGTAGTTTCATTAGTTAATGAAAAATTTAATAAATTTGTACGATTAATGCTTTTAAATACAATATTAAATTGTATTTTTACAAAACTAATATTACTATTAATATCAATTAAATAAATTTTATTATTAAATAATTTTTTAATATAATTATTATATTTTATAAAAGTATCTATTGATTCTGTATAATTACTGTTTTTATTAGTATAAACGGAATTATAAAATTTTTGTAGATTTATTGAAACTACTCTACTTTTAGATTTAAATTCCATAATGTCATTTATTATAACACAATTATGGAATAAATAATAACAATATTTAAATATCAATTCGCATAATAAAATATTTACATTAATATTATTTTCTTTTATATCATCTGATAATTTATTGTATATTATTATTAATTTGTGTAAATCCTTAAAAATAGATTTTAATGATGATTTATAAGTATCATTTAATGTTTCTATTGTACTATTTAATTTTTCTGTTAATTTAATCTCACTATCTATTAAATTATTATTTATAACCGTTAATATATTATTCATCATATATACCGTAAATGGTATAATATTAGAAGTAATATTATTATATATTATACATTTAATAAATGTAGTTATATTAATTAAAATAACATTTATCGAATGTATTGATTCAGGTTGTCTTATTGATGGTAATATTTCAAATACTTGTGTTAATGACGTTTCTAAATCTTTATTATTTAAATTATAATTTTCTAAAAATTCGGGAGAAATAGATGATACATCAATATTAAATACATTTTCATCTGTATTATTATGTATATTCATATTAAATTTAAATAACAAATAATAATCGTAATCATTAAATGTAGCTATTTCTTTTGTATACTCTTCTTCTTTTATAGTATTAATATACTTGTAAAAATTATGTTCTAAATTAGATATTGATTTTCTTTTAGTAGTACCTAATTTATAATTATTAATATAATTGTAAATATGAATTAATATTGTATAGTTATTAAATAAATAATGACAATATTCTAATATTAAATTATATATATTTGTAGAGTCTTGTATTGTATTAAATATTTGTTGTATAGATAATATAATTGCGTTTGATTGTTCTCTAAATAATCTATAATTACTATGAAAAAAATAGGTGCTTCCTTTTTCAATATTTTTATTACTCAATAATTCTTTAAATTTGGTATAATCAATAATTTCATTATTAATTTGTTCTTTTATCTCATTTATATATGATTTAAAAGATTTTGATTTAACTAATGACATATTTATCTATCTATTAAAAATATTATAGTTTTATAATAATAGAAAATAAAATGATTGAAAATTTATTATCATTAACTAATTGTTATGTAGCTAATTGTAAAAAAGAATATAAAGCACGCAAAGCATTAAGAACAAAATGGTTTAATAACACAGAAAAATTACATGAAGATTATAAGAATAAAAAAATTACTAAAAAAGAATTAATTAAAAAACTTAATAAAATTGATGAAGAATATTTAAATTCAGTCGAAAATTTTTCATTACACAAATGCGAAATAAATAAATGTTATAAATTAGTAAAAAAACATTTAGATTATTTATATGAAAAAAATAAAGAAGCTAAAAAAAATAAATATACAGCTGAAGATTATGTAAATATTATGAAAATAAATAATGCTAATAAGAAAATTGTTTATAAATAAGTAATCTCTTCATCTGTTATTTTTTCCTTAATTTGACTAACGAATTCGGCATACATATTCTCTGGAATTTTAATATTCTTTTGAGTTGTGCTATCATAAATAAATGGTATTTTATATTTTAATTTATCATCTTTTTCATCTTCAATATTATCAATAATATCATCTATTTCTTCAATATCTGTTGAATTAGCTTCTTTAAATTCTTTAATAACACTAATCTTATTTTTATTCTTCAAATGTGAAATCTTTTCAATAACATTTAATAAATCAATATTTGGATTTAAGGAAGCTAATTCGACTGCTAAATCGATTGAAATCTTGTCTTTACCTTTCATATCTAATTTTTTGAGAATAGTTAATGGCAAATCCTTAATTTTCAAATATTTTTTAATAACTGATTTTGAAATTTTAATATTAGATTTTAAAGTTTCATTATCAGCCATTTTAGAAAATGCAACAACCTTATCACAATTTGATAAAGAATTTTTATGAATATTCTCAATTAAACTTAATTCTTTTGCTTTTTCATTATCAATATTTAATACATTACATGGGATAGTTTCTTTATTTAATTCTTTCATAGCTAAATATCGCCGTTGACCAGCAACAATCTCATAAGTATTATTATTTTCCATCAATTTTACTGAAATAGGATTAATTAATCCATATTCAGTAATACTATTCGCCAATTCTGTTATTTCATTAATTTGTGTTTTTCTAGCATTAATATTTGAAACAACCAGAGAATTAATATTAATATTGACAATTTCCATTTTTTATATGAAAAATAATAAAAATAAAATAATCATTTTTTAATAAATTTTCAATACTCTCGCAGATGGATCGATATATACATTTGAAGTTATGAAATCTGGCTGCCAATAATGAGGAAGAATACTAATTCTATCTATTCCAAAATAATGAACGAATTTATTTTTATAATAATAAGCTTCTTTTGATGGATTATCGCCAATCTCATCATCTTTAACTAATTCATTCATTTTGTCTGTAATAACAGAAAACCATGAATTTTCTTTACTAGAAATACCATCGCTGAATGCTTCTTTTTTTCTAAATAAACAATCATTAGGTAAATGTTTATCATCATTAAATACTTGTCGCAATAAAAATTTTTCACAGTTGCAATAACTAGGCATTCTAATTAATGCTGGTAATGACCAAATTGTTTTAACAAAATTAACATCCAGAAATGGAACACGCGCTTCCAATCCCCAGCGTCCAAGAGATCTGTCTAAACGTCTCCCATCGTACATATGAATTTCCTTTGTATATTTTAAACAAGAATTATGAAATGCATCATGTGATGGTGCATAATAATTAAATATATATCCACCTAAAACTTCATCTGAACCATCGCCATTAATAATAATCTTAATATTAGTAAATTCTTTAATATATTTACTTAATAGATATTGACAACAACTCGCTCTAATCGTTGTTATATCATATGTACATGTTGAATAAATGACGTCATCGATAACTTTTAATGCGTCTTCTTCTGTAATTATAACTTCTTTATGGATTGAATTTATAAATGTAGCTACCTTTTTAGCATATGGCAAATCAGTAGATCCTTTAAATCCAATAGAGAATGTTCTAATTTGTTTAGGATATACTAATTTAGATGCAATCGAACATAAAATACTAGAATCCAGACCTCCAGATAAATAAAAGCCAATTTCATCTGGGTTATCAGCCATCAAACGAATTTTAACAGCTTCAATTAAAGTTTCTTTAATTTTATGTAAATCATATTCATAATTAGTAGTTGTATTATAAATATCATTAGTAATATCAAATGACTCATTTTTATTATTTAAAATATCAAAAACCATTATAGAACCACATGGAAATTCTTTAGCATCTCTAAAATCACCAGGAATACCTTTAAGCTCTGATGAAAAAATTAATTCATTATTTTCATTTGAATAATATAATGGTCTAACACCAAACGTATCTCTTCCGCTAATTACTTTAGTAATTGTATTATTTGAATATTCCATAATTACAAATGCAAATTCGCCAATAATTTCATTAGAAATAACATTAATAAATTCATCAAATTCTAATTTTTTATATAATTTTAATAAAGTTAAACAATCATTAGCAGTAATAAGACCATATTTATCATTTAATTCATTATAATTATAAATTTCACCATTACAAATTAAAATTATATTATCATCAACGAATGGTTGCATACCTGCTAAACTTTTATCAATAATTGCCAATCGATGAAAACCAATAGTTGCTTCTAAATAATTCATATAAACAGATGCATCAGGACCTCTATTTGATATTTTTTTAAAATATTCATAATAATCTTTTTTGTTTTTGGAAATATATGCCCAAATACCACACATATAATTATAATTAATATTAAATTATAATTTTATATAAAATTTAAATTAAATAATTAAATGTTATGAATACTAGAAATAAAACATTCGAATTATATAATACACTACTAAAATATAATGATGAAAATTATAATAATTTTATTAATATTATCATTCCAAAATTAATTTCTAATTTTAAAGAAATTAAATATATTAATCTATTAAATCCATCAATTCCATTATATGAATTACCTGATGATTCTATGAACGTTAATTTATATTTTAATATTTTTATTAGTGGTGATTGTAGAGAGCAATTATTTAAAAATGTTTATTTTGGTAAAATACCAATAAATATTTTTTTAGGATATTAATATTAGAACATCATGATGTAACGTATGAAGGATTACAATATTGGATGTGTAATTTATTTAAGAAATTAGGTTGGATATTAGCACATAATGAAGGTAAAACTAAAAAAATAGATTTATATTTAGAAAGTATAAGTCATTTAATACAACAATTAGAACATAAAATACATATACTCGTAGATGTAGATAAAAAAACAGATTTAAAAATAACATTAAAAAATGTTAAAATATTTCAAAAAACCAGCACCAAAAACTCGTAAACCTCGTAAAGTTTAACATAATACATCTTTAATACCATCTTCCAATTCAACTAATGCTTTCCAACCTAAAATATTGAATGCTTCATCGGGTGATTGTATTATGTGTTTAACATCTCCTGGTCTATCTTCAATATATTCTATTGGACAATCAAAATATTTAGCAACATAATTTAAAGATATACTTTTGCCAGTACACAAATCAACTGCACCACAATAATCACTATTCATAGCTAGAATATTACCATTAACTATATCGCTAACATGTGTAAAATTTCTAGTTTGTTCGCCATCGCCCGTAATAACAAGTTTTCCTGTTTCTTTTTTTGATTTTCTTAATGCTGCAAAAACATTAGGAAATGGTCCAGTTTCACTTTGCCTTTTCCCATACACATTCGAATATCTTAATGAAATAACAGACATATTATACATTTTATTATAAGTTGTTCCCAATCCTTCTAATGCTTCTTTTGCAGTTCTATAAGGAGTATGATAACCGTATACAATACAAGAAGATGATAAAACAACGCGTTTAATATTTCTTTTTCTACAAATTTCTAAAATATTTAGTGTTCCCATTACATTAGTATTATAACATAGGATAGGATCTTCTATACACCAAGAAGTTCTTGCAATTGCTGCTAAATGAAATACACCATCTATTTTATCATATTTAGAAAAAACACTTTCTAATAAATTATAATTTACAATATCAACATTCTCAAATATACACTTATCATTCATATTGTTATTTGTAAATAAATTATCAATTATAATTACGTTATGACCTAATGAAATTAATTTATCTACTAAATGTGAACCAATAAATCCACAACCACCCGTTACAATATATGTATTCATATATTTTTTATTATATATATACTTATATAAATTTAAATTTAAATCTTTAATATAATTACCATATTTAACTTTTTCATCAATAATTTCTAACATTTTTTCTTTACTAAATAAATGTTGATACCCTAAACCTAGTATTTTATCAGATTCAGGTATGTTTTCTTTTATTTGTAATTTTCTTTTTAATAATTGCTCATTTAATGGATAAAATCCAAACCATATAATATGAATATCATCTCGTGAAATTGAATGATTTAGTGTTGAATGTCTACCTATTGTATAATTACCATTTTTAAAATTATGCAATTGTCTAGTCCATTTATCATTATGATATTTAACATCATTATTTAACATATTTGAAAACAATTCATTATAATTATTAATATTATAAGTATTTTTAGAATATGGTGATATTATTTTTACAGCATATGATATTTCATCATTATTCAAAAATAAATTTTTTATTGAAATTTCAGATATTAAAAATTCAGTTGTATTTAATACTATTTTAATTCCATCTATATTATTTTCAATATCCATAAATTCTGTATCGATATCAATAGCTTTAAAATATTGATTTCGAGTAGTTATAATTTTACAATTAGGACAAATATTTTTACATATTTCAATTGATTTATCAGTACTATTATAATCAATTATTATAATATCATCAAACATATTTTTATGATGATTTAACCAAAATGGTAATAAATATTCTTCATTATATATATTAGTTAATAATGTTGTTTTGTTCATATTATATATTATATATAAAAAAAAATGAATATTTTTATATAATTGACATACATATATTATTTATTATGGAACTACCTGAATCATATTGTTGGGATATATTAGATAAATACTTTGTTGATAATAAATCAGTTGATTCAATTAGTCCATTAGTAAAACATCAAATTGATAGTTACAATAAATTCATTAATACTACATTACCACAGATTATTTCAGGATTTAATCCAATTAAAATTACTACTAAACAAACAGAAGTAGATAATAAAATACAGAAAATTAATATTAATGTATTAAATCCATCTTTAACTAAACCCATTTATCAATTACCAGATGGTACACAGACAATTATGACTCCTTATATCGCAAGAATGAATAATTTAACTTATTCAAGTTCGCTATATGTAAATGTTCATATTGTAATCGAATATTTAAACGATGATAATGTAGTTGTTAAAATTGATAAATGCGTTAATAATGTTTATATTGGTAAAATTCCTATTATGGTTCGTTCAAATGCCTGTATCTTATATCAAGTACCTGCAATTGGTGACAGCGACAATAATGAATGCAGATATGATTATGGTGGATATTTCATCGTTAATGGTAATGAAAAAGTATTAATTATGCAAGATAGAATTAATGAAAATGATACTTTAGTATTTGCTCCTAATAATAATAGTGACGGACTTTATGCAGAAATTAGATCTATGAGTGATACTATCTATTTACCACCTAAAACCACCAGTTTAAATATGAGTGGTAAATTAAATCATATGGGAAGAAGTATTCGATTAAATACATCGTTTATTCGTAGTGAAATTCCAGTATTTATTATGTTTAGAGCATTAGGTATTATATCAGATAGTGAGATTATTCAACATATTGTTTATGATTTAGATAATAAAGATAATCAAAGAATCATTTGTCAATTAATGGCATGTTGTGATGATGCTTCAGATATTCATACGCAAGAACAAGCAGAAGAAGTTATGATTAAAATTATGACAGGTGTTAATAAAACTACAGGTAATGCTGTAAAAATATTAAGAGATAATATTATTAATGATTTCTTGCCTCATGTTGGTAAAAATTATAGACGTAAAGCATTATATTTGGGATATATGATTCGTAAAATGTTAAGAATTTATTTAGGATATGATAATTATGACAATCGCGATTCATATATGAATAAACGTATTGACAGCCCAGGAATCTTATTAAGTAACCTATTTAGACAGTGTTATGGAAAGATGAGCAAAGAAATTAAGGGTTTAATTGAACGTGAATTGAATTTATGGAGAGCAAATTATAATAATACAACAACAGATATTATTAATGATCATAATATTCATAGATATTTTAAACAATCATTATTAGATTCTTGGTTAAAATATTCACTTTCTACTGGAAATTGGGGAATTAAAAGTATTGGAAGTTTTCAAAATATTCGCCAAGGTGTATCACAGGTATTAAATCGTATGTCATATGCTAGTACATTATCTCATTTGAGAAGAATTAGCACGGCTATGGAAAAAAATGGAAAATTAGTTCAACCTCGCAAATTAGACAATTCACAATTTAATTTAATCTGTCCTGCTGAAACTCCAGAAGGTGCTTCTGTTGGATTAGTTAAAAATCTTGCATTAAGTACAATTATTTCAATATCGATGAGCAGCACTCATATTAGACAATTATTAGTAGAATTAGGAACTAATATTTATGATGATAGTTATTCTTATATTATTGATAATAGTGATAAATGGTTTGTTGAAACTGATGTAATTAAGAATGCAAGAGATAAAATTACAAATTATTTTAAAGGATTGGGAAATTCTAATAATGTATTCGTTCAAATTAATGGAGATATTATTGGATATCATACAAATCCTAATGAATTATACACGAAATTAAAACATTATAAAAGATGTGGAATTATTTATCCTATGACATCTGTATATTGGAATATTTTAAAGAGATGTATCTGTATTAGTACTGAAGCTGGTAGAATGTATCGACCATTATTAATTGTTGATTTTGATGAAAAAACTAATAAATGCGAATTGAGATTAAATAGAATTTTGAGAGAAAAGAAATTAACTTGGAATGAATTTATCGTCAATAAAAAATTCGAAGATTTCATCTGTCCTAATAATGCAGATGACGAAGAAGGTTTTATTGAATATTTAGATAGTAATGAATTAAATCATACACTTATTGCAATCAATTATTTAGAATTAACTAAAGGTATTAAAGGTAATGCTATGCCACCTCGTTATACTAATTGTGAAATTCATGCAAGTTTGATGAACGGTATTTTAGGTGTAAATATTCCATTTAGCGATCATAATCAATCACCTCGCAATTGTTATCAGTGTTTAAATGAAGAAGAAAAAGTATTGTTGAGTAATGGAACTTATAAATTAATCAAAGATATTAAAATTAATGATGAAGTTATATGTTTCGATCCCATTACAAAAACAACTAGTAAATCAATTGTCGTTAATCATTATAACAGATACACTAATAAAATTGTATATACTATTGAAATATTGAGCGGTCGTGTTATTACTGCAACGCATGATCATAAATTTATAACATTATCTGGATGGGTCGAAGTTAAAAATTTCAATAAAAATACTAAACTAGGAATTCATATGATGCCTGAATATACGTCAAATGAAAATATTGAAACAGTAGATATTATTATAAATGATAATCAATTACATATTACATTATTAAATGAATTTGATAAAACAATCACTACATTAACCAATAATCATTATTATATGCCTGTTATAAGCCGCTTAGCTGGTTATTATATGAGAAATAATTTAATATTCAATAGTGATATTGATAAAGATGATTATAATAATGATGTTATTATGATTGGATTTAATGATGGATTATATAATAATATATTTATCACATTTATAGAAACTGTTATTAAAAATATTAATGATTGGTTATTTAAATCCAGTAAATTAATTAAACGAGAATTTCTAGCAGCTTATATGAGCAGAGATGTAAATGAAATGAATGAAACGTTTAATAATTTAATGATTAATGAATTTGGAGATGTAAAAGAAATACCTCAATATTACAGAAAAATTGGAATTAGATATAATTATGAATTATTAAATACATATGCGATATTAAATGAATATGATTTATTTCTCAATTATAAATATAAGAAAAATTTAGAAAATTATACATTAGACGAATTTAAAGAATTAATTACAATTCAAGGAAATTTAATATTTATTCCCTATTATACTAAAATAGTATCTCAAAATAAGCGTATATCTGATTTAACAATCAAAAGCGATTATCATAGTTTCATCGGTGGCGATTGTTTCGCAGTTAGTAATTGTGCTATGGGAAAACAGGCATTAGGTATATTCGCTAGTAATTTCACTAATAGAATTGATACTATGGGACATATTATTAATTATCCACAAAAACCAATCGTATCTACTAAATTATCAAAATATACGAATAGTAATGAATTACCATCTGGAGTAAATGCAATTGTAGCAATTATGACACATTCAGGATTTAATCAAGAAGATAGTGTTATGATTAATAAATCGGCATTAGATAGAGGATTATTTACCAGCACATATTATAAAGCATTTAGAGACCAGTGTGCTAAAAATCATAGTTCAGGCGAAGAAGAGATATTCACAAATCCTACTAATATTACAACAATTAAACCATCATTTTCATATGATAAATTAGATGAATCAGGATTCGTTCCTAAAAATACTTATGTCGATGGTAATGATATGTTAGTTGGTAAAGTTATGCCTCGTAAAATTGGGGGTAAAAATACTTATCAAGATAATTCAACTGCCATGAAAGCAAATGATGATGGATATATTGATTATAATTATATTGGAACTAATAGCGATGGTTATAAGTTCTGTAAAATTAGAATTAGAAAAAATAGAAAACCTGAAGTTGGTGATAAAGTAGCATCGCGTTCAGCACAAAAAGGAAGTATTGGAATGATATATGAACATCAAGATATGCCTTTCACAAAAGATGGCATAGTTCCTGATATTATTATTAATCCTCACGCAATCCCATCGCGAATGACTATGGCTCAATTAATGGAATGTATTATGGGTAAAGTAAGTTGTCATTTAGGAGCTGAAGGAGATGCTACACCATTTACAGATTGTAAAGTAGATAACATAGCAGAATTATTAGAACAAACCGGATTAGAGAAATATGGAAATGAGATTATGTATAATGGTAGAACAGGTGAACAAATTAAGACTGAAATATTTATCGGACCAACATATTATCAACGATTGAAACATATGGTAGCCGATAAAATACATTCACGTGGTAGTAATGGTCCAATTGTAATGCTTACTCGCCAGTGTTCAGAAGGTAGAGCTCGTGGTGGTGGATTGCGATTAGGAGAAATGGAGCGTGATTGCTTTATCGGTCATGGAACTGCATCATTCTTAAAAGAAAAAATGTTAGATTGTGCTGATAATTATAGAGTATTCATATGTAAAGAATGCGGAATGATTGCGAATGTTAATCCAGATAAGAATATCTATAAATGCAACCATTGCAAAAATGCAACAAATATAGTTCAAATTAGAATTCCATATGCATTTAAATTATTAACACAGGAATTATATACGATGAATGTAATTATGCGATATATCTGTAATAATTAATTAACTTTAACTTCATTATATTCTCTATATTCAAATTTTGGCATTATACTGCCTACTTGCGTATCTTCGAATGCTTTATTTATATCAGTCCCATTAAATAACATTTTAGACTCCGTGAATACTGGTTGAACTAATTGTTTTTGTCCTAAACTAGTGCAAACAGGCACTCGTTCTTTATTGTCATTACTATAAGTTCTATTATGTTTGATAGGATCATAAATTCTGACATAAACTTCTTTTTTATTTGGTGAATTTTTTATTTTATTATCTTTAATTTCAAAATTTATTTTATTTTCATATTTTTCTTTTGTAACTGTAATTTGCGGTAGTGTAGGTGCCTCTATAGGTAATGTTGATTTGTCAATCAATTTATTAAATACATTTGGAAATGTATTTTTGATATATTCGCTTACATTAGTAGCACCTGCGATATTAGATACTTTTAATAATTCAGTTTTAATATCTTCTATATCGGTGTCTATTTTAATAAATGCTATATTTTCTTTATTTATTTTTTCTTGAGCTATTAATTTTAATTCTAATGCATTAAAATGTTTATTAAATAATTGTAATAATATTTTTTTAGTTAATACATAAGTTGTTAATACGTCTATTTCGAATTTTTTATAATTATAAGATTCTAACATAGCTGTAAATAAATAATCATTTAATTGTAAATAAATAAAGCAATCTCTTAATGGTAACATCATTTTAGTTGATAATTCATTTTTATAAATGGTTGAATATATAGTTATAATACGATTTAATATATTTTTTCTAGCTATTGCGCCTTCAATACCATTATTAACGTGATTATCTTGAGTTTTTATTAATTTATCATATTCTGGCGAATTATATAAATATTCTTTAAGATTTGTTGATGTAAAATATGAATATTTTTTTATTTCTTGTATTGATGGTGGTCGTTCCAATATAGATTTAAATAATTCAATAACTTCATATTCACTCAATTCTACTTTCATTTTAGGATTATTAGGTATTAGACTATCTGATATTGGATTTTCTATTGTATCATATGTATCAGAAACTTTACCCTTATAATTTTTAATTTCATCGATAGCATTAGCACTAATAAAAGATTCAGATGTTGCATATGAAGAATGTAATAAAATAATTAAAAATATAATTAATATTGCTATTACAATTATTGAAATTGTTATTCTCATTATCTATTATTAATAAATAATTAATAAATAGAATTATGTCGGGTTTTAAAAATTATTTTGACGATATTGTTAAAATAGACCCTACATATGGTTTTATGATTGGTATAAAAAATAAATCAACATTATCACATTATACTAATCATTTAAGTGATTCTTATTTAAAACAATTATATCATATTTATAAAAAATATAAAAATAAAAATGATAGTGAACTAAAACTACATATAGATTATATTAAATATCATATTAAATATAAAATTTATTTATATAATTTATTAACTTCTTATGAAAATCATATAATATCATTTGAATATGATAATAAAATAATATATCCGCCAAATAAATCATATGAACTCAACCGAAGAAAAGATTTTAAATTATATATAAAAACTCTGATTGCGAGATTAAAAGAAAGTTTGAAATTAAAAATAACAGTACCGCGTTTAATTTGTAAGAATTTTCTAAAACAGATTGAAAAATACAAAGATTATAGTGAATTATATGATTATATCAAACATCATTATTTAAATAAATGCAGAAAAACGATTGGATTATGTCATTTGCCTAATGGTAAAAACATATATAAAATATTAATTTTAAATAATTTAGGATTTTATAAATCGCCAAAGCAAATTCATAATTTAGGTTTAAAATTAATTAAAAAACCTATCAATACCGTCGCTCATTTCTATTCATCCCGTGAAGAATTCTTTAAAGACTGTTTAAAATATTCCTTATATATATATGAAGTAATCATAGATAAATATTTTTATTATAAACCACCACATCCATTCATAATAAAGAAAGTACCAGAAGAATTGGAACATAATAGATCATTAGCATATTATAATGATATTGAAAATGCAGTTTTCGTAAATCTTCGTTTTTATAAAGAGTGTAATAAAAATACATTATATTCATTATTAATGCATGAATGTTTTCATCAATATCATTATTTATTTATGAAATATCATAAATTACCAAAATATAAAATTCATGGATATAATAATATAACATTATTAGAAGGTTTTGCACATTATATGGAAATATATTGTGAAAATTATGATGATGATAATAATGAATATTCATTATTGCGAAAAATGCGTTTAGTAGTCGATACCGGAATTAATTATTATGGTTGGACATATGAAAAAGCATTCAATTATATGAATAAATATTTACCAAATCGTATTGAAGACAATAAAACAGAATTAAATAGATATATAGATATACCTGCACAATCTCTATGTTATGTTATTGGTAAATATGAGATTATAAAAATGAGAGATAATTTTATTAAAAATAAGAAAGGAACAATTAAAGATTTTCATCATAAATTATTAATAAATGGAACTACTTCATTAAAATTTATAAAAAATATCCTTTAAATATAAATGAATTCTAAAGATTTTTGTAATAATGTTGTAACAATACCTCAATTTCTTGGTACTTGCTGGTTTAATGCAATATTGATGAGTATTTTATATAGTCAAACATCGCGGAAATTATTATTACATCTAAATAAATTTAAAACAAGAAAATCACCCTATTTTAAAATATTTTATGAAATTTTGTATAAGAATTATATATCACCTGAAAAATCTAAAGAGTATTTTAATATAATGCGTCCAGAAAAAATTTTAAGTTATTTAATTAAAAATAAAAAAGAATTGGATGATGTTGTTAAAAATGGCTGGTCTCATAATATGTTTTTACCAATATTTATAAAAAAAATAGGTATGAAATCTCATTCATTCGAATATTATAATGGTAAATTTTATTGTGGCATAAGTGAAAATATTTACATAAAATCAATAAAAAATAAAATGAAATATTTATTTAAAATTAGCATTTTATTAGATAAGGTAAATGAAATAAAATATGCCAAAAAAAATCCAGAATATTTATTTGTAAATATGTGGGATAATTTAGGAAATCAAAAAGATCATACATTTATTGATAATTTTATAACAGAGTCTATTAAAGCTTACGGTGATAAACATACATTAGGTGCAATAAATATTAAGTATAGCGGTCTTGATACATTCGATGATATAATTATATTTAACGGTGATAAATATATATTAGATTCTTGTATATTAGCTAATTATAATAAAGATAATGCTAATGGTCATGCAATTACTGGTATAACATGTAAAAATAAGAAATATGTTTATAATGGTTGGATGCGCGCTACAATTGATCCTGCTAAAAATGATATGTCCTTTATAGCTGGTACATTACCATGTGAATTAATGAAATATGATTGGGACGTTCATAAAGATGCTAAATTCTGTATAAATCCATTAGGATGTAATATTAAAGAATTAAATAAATCACCACAAGAAAAAATCCAGTGCTTCTCATTCAATAAAGGAAAACGCACATTAGTATATGTAAAAATGAGTTCAAAATATAAATCATTAGATGAGAATAAATCATTAGATAAAAAAACTAATAATCTAAAACAATTTAGAGGAGTTATAAAAACAAATTTAAATGAAATTAAAAAATTATTAGAACTTAAATTAAAAAAGAAAATCGAAGATCCCAAAAATCGTGAAGAAATTAAAATAATAAGTAATAAAATAATTAAATTACGCGAGGAAAATAAACGAATTAGAAATGATATCAAAATACATATGAATGCTAATGCTAATGCGAAACCAAAAGCAAATGTTAATGCTAGTGGAATAATAACAAAACAACAATATATAAATAAGATTAAAGAATTATATCCTCATTATGTTAATTTGCAAAGTTATAGTATAAATGAATTGAAAGAAATATATAATCGATATTGTCCTATTAATGTATTAGATTATCATAATAATAGTTGTTATTTAGATACATTACTTTTTGCATTATTTAATAAAAAAAATAAATATATTGAACAATATTTATTAAATGCCCCAGTTATTAAATATTCGAATGCACCTCGTTCATTATATGAATATGGTAAACAAATTCAAGTAGAATTAAATAGATTATATAATGTAATATCATCACAAACTTCTAATAAAAAAGTAGAAAAATGTTCAGCCTTACGTAAATTATTTAAATCGTATAATGATTTATATAATAAACATGTAATAGCTAATAATGAACTCATAGAATGGAAAGGATCGCAAACCGATTATAATGTTGTATTAAACATTTTTAATAAAATATTTAATATTGATAATTCATTAAAAGTAAAAATTACAACTAGTACTGACCGAATTGAAAATAGATTATTTATTGATTTTATTGCAAATGATTTATTAATAAATAATAATACAATTACTATTAAAAATCATTATTATGATATATTTACAGCAGATGGTAAAAAATACAAACATAAGATTGAATATTTAAAAGGTGAAATGTTATTTATGTATTTTAATCGCACATACGTAGATAATGCCGATGATTATACAGATGATAGGGCTAAAAAAATAAATAGTAAAATAATACCAGCAATCAAATTAAAATTAAAAGAAAATAAGAAAAATATTTATTTAAATTCTATTATTATTCATGACGGTTCTGGTAGAGGTGGACATTATACATGTTTATATGATTGTAATGGTATTTGGTATAAATTCGATGATATTGCAACAAATAAGATAACTAAAATAGGAACATTTGACGATATTATAAAAAATAATAATTACACACAAAATATAACAGGATTATATTATTGGTAAAATAAATCAAAAGATTTTTGAAAAATTATAATTAAATTACTATAGATCTTCTTATGCTAATCTACAATAATTGAAACAATTAAAAAAACTAGAAATAAAATAAAAAAAATAAAAAATATATTAAAGTAGTTAATATATGACAGAACAATCTATTCAAATAAGTGTAAGAGATGTTATAGATTTATATAAAATAAATAAAAGTATAGACATGGCAAATGAATCAATAAAGGTACGTATTCATAATAAAAGTATAAATTTAGATTTATTCATACAATATATACATCATTTAACTAACTTAGGTTATAAAATTTTTATTACTTATATAGACCCTGATATCAGAAATAATATCGAAAGTAAAAATATTAACACCTATAATTATTATGATGATATAATTACAAATACCATGGCATTAAATATTGAAATGAATAATGCTAATGAATATATATATTCATCATTATTTGATATTTATATATATATAAAATGGTTAACTAGACCAATTGAATTTGATAAATTATATACTGCTATAGATTACATATTTAATTTAATAAAAATTATTGTTTTTAGCAATTTAAAAAATAAATCATTTGATATATCAGATAAATCAGATATATTACATATAATTGATGCTGATATTGATTATGATGATTTTAATATAATTAAACAAAATTTATTATGTGAAATTTTTTTTAAAAATATTTACAATTTAATAAATTCATATGATAATAAAACTTTTGATATAAAAACTATAATAAAAGAATTAAATAATGAAATAACAGAATTAGATAGTTGTAAACTTAAATTATTAGCAATTAGTATTCGCGATGCTTGTATAAATAATAACCTATCTAATATAAAAGACAAATTTGATTTTATAAAAGCTATAAATGATTTAAATAAATTTAAAGAAATTGATACAATTTATACATATGAGGATACTAAACATAAACATACAGATTATAATTTAAAATATATATCATATCGTAGAACAAAACAATATATTGAATATGATAAAAACCAAGAAATAAATTTTAATATACCTGTAAATTATCTAGAATGGTATAGCAGTAGTTGTTATATGGATATTATAGTTTTTTCATTATTATATAAAAAAAATAAATTTATTTCAAATATTTTTCTAAATAAACCATTTGAAAAGTATTTTATATTGAATGATGCAATAAATAATAAGTTAAATATATATTATAATACATTAAAAATAAAATTAAATGAAATATATGAATATATTCATACCACTAATAAAAAACCAAATATAAATGTTGGCAATATTGAATCTAAAGATAAATTAAGAAATATATTATCTAATATACATGAAATCTTTATTAATGAAAAATATTATTTATTTAAAAATAAAAATGTGTATGATACGATAATTGATTTATTGCTAAACTATAAATTATCTAATTCAGATGGTTCAGAGGTTGAAAGATCACCTGAATATAATTTACATAATTTTGTATTAATATTATTTAATATATTTCAATTAAATGAGTTAATTACTATTAAAAAAAGTGATATTATTGGATATGATATTACATTAAATATTTCTGAAAATAATACAAATATATTACCTACTTTGTTTATAGATAATGATGGTGATGATATTACTATATTAAAAAGTAAATTATTAGTATTAAATAATGACAATAATCGTATTTATAATACAGATAAATATATCAAAATATATCCACCTCCTTATTTAAAATTAGAATATAATACAGAATTAATATATTTACAATCAATAATAATACATTATATTACAGGTAATGATAAAGGTCATTATATATGCTTATTTAATAATAATTCAATATGGTATGTGTATGATGATATGGAAGTTAATACAAAACCACAGTATAAACCACGTGAAATAGGAACATTAGATGATATTATTAATAACTCTAACTATAATGAACATATAGCTATGCTTATTTATTATTAGTTATAGCATAATATATATGATGATTTTGATAAAATATTTGGAATAATATCATCTGTTAATTTACATACAGATGTATCATCATATAATACATACTCTTTATTTGTTATACATATTGAATTATAATGACCACCATCTATTAAACCATAATGTAATCCAATTGCTTGTAGATTGAATGTTAATGAAGGATTGAATGTAAATGAAGGATTGAATGTTAATGAAGGATTGATATTAACAGAATCGTTATTTTTTTTATTATATTCATTAAAACGATTTAATGATATAAATAATATCTCTGGGTATTTATAAATGTCTAATTTTTTTTTATAATTGCAATTATTTAGGCATTTTTCACATTTCCATTCATCGGCATTTCTAATTTCTGCTATAAATTTCTTATTTAACAATTCGCTTATTGACAAATTTTCACAAATATCTAATCCTATATATATGAATGGTTCATATGTTTTATTACAAAAACCACATCCAAGACATTCAATAGTATTTATATAAGACCCTTGAAGATTTTTATAAATATCACTATATTTATTTTTATTGAATATTGAAATATTTTTATAATATTCATCTATATTTTCAATATTATAGGATGTTTCATCATGTATTTTTTCAATTAAAAATAAAAATAATTCACATATATCTATTTGTTCGCCAAAATTAAATATTCCTTTAAAAATTATATAAAAATTATGTATAAATCTATTAGGTGTTATATTTTGATTTTGATTTAATACATTAAATAAATCTTTTAATTCGTATGTAATAGTTCCTTCTGTTGTATTTGAATTCATAATAATATTATTAATTTTAGGAGTTCTGTATAAAATCTGTATTAAACTATTAATAGCACAGGTCGAACCCAGATTAGCTAATCCGCCACCACTCATTAATATATATAAAAATTAATTTTTCCACTTATGACCGCAAATAATACAATTATAAAATTGGGTGATTGCTTCGTCGCCACTTCTTGTTTGAAGTTCATAATATGAAATCTTATTATTTTTACATTTGCCACATTTAATAGTATCGGTCATAGAAACTTGTTTAATTTCATAAGCAGCCTTAAATTTGAGTTTTTGTTTTTCAATAATTGCTTCCCATTTTTCTGGGAAAACTTCTTCACAAGACATATACGGTAATTTATGCGGTAAGAATTCTTTTTTATTTAATCTTTCCAATAACTTTTCATTTTGAATATAAGATTCTTTATTTAAATTAGAATAAATAGAGCGACCAATATTAATATAACTATCTGTGAATAAATCGCTAGACCATGATAATGGAATTTTTAGAGAATTAGCATAATCAATAGTTGAATTGAAAATTCCAATTTCTAAATCAGTTGCTTCAATTACAGATAAATGAATGTCATTTATTAATAAATCACGTAATTTATTTCTAATTTCATGTTTATTATTAGAATTGGTAGTCATTATATAAATAAGTTAAATAACAAATATATCATTTTTTTATATGATATATACTAAACATATAAAAAAATGATTAATATTTATTTAAAGATTATACAAGAAAGATATATAATTAAATGAGTTTCCCAATTTTACCTAAGAATGTTGATGTTTCAAAACTTAAATATGCTGAAGTTAAATCATTAGCATCTGGGTCAAAAAGTATTTATGTAAATTATGGAACGCAAAGACTTCGAATTCAAACACCTGTAATGTATATGCCATATGGTATTGGTGAAGGATTTGAAGATAAATCAAAGAAACTACTTGACGTCAAAAAGGATAAGAAATATGATATTACACTTTCATTCAAGGGTTATGACGAAAATGCTAAAATTCAAGTATTTCTTGATAAAATGCGCGAATTAGAAGGTGAAATTATTGATAAAGCATTCGAAAATCGCGAGCCGTGGTTTAAAGATGATTTCGATGGAAATAAAGCATTCGTTGCTCGTCTATTTTCACCGATTATTAAAGTTGATAAGGATCCAAAGACAGGTAAAGTTGTAGGTAAATATCCGCCAACTATTCGTGTTAAGGTTCCTTATGACGAAGCAAATGATAAATTCAACTTTGATTCATTCGATATGGAAAATAATGAAATTGATTTCCACAATATCATTACAAAACTAAAAGCGGGAAAAACACAACTTATTATTGAACTTACCGGAATTTGGATTGCCGGTGGTAAATATGGTTGTACATGGAAAATTGTATCTGGTAAATTTCAATTGTCTATGAGTAATAAAATGGCATTTATTGAAGATAGCGATACTGAAAAAGTATCTAATGATGAAGAGGAAGAAGACGATGATGAAGTTGATGCAGTAACAGATGCAATTGACGATACTAAACTTGCAAATAGTGATGATGAAGAAACTGATATGACTTCTCAAACTGAAGTTAAAGAAACGCCTAAAAAAGGTGGTCGTGGAAGAAATTCTAAAAAATAAATAATAAAAATGCAATTATAAATGACATAATTATTCTCGCTAAAATAGTGGGTTCATTTTTGTCATTTAATAGTTGAACAAAACTATTAAAAATCATATTTAGAATGTTAAATGCCGTTGGTGTAGATAATAACATAAATAAAATAAATGCAAATACTGCAGTTCTTATTTTCATACCATATAAAAAATCAGGTAGTTGCTTTTTTTCTTTTTCCTTATTCATTATTATTTATATTAATTAAATATAATATATCTAATGAATTTAATAACATTCTATTTAATGAATAAACGGGAATTACACCAGGAGTTTCGATGTCAGATAGCCATTCTGGAATATTATTATAAAAATCATCACTATAAAGAGCAATTGCTTTTATAAAATTACAACATAATAAGAATTCATTCGTTCCATCCTCGAATAATTTGATAATTTCTCTTGCAAAATCATAAAATATATTATTGTCATTAATATCATTAAAATATTTAATATGATCTGGATTTTCTCTTGAAATTAATTTAAAAGTTTTTATAATATTCTTAATTTGATTTGATGTTAATTTTAAAAACCATCTTATATGATTGTAAAAACCAACCTTTTCTATTATTTGTGATACGTCTGTATATGCTTGATGTATTGATGTCCATTCATATTTTTTTAATGTATTTTTACGATTTAATTTAAAAAATTCAATATATTTATTTAAGTCGTTGATGAATGTGGATGGAAATTCTTGTTTTGTATATGGATTCCAATTGCCATTAGTATCAATAAAATATTTTAATTCAGTTGCAATAAAAAAGTAATTATTATTATTTTCATTATATATAAATAATGATTTCTTATTAATTTCATTAAGTGTTTCCATAGTAAATGGATCTTCCGTATTATTATAAGTAATATCTGGATTATAAATATATTTTTTCAATAATTTATATAAAAAAACTTTATGAATTATTTTAAATTTGACATAATTATTTTTTTCAATATTATATGTATTTAAATTTAATAAAAATACATCTTGTATTATTGTATTATTATTTTCCAATAAATTAAAATATTGATTATATAAATAATAATTGGAAAACAATACTTTTAATGTTGCTTTAAACATATATTCTTTCGTATATATTGCCGGATTATCATAAATATATTTAAAAATTTTATATATTTCATGTGAATTAATCTCATTTGTTCCAATAGCTTTATTTATAATTTCATATGCAATATTATTACAATTGCTATGTTTAATGCAATAATTATATAAACCATCGGCTAAATTAGTACAACAGCAACCCGAGTTATACATTCTGTATATGCATTTATTCATTTATTTTATTTATATAAAATAATCATTAAATAACTTCTGGAATTAAAATACCAGCATTAACATAACTAAAATAATCATAATATTTACCGTCTAATTCAACATATTTAACGCCTCGTTTTTGAACTACACGACCTTTACCTCTTTTTTGAACTTCCATTTTTTTATGTTTCATAATCTTATAATCGTTCGTAATATCATTAGTATATGAGAAATCATTATTATTAACACCAATAGCCCATTTATAACATTTAAAAGTATTTAATAATGGTTTATTCTGTTTAGCATTAATAACACAATCAAATGAAGCACTTTTCAACATATTCAAAAATTTATTAATTATATATTTCTTTTTATCAGCAGTTTGTAATATATGTTCATCAGTAGTTAAACCTTTATCATTTCTTTCAATATTGAAATCGCTTTCTTTTTGTTTTTTAGTAAATTTCATAATATAGCTAAAAACTTGAACATTTCTATCTTTTAGAGGTAATGCTTGGTGCGAACATGAACGAATTGCACGTCCAATAACTTGTTCAATTCTTACATTATTCCAGAATGGCTCAACTAATAATACACGTCTTACGTTTTTTAATGAAATACCCTCTGCACCACTCTGAGTAATACAAAATAATTTAACTAATTTTCCATATAATTGTTCTGGATTTTCTGGAAGCATTTTTTTCATTTCATTCGTAATATTACTATAATCACTATTAAATAAATTCATTAATAATTTTGTTTTTTCTTTATCTTGATCGAAAATAACATATCTTTTATTATCATATTTTTCGTCAAATATATCATCATCTGCAAAATAATAATCCATAGCTATTTTTTTTAATTCTATTTGTTTATAACCTTGACGATTTAAGACATCTGATAATATTCCTAAACCTTCTACTGATCTAAATGCAGAGTATACTAAAACTGATCCAGGTGAATTTTCAATATCTTCAACTATTTTAGCGAATTTTGGACTATGATGATTTTTCAAATTTTCTAATGTTAATGCATCACTACGATTCAATTTATCCATCATATCTTTTAATTGATTTGTATATTCATCTGCTATATTTGTTTCTTTTTCTGGTTTATCTTCATCATCACTATCATTTGCTTCTAAATTTTTAAAATGTTTCTTAATATCTTTAGGATATATACGTGTGATATTTTCAGGAAAACTAAAATTACATATGGCTCGTGTGAATGCACGATAAACAGATGAATTTTCAGTAAATAATCCACCTTTTCGCTTATTTAAATCTTGTTTTAATTCATAATTTCTGGCTTCAACGTAATTTTTAAATTGGCTATCAGTCATATCTAATATTCTAACTTCTGATGGTAATACGGATGGGAATAAATCACTACCACTAATACTATAATAACTGACTGTTCCTAAAATACGACGCATAAATAAGTCTTCATTAATAACGGATGGATTATCTTCATCTGTAGAATCCAAAAAATATTTATTAAAATCATCTTTTGAATTTGGTAATGCATTATAATTAAGTATTGAATATCTAATACCTATTTTAATTCCTTTTAATTCATTCAAAGAATTAATAATATTTTCGAGCATTTTATCAACGGTCACACCCCAATTTTCTTTAATTATCATATTGTCGGCATTACGTTTATAACCTTTAGGCAATAATGATATTAATATTTTTCTATTTTCATTATCAATATTAAATTCATCAATATAATTAATTGTTGTATTTAATTGATTTTGAAATTCTTCAGTTGTCATAATTTTAGATGCTTTTGTATAATTTAATTGATATACATTCATATAACCTCTAATTAAATTAATAAGTGTTGCAATTTCATATGGATTATTGATCATAGGCGTACCTGATAATAATATAATCTTCATATCGCGTGCGTTCATTAGATGATTATAAACTGTTCTAGCTAATGCACTACCATTCACGACACGACTAATGAAATTATGAACTTCATCAATAATTACAAAAGAATTATCGAATGGTGATGTTCCTAAACTTTTAATTAATTTTGCAGATAAACCATTATAACTTATAAATGTATATCTATTTTTAATAATGTGAGATGTCATAGCACTTATTGAATGTTTATCATCAGCCGATGACGTCTCTCTAATTATAATTGCGTCTGGTATATCATTTTGATATAATGGAACCCATACAAGACCATCTTTTTTAATAATAGTTTTTTTTATTGCATATTTACTTTCTAAAACATCTAATGAATTTTTATTAGTTTTTAATAATTTCCAATCTTTTAAATTTAATCCAATTGAACTAATTTTTAATATTTCATTTTCATAATTGACAGCTAAAGAAGCAGGACTTAATACGAATATTTTCTTTTTTTCAATATATCCTTCAGCCGCAGCAATTGACGCACCGGATTTACCAGAACCCAATTCGTGATATAATAATGCTCCACGATATGGACTATCAAATTGCATATAATCTTTAACAAATCTTTGTTGAGGAAATAATTTTATTGAATTATCTTCTTTTAAATCGCAAACATCACCATCACATTCGCATTTAGGCTTTTCAATAATAGTGGATAAATAATTAGAAGGTTTGAATGTTTTATAAATTTTTTCATTATAACCAATTCTATTAGGCAGTACCCATTCGACTGGTTTCACTTCATTCGCCATTTTCTATTATTATATAAATATAAATAATAATATATATTTGATGACATTAAAAATAATTATAGATAGTCGAGAGACACAATTATATAATATTTTAATTGAAAGAGATTTAGATAAATATTCTATTGATATTTCAAAAGAACAATTGGAATTAGGTGATATTCGAATAATTAGTGATAATATTGATTTTATATATGAACGCAAAACTATGAATGATTTATTATCGTCAATTAAGGATGGTAGATATAAAGAACAAAAACACAGATTATTAAGTAATCATAAGAATATTAATTATATTATTGAGGGTAGTGATATTATTTCATCAAATAATCATCATTCGCAAAGTATATTAACGAGTGTTTATTATCATTCGATGTATAGAGATGATATTAAATTATTATTTACAAAAAATATAAATGATACAGCAACATTATTATTATTAATATCGACAAAAATAATAGATAATCCATCTAAATTTATAAAAACAGATGAAAATAAAGAATATATTGATGTTTGTAAAATTAAATCAAAAAAAATAGAAAATATTGATAAAGAAACTTGTTATTTATTGCAATTATCACAAATACCCGGAATTTCTAAACAGATTGCTAAAAACATTAAAGATATTTATCCAACTTTAAATATCTTATTAAAAAAAATAAATGAGAGTGAAAATCCAACAGAAGTATTAATTAAAATACCTAATATTGGAAAACAAAAAGCAGCAAAAATTATTGAATATTTAATTTAAAAAAATGATATTAATAATCATTATTATTATAAATGAATAATAAATCTCCATTAAGATATCCTGGTGGTAAAACACGAGCTTGTAAAATATTAGATGAAATAATAAATAAATATTTTGATATTAGCACATTCAAAGTAATTATTTCGCCGTTTTTTGGCGGCGGTTCATTTGAATTTTATTTGCAAAATAAATATAATTTACCATTAATAGTAAATGATAAATTTACACCATTATTTAATTTCTGGATGCAAATAAAAATAAATAAAGATTTATTGTGCGATGAATTAAATAAAATTACATCAATTACTAAAGATGATTTTATAAGATATAGAAATATGAATATGAATGATAATATGATAGAACAATCTATTTATTATTTTATTATAAATAGATGTTCGTTTAATGGTTCAACATTATCTGGTGGATTTTCATTAGAAGCTAGTAAAAAACGTTTTACAACATCATCAATAAATAAAATAAAATTATTAGATTTGAGCAAAACAGATATTTATAATCAAGATTTTTATGATTTTCTTATTGACAAAGAAGATTTTATATATTTAGATCCACCATATTATTTAGAAAAAAACTCGAAATTATATGGTAATAATGGCGATATGCATGAAGATTTTAATCATTTATTACTACACGACATAATAATAACAAAAAACAATTGGATAATAACATATAATAACTGTGATTATATAAAAAATTTATACAAGGATTATATAATAATTGAAGATATACGATGGAGCTATGGTATGAATAAAAATAAACAATCAAGTGAAATAGTTATAATATCTAAACTTTTAACATAAAAAGAGAGACTGTCGCCATTTTAATTTATAATATTTTAAACTTTTTTTATTAATATCAGTTAATGGACGATTATATAAGTATACCATAAATGCTACTGATATTAATAATCCACCAACAATCATATTTTTTAAATAAATATTATTAAATTATTCTTATATATATAGGATTTGAAATTGGATGTTGTGGGGTTCGAACCCACGCTGTGCATAGCACAATATCCTCTTAAGGGATACGCCTTAAACCACTCGGCCAAACATCCTATATATATTACAAAAATAAATAAACCAATACTATCAATCAAACATCTTACTTAAGGTAATTATATTAATAATCTAATCTTTATATCCTTTTTTTTTACTATATAAATATTAAAACAATTATTTATATAATGTCAATATATATAGGAAGACAGATTACGAACGATGAATTAAATGTTTACAATTCATCAAATAAATTATATTTAAAAAGTAAAACTTCGTCAAATTTATTATATATTAATTATCATGGTGATTCTTTTAATGATGGTTGTATTGTTTTTAAGAATGATTATCAATTTGGATATATTAATTCAAAATTAACATTCTATAATAGTAGTAATTTATTAACAATCGATAATGCATCAATAATATCATATAAAGATGTTATTTTAAATTCGAATTTAGAAATAATAAATTATTATAAAACTTCAAATAATATTAATTATTTTAATAATAATCTTTTATTAAATTTTAATAATAATTCTAATAATTCATTAAAAATTAAGTTTAATGATACAACTGAATTAATTAATATAACATCTAATGATACTATCATAAAAACGCCAAATATACACACATCAAATTTATATATACAACGAGATTGCGTCTTATACACTAATTTTATTGATAGTCCAAATATGAATCCTGTTGTTATTCGTAATATGGCTTTTGCAGAAAGTTTGCGTACTATTACAACTAATATAGTTCATTCATTAAAAATAGATACTAGAAATATATTCGATAATTTAATAATACCACATGATTTAATGTCGTGGATTCATTATTTAACTACAAATAATATTAATCAAAATGATTTATTTTTTACAGCACCTAATATAAATATTAGTAAAATTGCTACTGATGAAATTGGCGGTAGCAATATTTTAGAATTTAAAGTTTATAATCAAATAGATGCAACTATACCATCTAAAGTATTATCAATTAATAATAAAGGTTATATTAATATTAGCGATAGGAATGAACAAAATACACCATTATTTATAAATATTAATCCAATACATTCGAATATAATTCAATATATCAATAAAAATAATTCAAATAATAATTTTAGCGTAGGTTCGAATGGTTATGTTAGTATTGGATCTAGTAATTTATCACCAAATCAATTATCAATTACAAAATATAATGTTAAAGATACTAAAAATACTGATTTAATTTCCTTAAATATAAATTATGATAATACTGCGAATATATATAATTCAGTTGATATTATAAATATTAAATTTATAAATAATGATACTTTAACTGATTTTAATATAATTGAATATGGATATGATAAATATGTAATAACTAATAATTTTATTTCAAATAATATAATTGAAAATATTTATGATAATGTTAATTATTATACAGAGATAATACCAGTAATTCAATCAATACCATCAAATTCAAATATGTATATATTATATCCAATAAATGGTTTTAATATTACTTCAAATATAAATGAAAATTCAGTAGATATTATGGTATATCCAAGCGAAATAACGATACCATCAACATTTATAACATCTAATTATAATAAATTCATAAAATCAAAAATAATAAATCAAATAACTATTTATTATAATTTTTATATTTATAAATCAACTTTCACATATAATTATAATAATATAAATAATATTCCATATAAAACAAATACATCAAAAGTATTAACAGCTTCATTAAATAGTAATATAGTATATTCAATATCTTCGAATGGTAATGTAGGAATAGGTACTAATTATACAGACAAATATAAATTATATGTTCCTGAAAATGGATTAATAAATAATTTAAATTGTAGTATAATATCTAATTATTTAACTAATAATATATCTTTTTCATCAAATAATTTAAATAATATCAATACCATAAATACAATAAATATTAATAGTTGTAATATAACATCAATTTCAAATATTTTAAATAATATCAATAATAATTATTGTTATGTTAATTGCAATCTCAATATAGCATCTAATGCATTTTTAGATGTTAATTCTATATCTTCATTTGGATATTCGAATATATTGAGTAATTATATTATTAATGTTAATATACCATCTACGGGAAATGGAAATGCAATTTCTATTTACAATCAAAATAATAATATAAATCCTAATATTTCATTATATGGAAGTAATTTATCATCGTACCCATTTATAACATTTAAAAATCTTGTTAATAATACAATAATTAAAATAACAACTGATAATAATTTTGAAATAAATACAAGTAATTCAACGTCGTCAAAAATATATTCAGTAATATATAATAATATTAATAAAAACTATGTTTCATTATATGATAATAATCTTTCCATTTTTAAAGATAATGATAATAATGTGAAAATATATGTTGGTATGCCTAAATTTAATAATAATGATAGTATACCAGCTATAGACTGGTTTAATAGTATTTCTAATAACGGATTACAATCATCCTATCCATCATTAAATACATATGGTGATTTAAATATGCGAAATACTTATAATAATTCAATAATAACATCAGCTACTTACAATACAGGTGTTAATGCAAATACATCATATATAAAAATTGGAATGGGAACAACACCACCATTATCTACAGATGTTTATGATTTGAATGTTAATTTTGAAACTAATTTTATAGGTAATGTATATATAAATAGTAATTTATATATTTCAGGAACTCTATTAACGCCGTCTGATAGTAATATTAAGACTAATATTAAAAAAATTATAAATCCTATAGATAAAATATCAACTATTAATGGTTATACATATACACGTATAGATACTGGCAAACAAGAAACAGGATTATTAGCACAAGAAGTAATTAATATCTTACCTGAAGTAATAACTTATAATGAAATTACGAATTTTTATAATATATCGTATGGTAATTTGTGCGGTCTATTAGTTGAAGGAATTAAAGAATTGAATGAACGTGTAAAAACATTAGAAGAAAATATAAGAATAATAAATAATAAATAAATATTATTTATTTGAATTATTTGTAATCATGTCAAATGATATTCTCATCGTTTATATAAATGATATAAATTATACCAGAGGTTTAATGGTTATTTCATTATATTTAATATTTGATATTTATAAAATTTATTATAATTGCAAAAAAATAAAAGAAGATATTAGACATACGAATGCATTATTAACGTATATAGCAAGAGATATATCACTTATAAATAATAAATTGCGATTACAGCGTTCATCGTCTCATTAGAGTTTTTTCTTTTTGTAACAACAATCAATATTATTTTTGTTTTTTCTAATTTCATATCCATCTAATAAACATTTTCCATCAACCGGAATACGCAGTTTAGGACAAGAATTAGGTTTATTACGAATTTTATAACAACATTTAAATTTTAATTTATTTAACTTAATTTCATATCCATCATCACATTTATCACCATTAGGACGTCGTTTTTTAGGACATGTATTAGTAATTTTTACTTTCTTTTCATTTATTTTTTTTCGTAATAAATATATATCATCATCTTCATTAGATAATATTTTTGAAGATTTAGATTTATATTCAGGACTTTTACTTAATTTCTTATATAAATAATAATCGATTGCTATTTTTTTTAATATTTTTAATATTTTATTTATAATCTTAAGTTTATTTGGTATAATACGATCATAAATACGCTCATCACATGTTTCATATATATTACCATTTTTTCGAGGAATCGAAACATAATTATGAATAACTACTGTTCTTCTTAAAAATGGATGGTTTACTGGAATATCTTCATGTGATTTATAACGGATGCATCGACCTTCAATTTGTTCTTTTGCTGATGCATTCCATACTGGATCTATTTGATGTAAATGTTGAATATGTTTAAAACTAATACCTTCTTTAATAGATGGTGAACCTAATATTACTTTTATTAATTTACCATCCATATTTTCAGGTTCATTTAATATTTGTTTAACTTTTTGTTTATTCAAATTATTCATCGATCCATCCCATAATACATAAGTTTTGAATGGTTTGATTTCATTATTATCAGTATAATTAACCCATCCATTTCTATCCAAATATTCTTTTATTATATGTAAACAACGCGATATAAAATTAGAATATATTAGATGTTTTCCCGAATCTTTAGTATTTATATATTTAAATAATTTATCTAATTTGGGTGCATATTCTTTCAAGTTTGATAAAATCTTATCAATTTCATCAAAATCATATATAGAAATACTTATTTGACGTTGTTTTATTAAAAATATTTCTTTTTCGTCATCATAATCATCATCTTCAGCACCATTAACAATAATAGACGTCTTAATATCCTGTGTTTTTGAGAATGGTATTTCATCTCTTTTTAATTCAACACTCGGGAAATCACCCTTATTTTCAATCTCATAATAACTGATTTTATCTTTTATATAAGGGAATAAATCACTAGCCTTTAAATCCTTATTATCATCTTTAATTGGATTTTTATTTAATAATTTTACTAATTCTAGAAATTGGGCGTAATTATCAAATACTGGCGTAGCAGTTAAAAAAAACATTTTACATGTTTCATCAGCATATCTGCTAATAAGTCTCATAATTAATGAACGAACATTTTTTACATTTTTCTTAATTTGATTAAAATTATATGTGTTTACTATGGTTGTTTCATCTACTTTAGATGCAATTAAATTATGAAATTCGTCAATAATTATTATTTTATTTTTAGTTAATTCTTTTATTGTTTGTTTTAAATTTGTTGATTTCTTACATAAATTTGTTATATATTCATATGAATATATTGAATAATTTTTATTTATTTTTGATGCAAAAAATTTGCGTAGTTTTTTTAATTCTTCTTCTGGCGTATTAATATTATTATATAAATCTAATTTTTGTTTATAAGATTTACAAATAATAGGTATTAATTCATCTATATAATTTGTTTTTAGACGTGCAGGTAATATTATAATAGCTTTCATTTTCTTATGATTTTTCATAATTTCTTCAGCTATTAATATAGACGAGCGCGTTTTTCCAGTACCAATACCATGATATAATAATAATTTATCAATATTATCATAATTATCTTTAACATAATTTTGTAAAAAAATTTGTTGTTTCAAATTAAAATTTTCATCATCTCTGTCAATTATTTTTTTATATAATGAATATATTTTCGAACGCATTCTAATAGTTATTTATATTATTTATATAAAGACCAAAAATATGGTCCTTATATGATTATTAGATTAGATGAATGAGAGCTTCTCACCGTCGATAACGACGTTTAATTCGCGTTTGAATTCCTTGTTATACAACTTCTCATAGAAACATTCGCGCGCATAAACATTCTTATTCACTCTATAACCACCATTCACCGTCTCATTACAACATTTGCACACAACAACACCACATTTGATATATGCGAATGGTGCATTCACAATATGCCACGAAAATCGCCGATTAATCATCTTAACAACACGACCGACGATATAAGGTTCCTCGATTTTCAATCCACCTGTTAATTCAGTCTTCATTTCATACATGTCGAGAGTAATCCTTGCAATTTCGCGTTTCCTTTCAACCTCGTCTAAATCATCGATATATGTTCCAGTCGTCGAAGAATAACGAATACCATTTGCATCTTTTACAAATCCGTTGCAAAGCATGTCGAGGTTATTGAAAGGCGGCTCAATATCTTCACATTCCTTCTCTGTATTCGCATACGGATAAGATATGTCGATGGTAAGACGCGAATCAACGATGAGCTGCTTATGCTTGATGAGCGAATAAATGCCCGTATACGTCGCATCATTATTCCTAACAACCAGGACATCACCGAACGAATGCAACTCATCGATAAACCTATCCGCGATTTCCTGACGTTTGAAATAAATGTCGATATCATTCGGGGCAGTCATGCGACGTACTGAGCTTTTGTGAATTTTAGCATTATAGAAATCGCTTTCAGCATTACCTTTGAGGTAGTAGTTCTGTGTGTAATAAGTCGCAATCATTTTATCGCGAATATAACCACCATAAACAACACCATCATAAGCATAAGCGACGCGCTCAATATCCTCATACGACATAGTATTTGTATGTAATAATAATTAATTATATGAATTTCATTTTTTTCTAATTAAAAGATAATTATGAAACAAATTTATATAGAGAGATGGTATTTAGCCTATAATTTTATAGTAGGAAGTATATATTTACTATGGATTTATTTAATGCAATATAATGGTTGCAAATGTTCTAAAACTTTATTAGAAAAATTAATTCATATTTATTGGTATATTATATTTATATTAGATATACTAATTTTTTTTAATATTTATAGTATTGATTCATATTATTTAATAGTATTAGGTAATATATTAGGTTTAGGTAATATTTATATGACTTATAAATATATTCAACAATTGGATGAAAATAAATGTGAATGTTCTGATAATGTCTTAAAAACTTTAATAATACTCATATATATTATTACCGTAATAATGATAATGTTATATTTCATTTTTATTATAATAATATATATATCAAATAGATATTTCAAATAATTTATGGATTTATTTAATATATTTACAATATTTAATATAATTTTTATTATAGTTATTGGATTATTTATATTAAATTGGATAAATCATATGGATCTTATTAAATGTAATTGTAGTAATAATAATAGTAAAGTATTTATAAAAGCTTGGTGGTTTTTCTTAATTTTATATTATAGTTCTATATTAATTATTTATGTTCTTACTAATAATAATCAATCATTAAGCGATTTTATACAATTTAATAATATAATTTTGAGTATAAATTTAATAATTGGTATAGTTGCAGTAATAATGGTAATAATTACTTATAATTATATAAATAATCTTAAAAAAAATAATTGTAATTGTAGTTCAAGTAAATCGCAGGAATTATTATTCCTTTATTCAAAAATAAATATAGCAATTATTGTAATAGTAGTCATTATATTCATATTATTTCTTATTTATTATGTTTATATTTAAAACTAAAATTAAATAAAAATGATTATTTAATTTTGAATTACCAATTATCATGCCTGATTATCTTCATACCATTAGCAGAATTTCAAATAATGCCGAAAATAAACAAATCAAAGTTTATAATTCGATACTCGATATTTATTATCATTTCAATAAGTTGAGTGATAATGTAAATAGGCAAATGAAAATGAAGTATGATAAACCACTAATTCTTCTTGGGAAGTTTAAAATAAACTACAATAAGAATGAGAGGTTTTTGAAAGAAATAATATTCACATCTTCTGATGTATCAATAACAATCAAAGGTTCTTTTGCAAAAATAAACGATGCTATCGTATATCATAAGCATCGTGAAGTTTTCATTAGTGTTGCATAAAAAACCATTCATATATTAATTACAAATTTTTGTAATTCTAATTTCTTATTATTATATAGATAATATGCCTAGTAAAAAATCTGTGTCTGTTTCAAACTTTGATACACGTATTAAACGAGATAAATATAGCTCATCTGGTCCCGTAATATTTGGAGCGGTATTAGGTATAGTTATTTCTATGTTTATTTTAAATTGGTTAGTTAAAATAAGTAAATGCCCTTGTGCGAATTTACCAGAAAAAGAATGGATTAGAGAATGGATAATGTTTATTATAATATGGCAAATAATCTCATTATTAGTATATATAGCTAATGATGGTGTGCCGATGGTTTATACTAATATAGTAGTGGCTGTATTGAGTATAATAGTAACTATAATAAATATTGCAAATATTATTCGAATATTCATTTATATTCGAAGATTAAAAGAAATTAATTGCGATTGTGGATTAACACTCCAAGAAAATTTTATATATTATTGGATTATATTTGCATTTGCAGTTTGGGGATTAATAGCATTTTTTGGAATTATTGCACTTTTAATTCGATTATTTTCTAATTAACTTAGCTTATTATTAATTTCAACTAGTAGAGCATAAATACTATTAAGACTTACTGGGTTATTACGATTATTAACAGTCATTTGTCTCTTTTTTTTGTTTGCTTGATATGCCTGAATATCTTGTGTTGTTACCTTATATCTGTCAGCTGCTTGTTCAAGAGTAATATTACAATCTTCCTCAATTAGAGCAAGAGCTTTGATGATAAGTCTAGTTTTAATACTACCAACAGTCCGCTGCAGATGTTTTGCAACATCATCAAATGTGAGACCCTCATTAACTTTGTCAATTAGAACATTATCTTCTTCAACCTCCCATTTGAGACCAGCACGAGAGGTCTCAGGATTCTCTCTTTGCTTGCGGAGCTTTTCCTGATATAATGTATAATTTGAGTAGTTTGTCATATTTATTTAGGTTTTTGCTTCCTATTTAATTATTTAATAAAATATTCTTATATAGTTTTTATATTGATATAAGAAATGGCTTAATTAGATTATTTACAAACGGTTTAGAAAATTTTAAATTATTCTTTTCAGCTAAATATATAATTAATAGTGCAAATGAATACATATCATAGTGTTTAGTTAATGTATGTAAATTTACATTTTTACTAATCAAAAGAGAAGCACTAGCAATACTTTTAGCTTCCATAATTTTATATGATTTTAATTTATATACCCAATTATATAATTTATTATCTCGTGATTTGAAAATATAATAAAATATTTTAAATATAAATAATGATAATCCTAATGAATAAAATTTGATTGGATGATTGAACATAAAATTACCACCTGTTCCTCTTATAAATGATTTAAAACGATTATAAATACTTCCTGATAAATCCCAATCAATCAATTTATATTTATTATTACAATAAATAATATTATCGGCTTTTATATCATTATGAATATATTTACTTTTTTGTAAAATTAATAAACTTTCATATATATCATTTATAAATTTATTAAATTCTTTTTGTGTAAATTTAATATTATCAATCGTTTTATAACATCTTTCCTGAAATATATAAAATCGATGATTAAATGATAATGCATATATATCAACACCATGATATTTAAATATAGGTTTTATAGTCGTATAATAATTTAATTTGTCATTATAAATTTTTGCGAGTTTTTTTATTGATATAAATTCATTCTTAAAATTGCGTTTATCATTCCCAAGAAAAATATTACCTCTCTTAAATTTTTTAACTATAAATTCTTTTTTATTATATAATAATTCCAATATTTCATTATAATTATAAACTCTAATTTGTTTATGTAATCCATATAATAATAATGATGATGGTTTTTTATAATTTATATAATTGTATAAATTACATTCTACGTCTTTTTTCGAATTGTCACTAAATACATCCATAGTAATTCCCTTATATCCTTCGTTTATGTATTTACCACCTTCTAAAATCATTTTCTTTACTAATATTAATATATGAATTTTATATCATCCATAACAATAGCATATATCTTATTTGTATTATTAGATTTTTCATGGATATTTATGAATTTTGATTATTATATGACATTATGTAGAAAAATACAAAAAGAACCATTTGTTGTTAAAATACCACCAATTATTTTAGCATACATCATATTATTTATTGCATTTTATATATATATCACACATATATTATTTATTATTAAAGATAATAACACATATAATAAATATGGAATTGCTATTATCTATGGTCTATTATTTGGATTAGTTATTTATGGTACTTATAGTTTAACCTCATGTATTTATTATAAAAATTATACATATTATGATGCATTCAAAGATACTTTATGGGGTATGATATTAATGTCGGTAACAGGTGTAATATTTATGAAATTATATAAAAAATAATCATATTTATTAGATAATGTATTTAAAATTTTTTATAATTATTATTAATTCGGTCTCGTGTTTTATTTTACCACAAATTGTGAGGGAATGGCATGTTATCGGTATTGATAATAATATTAATAAAATTAAACCATATACATTCAATATTGGTAAATTACCGATGGTTTTATGGTATAATAATAACGAACCACAATCAACTATTAATATTTGCAAACATTTAGGAGCTACTCTTAATAATGGTATTATTAATGATGGTTGTCTCATTTGTCCTAATCATTTTACAAAATACGATAAAAATAATACTGTAGGTAATGTAATATCTAAGAATGGTTTATTATGGTGGAGTTATAAAAGTTATTCAAAATCACCACCAACATTATTTAAAATGAATAATACTTGTCAAAGTTATATTGATATTAATGTTAATCTTGTAAATGTTATTTTAGAATTTGTTTATAGTGCAAACATTATTAAAGTTAATAACGTTCATAATAAATATTATTTTACTGAAGATTTGTATAATACTAAACATAGATATTATTATAAATACCCATATATTCTCAAAGGTTCTATCAATAAAAATGTTAATTATCTCATTAATTTTTTACCATTAGATGACAATAAAACACGTATTTATATTACAACGAACAATAATGCAGACAATAAGATTTTTATTAAATATTTTTTAAATAATAAATTAAACAATCTTAAGAATTACAATAATAACAATAATTTGAAAAACATGATGATTTTAAAAGATGAAAGTATTAATAATTATATGAAAAAAATTTATTTGACATTTGATAAATATTCATTTCCTAATGATTTTACAGTTTCCAATTTTTACAAATACCGACAATTTTATTAAAAATTGATTTTTTTTATGAATGTTCATTATTTTAATTATGGATATTGAAGATATTATCAAAGTTGGTTTAACAACCGAGCAAATAGAAATATTAAAATTTGAATTAACTAATAATACATTCGAATCAACATTAAAATTTATTAAATATATTCAAAAAACTTATAAATTTAATTGTAGTAAAATTGATTTAATTAAAATTTATAATGATTTAGGATATGATGATTATAATTTAAAAAAGAAATTAATAAAAAAAATACAAAAATCACAATCAGGTATAATTAGTATTACTGTTTTAACTAGCGGAACTCCTGAATATACTAATGCAAATGGTGAAAGAATTAAAGGAACTTTTAGTTGCCTTCATAATTGTTCATTCTGTCCTAATGAAAAACCATCAATTGACAATAATTGGACCCAGCAACCTAAAAGTTATTTATATACAGAACCTGCTGTATTACGAGCTAATCAAAACGATTTTGACCCAATTAAACAAATGAATTCTCGCATATCTTCCTTAAGTCGAATGGGGCATCAAATAGATAAAATTGAATTACTAGTATTAGGAGGAACATGGAGCGAATATCCAAAAGAATATCAGGATGAATTTATTACTAAATTATATTATGCAGCAAATGTTTATGATGATGAGATTAAACGTGATTTATTATCATTAGAAAAAGAAATAACAGCTAACGAAACTGCTAAAATACATATCATAGGTTTAACATTAGAAATGCGAAGTGATAGTATTTCAATAAGAGAAATTCAACGATTGCGCAGATTTAATTGTACTAGAGTTCAATTAGGTATACAACATACGAATAATGATGTATTGAGAATGAATAATCGTGGTGAGACGGTTGAAAAAACAATAAAAGCTATTAAATTATTAAAAAATAATTGTTATAAGATTGATGGACATCTTATGCTTAATTTATATGGTAGTTCTGTTGAAAAAGATAAAATAATGATGGATGAAATTTTATATAATCCAGATTTACAATTAGATCAATTAAAAATTTATCCATGTGCCGTAGTTCCATTCACTAAAATTAAAGAATTATATGATAGTGGTGAATATATCCCATACGATGATAAATATTTATATGAATTAATTAAAAATTTCAAAATGAATATTACTAAACAATTTAGAATTAATAGAATTATTAGAGATATATCAGGTCATTATATTCAAGGTGGATATTCACAACAATTTGTAAGTATTAGACAAAATTTAGAAAAAGATATGAAAATTAATAATTGGAGATGTAATTGTATTCGTTGTAGAGAAATTAAAGGAAATATTATAGTCGGTGATATTTCTTTAAAAATAATGGAATATGATGCTAGTGATGGTAAAGAATATTTCATATCTTATGAGAATGACGATTATTTGATTGGATTTTTAAGATTAAGATTAAATACAAATAATCAAAATATATTACCAGTATTAGAAAATTCAGCATTAATAAGAGAATTACATGTATATTCTACGTTATTAAATGTTGGAGGTAATGACGAATATTCTTTACAACATAAAGGATATGGAAAAAATCTAATTATAAAAGCTGAGGAAATTGCAAAATCTAAAAGTTTTAGCAAAATGGCTATAATCGCCGGAACAGGTGCACGCGGATATTATTCCAAACTAGGATATACTCTTATTGACACATTTATGATGAAAACATTATAACATTATTAATTTCATTCTTAATGGAATTGCATATATATCAACTCCTAATTTGTATCTTGAGTAGATATTATTGAATGATTCTTTTAATGTATTATCACTATATATATCATTTACATTAAATTTTAAATCATCATATGATATATTTGTAAATATTCCACGAGTCATTTCATTATCAAATTTTAAATCAATACTTGTATTAAACCCCCTATTATCTCCTCCACCTACTCTTTGTAAATTATTGTCTATTTGCATTTTTATACATGTTATATTTACATTATCTATACCATATTTATTATACCATCCATCTGTATGGAATATAATATGCCCACTCCAACATTCTTTAAATAGTTTATATTTACTACTTAATTGGTCATTAATTTTTTTTATATTAGCATCATAATTTGGAAGTAAAGAATTTGTGCGCGATGGATCTGATGGAAATGAAAAATCAAAATATATATGCGCCATAGCAATTGAATTATTTAATGTAAATTTATTATTAACTAAATTATATGATTGTATTAAATCTGTAAGATCAAAATATAAATGTTTATTATCCTTTTTTGCATTAATTGCCGTTTTTGAATCATCATAACGCGCAGTTGTTATATATATATTATTAATAGTAGTTATTGATGTATCTAATTTAAAATTATTATTAGGATCAGACATCGACATGATATAAATACAAATTCTATTAATATATAATATATATATTCTTTAAATTATTAAATAATTACTATTTATTTTATCAATATTATTTTTAAAATTATATATCATACTATTCTTTGTTGTTTTATCATTTATATTTTTAATATTAGATTTAAAATTATATAGCAAATCTGATGGTGTATATTTATTATTTATTATAGTTTGTAAATGTTCGCTATTATATATACCATTTAAATAGCTACCGCTAATATCTTTATTTATGATATATTTTTTATTCGGAAAAGATTTAAATATATATTGGTCATTTTTTCTAGCAATTAAAGAATTATCCCCTAATATATATTTACCATTTTCAGTTGTTATTGGTATATCTATAATATAATTACTACTAGTTGCAAAATAATCTTCTGCAAACTTGCCAATAAATTGATAATCTGTATTATAATTATAATTATATTCTAATCTAATATTGTTAGGTTTCAATATACTATATGTACTATCAGGTTTGTATGAATCAACATTACTTGAAAAATTAATATGAAATATATTATCACATCGTCCATCGTCTTTGTTATCTGGTCTAGGTGTAGCATATATGTCATATTGATTTGATCCGGTCATTATATAATGTATGCTATTTTTTGCATTATTAACTTGATATTTATATGTATCAGGTATTAAATTAGCAAACCAATTATATATATATGATAAATAACTAGTATCAACAATCGGACTTTTAAGATAATCATCATTATCTTTATGTATAATATCTTTAACTACTGCATCATTATTTTTCATATTTTTTGATAAAGATGTTAATGATATAATGCCGTATGCGATTCCACCTAATATCATAACCATCATTATAACAAATAATATAAATCTAGCAACAGAACCTTCACCTATATTAAAAAATTTAATAAATGTATTTATAAATGTAATAAATAATTTGTAAGCACCATATAATAAAGATTTAAAAATATTAATTGTTTTAAATAAAAATTTAACAATTAAATTTATATAATCTTTATTTAATTTACTATTAGCTATATTAATTTTAGTTTCATTAGTTTTTTGGAATTGATCTTCATTAGATAATTGTTTTTTATTTTCAAGTTCAAATTTTTTTTGTTTTTCTATTGAATTTGTAGTATTACCAATTTCTTTTTCTAAATTTTCTAATATTTTATCATACTGTTTTTTTATTAATTCAATTTCGCTTTTTTTATAATTCTTCAAACGTTCGCCTAATAAAAAACCAGTATTGGGGTCTCCATCATATATGCCACCAGTTTTAAATACTTTTTTTTTCGCCATATTTTTCTATTTATTATAAATAAATGAAATTAATATATATATTAATTGCTATAATAATATTATATACTATTTGTTATTATATCTTTCCAAGTGAATTATCTATCTTACAAACGAATATAGATAATTTCAATTTTTCATTATTATCGAAAAGACAACCAATCGTTATTAGTGATTATATTCATGAACCTGAAAAAGTTATTGACAGTTGGTTCAAATATAATTTTATTAATAAAATAGATGATGATAATGATAATAATGACTGGAAACATAATAATTATAAATATTTATTCATAAATGCTAATAAAGATGTTGAAGTAATTATATATAAAGCGCAAATTACAAAAGTAAATCCAACATCTAATGATAAGATTATTATCATTAAATTAGAAAAAAATCAAAGTCTAATTATTCCATTCAAATGGAAATATTATATTTCAAATGATTGTAAATTATGGGGTGTAGATGATTTAATTACTTCCTCTTTTGGTAAGTTCTTTTAGGTTTTGAAGAAGTCGCACTACCACCCTTTAAATCATTTAAATAATCTTCTTCGATAATTGATTTATGATTTAACCATTCAATATTAAGTTCATTTAATTCATTTTCCCAAATTGCAGTAATCGACATATCTCTTAAATTATCAATTTTATCTTTTAGTGTTTTTACTTCTTTTTCTAATGCTTCTTTCTTTTCAGCTGTTAAATGTGAAATAGGCATTCTTAATAAATAATCATAACTATCATTATATTTATAATAATCTTTTTTCAATAATTCATCTTCAATATCTTTAATTTTAATATTCATAATAATAATATTTCCATCAATAATGTCGATTATAAATCTAATTTTAGCAGATAATACTTTAAATTCATCTTCCATTATTGATAATTGTTTTTCCTTTCTGTCATAATATTTTTCAATACGAGTATTAAACCATTCTTTAATTATAGCAGATGTCGTATTGTATTTTTTAATATTTCCTTTTTCTGAGAATAAATGCATATTATTCAATCCAAGATTTTTAGAAGATGTTAAATTAAATTCACTCAATATCTTATTATCATCTAAATCTTTTTTACACCCATCCGCAATTTTTAATATAAACTTAACATTCTTTGCTGTATAATGATTCTCAAATGATTTTAAATAAGGATGATTATTATTAACTACTAATTCTTCCAAATATTCTTTATAATTTTCAGTCCATACACCTACCGGAAGTTCATTAATTTCAATAGTATTATCATCAACCCATTTATAATTACCTTTACTAATATAATTACCTTTATCATTCTTATAAATACTTCCCTTAAATCCTAAATAATATGGGATTAATTCATCAATCTCATAATCACTCGTAATTTCTATTGACTTATTAATATCATTTTTATTTAATACTTTACCAATATTTGTAGTGATATTATTAATAATTTTTAAACAGGTTGAAATAATATCACTTGGACTATATTGAGCAATATTAGTAGAATATCCAGTCCCGATACCAATACCACCATTCACTAAAATCATAGGAATAATAGGAACATAATATTCTGGTTCAATAGATAATCCATCTTCATCTAAATAATTTAATATAGTATTGTCTTCTTCTTTGAAAATTAATTTAGTTAATTTTGATAATAATGTATAAATATATCTCGGCGATGATGCATCTTGACCACCACTAATACGCGAACCCATTTGACCTTTTGGTTCAAGTAAATTAATATTATTAGTTCCTACAAATATTTGCGCCATACCAATAATAGCCTCTTGTAATGAATTTTCACCATGATGATAAGCAGTTACTTCACTAACATTACCAGCTAATTGTGCAACTTTAATTTCATTTGTATATAAATTTCTTTTCAAACACGCATATAAGATTTTGCGAGTACTTTCCTTAAGTCCATCGCAAATATGAGGAATACTTCTTTCAAGATTTCTATTACTGAAATGAATTAAATCTTTATTAATAAATGTTTCGTATGATATAGTTTTTTCAGTATAATCTAGAACATTATTTTTATCATATTGTGATAACCATGATTTTCTATCATCTGCGCGTTTTTTATTGAAAGCTAAATCAATCGAACTATCACATTTATCAGTATAATTATATGTGATCTGTTTCATTTCTTTAAAATATTCTTTGGCTTCCTGGTCTGTAGAAGTTCCCAACCCTTTGTAATATTTAATTTTCCATATTGATTTTTTATCAACAGTATCACACCATCTCTCATAATCACTCATATTATAGAATGATATCACTTCTTTAGTGGTATTATTAGTAGCTTTAATAATAGGTGTTAGCATCGACGTGATAAATCCTTCGCATTTATATAATGAATTCCATAATGTTTGAAATACATTAAATAATAATCCTTTAATATGACTTCCATCATGATCTTGATCTGTCATAATCATAATTTTCCCATAACGTAATGTATCAATACTATTACTATAATCCTTATTTTGCTCTAATCCTAAAATTTTTTTCAAATTAGTAATTTCATTATTTTCAGTAATTTTTTGTAAAGTAATATCTTTAACATTAATAATTTTACCTTTTAATGGATATACACCGAATTTATCTCTGCCAACAACACTTAAACCAGAAATAGCCATCGTTTTTGCTGAATCTCCTTCTGTTAGAATTAAAGTGCAATCTTTACTATCTTTAGTACCTGCTAAATTAGCATCATCTAATTTAGGTACTATAATTTTATTAACTTTCTTACCATCAGTTTTAGTTAATTTTTTCTGTTCAACTACTTCAGTAGCACTTAATGCCATTTCAATAATACCAGATTTATATAATTTATCATAAAATTTATCAGATAATTCACATTTTGACCCAAATTTAGTAATTAAAGTTGTTAATGTTTCTTTTGTTTGACTATCGAAAGTTGGATTTTCAATAGTTGATTTTACAAATATAAATAAATTTTCTTTAATATGTTGTGGTTTAATTGTCTTTTTCTTCTTAGTTAAAGTCATATCTGTCAATTTCTTCGTAATTGCATTTGTAATATATTCTACATGTCTGCCACCTCGAATAGTATTAATTCCATTAACGAACGACATCTGCTCATAATTACCAGTCGAACTAACGGCAACTACCACTTCCCATCTGTCATTCGGCATTTCATAAAATCGTGGTTGTAATGTTTTAGTCTCTAAAAATAAATCCGTATATTTTTCAAAATCTTTAACTGGTATTTTCTTATCATTAAAATATACAGAAACTGCAGCATCTGTACATGCTGAAACATCATAAACACGTCTTTTAAATAAATTATAAATATCATCAGTTAATCCAGTTAAACCGAATTTTTCATAATCAGGTAAAAATGTAATTTTAGTATAAGATTTTTTAGCGCAACTTTTAATATCTGGAACTTCTTTTACTGTTAAATTTTCTTTAAATACTTGTTTATAAATCTTTTTACGTGTGCTATCAATAGTTTCAATCGTGAAAATTTTAGAAAATATATTAGTTAATTTAATACCTAAACCATTAACACCACCTACAATTCTAACTTCGTCATCGTCATAATTAGAAGATGTTAATAATTCGCCGAAAATTAATTCAGGAATCCATAAATCATAATCAGTATGTTTAATAATTTCAATACCCATACCATCATTATAAATTTCAATAAGTCCTGTCGATTTATCAATCGTAATTTTAATATTTTTAACAACATTAGTATTATCTTTTCTAGTTCTTACTGAATGATCAATAGCATTCACAACGGCTTCATCAAATATTTTAAATAATCCAGGAATAAATGTTATTAATTTCTTAATAATTTTATCATTATCGTCAATAATATAAGTATCAATTGTATTTGGATCAATAGTACCAATATACATAGATGGACGACTATAAATATGAGTTCTCAATTCATGTTTTTTATATTTTTTATCTGTTTCATTTGATGCCATTATAATAATTTTATTATAATAATGATTATATCATTTTTTTATATTTGTATTATTTTTAATAATTTTTATAAAAAATTGATTATCTGTATTTTCAATAATTTTTGTTCTTGAACCAAAATGGCTTTGATGGAAATTTGCGAATTCATCTCATACAATTTTGATAAGGATTCTACTGAAGAAATCAATACTTACATTTTTCAGGAGAATAGCGACGACGAGGATATTGACAAATTAGTAGACGCAATTAATAAAAATCTTGGAGACGATATTCACGATTTGCAATATATGAATGTTTGCGCCATTAGTTTGCCATCCATCACATTCCTATACAAAAATAGGACTGTTGAAATTCACGACTGTTGCGATTCCAGGCGCAATTATTACTGGAATATTCGGGTTATGCCAGTCGAGAACTAGTAATCTGTGCAAAATATAAAGCTAAATATTGTTTTTGGCTTTTTCGAAATTTAAAAATACATTTGTATTAATTTTATTAAAAATTAAATAATAAATGATTATAATAATATAATTATTTATTACGAACCATGGAATATATTGCAAATTGCATTACTTCCTCTGTCGATTACAATAAAGACGAGCAACTTACGTTCCAGATAATGCAGAATGGCGCCGAGATGCATATGAGTATTGATGAAATGTATAGTACATTAACTTCAATTATTGATTTAAATCTAGTTGAAGGTGATATATCATTACATTACGATAATCTAGGTTCTCAGCGTAAAACTGTTATATCTCTCGTGTATTGTGGGAGATTGTGTGAAATTGGGGAACATTACGGGACACAGCGAGATTATTTCTTCGTGAAAATACAACCTAAAAAGTTGTAAACAAAAAAAGAAAATATAAGGTCAAAATGTTTTTGGCTTTTTATATAAAAAAAATGAATATATAATTATTTTTGGAATATACATGGACAACGTTTGTAATACAATTAAATATTATTTTTACAAAAAATTATTTGTATTCATAGAAAAAACACAAAATGAAATTGATGATACAGATATTGATTCATACATTAAAATGAAATTAATGCGTAGATTAGCAGGTGTAACAAATATAAAAACAAATAAAAATAATATTATTTCATTTAATTATAATTCTCATGAATTTGATATTATAAGTTATAAGACTTATTGGATATTGACTATTTATTAATATTTTTTATTATTTCATCAACAATTTCTGGAATAGTTTTATCATCAACATCGATTACTATAATATTCATATTATTTTCAACAGCTTTTATGTAAGTTTCTTCATGTAAATTATGAATATTCTTAATATAATCTAATTTAATATTGATTTCATTTTGTCGTTTCCGTTCTAAAATATGTTCTAAACATTTTTCAGGGGATGAACGCAAATAAATATAATAATTAGATTTCCATATATTGTCTGTTTTATTATACATTTCATTTATAACATTATATTCATCTTGATTAATATTATTATTTAAATAATCATTCATATTAAATGTATTTCTAATAAAAAATGGACTTCGTTCCATAAATATTATAGAACTATTGTCTTTTTCTTGAATCCACGCACGATCTAACCATACTCTTATTTGCATATTAAAATAACATTTATTATGTAAATAAATATCATCTAAATATGAACTCCATCTCTCAATAGGTTCAATATCTATTTGATAATTCCGATATTTATGTAAATAATTTAGAACAGTTGTTTTACCAGAACCAATATTACCATCTATAGTAATAATCATATTATTTATTTAAATATATCTAAACTTTTATTTGATTTTATTATTTTTTTTATGTCATCCTTCTTTAACGGTGATTTATTATTTGATTTAAGGAAATTCATTAAGCAAGATATGTGATTATTTATAATTTTGCATAAATCTGCTCTAATGACTTTAGACGCATCTAATTTATAATAATTAATTATTTCATTTATTTTAGACATTATATAATTGTTTGCGGTATTTTTACCTCCTCCGCCTATTTGAGGTCGGATTAATCCAGATGCAAAATCTATATTTAATATATCACCAGTAGGATTAGCAGAGTTATATGCACCACTATTGATGCCGAAATATTCACTAGGTAATACAGTACCACCTGTCATTTTTTTACTAATACATTTTTCATTAATATATGAATTAACTATTTTTATTGTAGGTTTTTTAATAGTTTTTGAACTATTTATCATAGTTATTATTGAAGCTATTGAAACAATATTAAAAATTAATGAATCGATGTGATTACATAATAATTTATAAGACGATTGTGCGGTTGCTTTATCTAATGTTATTTGATTATTAATTAATCCTTGTTTTAACGAGGATAAATAATTATTCATATCTTTACTATAAATTAAGAAGATAAAAAGATGGATGAATATATAAAAGTTGATTTTAAAGATATATGGCTTCCCGACACTTTAAAAAATGGAAGAATTAATATTGTTGATACGCCAAAATCACAATATGCAACATATAAAAATTATGATATATCAGAAGATACTAATAATACAGTATCGCGCAATATTTCTTCGAATGAATTATCTACTGCTTTTTTTTCTAAAAAAAATATACAATCAATACAAGACGATATTATCTATAATGTATATATAAAAAGTAATAAAGAATTTGAAATTGGTAATCAAAGTGAGCAAGAATTATTAATAATAATGAGATCATATTATTTACAATATGGGAAAAATCTTCCTTCAAATATAAATGGGCAATTAGAAATATTGAATAAATATGTTGTTGATTGGTCAGTTGATGAAATTATTAAAAATATTAATCAACATATATATTATAAAAAAACGGTTAGTACTTTGCCGATGCCTATGGAACGAGCACAACTTCCAACTCAAAAAGGAACTAAAATACTTGAAATAAAATCATATATATAATTAGAAGTTATTATGGCTAACGATGATAAACCTAAATTATCTGATTATGATATCACGGTTTATAATATTAAGAGAAATAATATGTTTAAAGGAACTATTTTAATGTGTATTATATATGCAATATTTGCATTTATACTTATAATAACTGCTTATGTATCTGAAAGTTTACGTACTGTATTATTTGAAAGATTTTTACCATTTACTCTCGTATATATAGTAGGAACTATTATAATTATATTGATATTTATAGGATTAATTTTTAGTTATAAACCAGAAAAAATAGACGATTCTAATCAATATCCGCGCGTGTCTTGTCCAGATTATTGGAAACTTGAAATTGTTGATGATTACACAACAAAAAAATTATTTTCAAATGAGTATGATTCTAGTTTATTTAAATATAAATGTGTAATGGATACTAATGTTTTCAGCAAAGATAGAATATTTACTAAAAATAATAATCCAGATGATCTTAATGGTGGTACTGATTTAAAAACAGAATTTCGATTAACTGGTATGAATCCTAATACAAACCTAGGCGGATTTAGAGTAGCAGGTAAATTAACTGATATTAACTCAAATTTAAAAGATAAAGGAGCAGATTATTTTCATCTTTTCAAAAATATAAATAATTATATAGATCCTGCTACTAATAAATTTACAGACAGTACATTACAAAAAATAACTACACAATTTGGACAGGCTGATAGTAATCTTAGAAATAATATTATTGATGCATCTATGATTATGAATAATTATGAATTATCAACTGTAAATACTTATAATAATCTACAATTTTCAACTAGTAATCATGATATAGCACCTATATCATGGAATATAGCAGGTGGTGTTGGTATAGGAACATCAGCTCCGGCACTTAATGCTAATAGTAATTATGCAACAATTGTAGATTGGTGTAATATTACAGTAGATCTTATTAAGAAAAAAGCAGGTAGTGATTCTCCTTTAAATGTTCATGTAATAAAAGATAATAATACTACTACTACAATCGTAGGAACTGTTAATTTAGTTGCAGATTTGTCTGATTCAAATACATATTATAGAACATTTAATACCAATACTAATATTTCATCAACTAATCTTACATTATATTATCCAAATAATTCTAATAGTCCTACTAATTCATTATATGTAGGTTATTTATCACCTAATGCGGCAGCTGCTGATTTAAGTGGAGTAGCAGCTATCAAGACTTATTTTGGTTCTGATAACTACTACGTAATCGTAAATATATTAGATTCAACGTATTTTAATAGTAATATAACAAAAACAGCACTTCAAGATAATAATAGTAATGCTCCATTAATATGTGATAGATTATATCCTGCGTTTTTAGCTAATCAAGATAAAGACACAAATGCTATACGGTGTGCGTATTCTGCTATTTGCGGTGTTAAATGGAGTGACATGCACTGTGATAAATATGTAAAATCTTAATTAGATATAAAGAATTAAAGTTTTTATTAAAATAATGGATAAATATATTAGAGGTGATTTATTAGTTTATACTAATGATGGTATTAAACGTATAGATAAATTATCTTCAAATGATTTATTACTAACTGAAAATAATAAATATAGTGCTATTACTGAATTTGCTAAAGTTAATAAAAAAAATTATTATTTATATAAAATTAAAGTTTCTAATACAATAGATAATTATTATTTAGATGGTAATAATAAAATGTTATGTATTCAAAATATACCGTTTGATTTAAAAATTAATGATTGTGTTAATTTTATTAAAGATAATTTAAGAATAGCTTCACCCGTTTTTACAAATGTAAGTAATATTACTGATTTTGATTATGTTGCATTTCCTTATGATAATAATGATAATAATGACGATAATGACGATAATGACGATAATGATGATAAATATAGATTTAAAGGGCTTATTTTATTAGGTCAAAATGCATTTAGTTTAAATAATAATTTAAATAAAAATACTATTGGATTTTTAAATAAATATTTGCATAATAATAATATACCATATGATATATTTAATAATAATATTACAACTACTATTAAATTTAATTTAAATGATATTCCAGAAATTAATTATTTATCAAAAAAACATGTAATCAGTATTCTCAAAGGATTTGCAGAATTGAATCCAATTGTTAATACAACAAATAAAAAAGATTTCTATACATTAAAAAATTTATTTCTCAAAATTGGTATTTTAATTAGTGCTACATTTATGAATGATAATTATTTAATTAAAATTCCTGATATTGATAATGAAATAAATTACAATTATTTCATATATGAAAATCACATTTGGTGTAAAGTTAAAAAAATAACTAAAGTTGATAAATATACAGGTGCGTTATATAATTTAAAAACAGAAAATGGGAATTTTGTGAGTGAAATTGGTGTTATTTCATAACTGCTTTAATAGTAGGTTGATAATTATAATTATTTATTTTAAAATCTTCAAATGTCAGCGATTCAATCCATTTTATTTTTTCATCTATAGAAATATTAATATTTATTTCTTTAGTAATTTCAATAGTTGGAAATTTAATAGGAGTTCTCTGCAATTGCTCATCTACAGCTTCTAAATGTTCTTCATATAAATGACAATCACACATACTAATCGCAATTTCTTTAATTTTCATTCCTGAAACTTTAGCAATAATTAAAGTTAATAATGCGGTTGATGCGATATTGAATGGTAATCCTAAAAATAAATCAGTCGAACGCATATACATCATACAACTCAAATAATCATTATCTTTATAAAAATTATATAATATATGACAGGGTGGTAAAGCCTGTTCTTTTAACTGGCATGGGTTCCATGCAGTCATAATAATTCGTCTGCTGTTTTCTAATGTCAATTCATTTAAAACATATTTAAGTTGATCAATAAGACCATTAAAAGACCTCCACTGGAACCCATAAATAGGTCCTAAATATCCTTCTTCGTAATTGTAAAATCCATTACTATCTAAATATTCGCGTGATGAATTGCCTTTCCAAATATTAACTCCTTTTTCTTCAAGTTCTTTAGAATTAACAGAACCTCTTAAAAACCATAATAATTCCTCAATAACACCTTTAACAAAAATTTTTTTAGTTGTTAATAATGGAAATCCATTATTTTTAATATCAAATTTTAACAAATGACCAAAATCAGAATAAGTTTTACCATTACGTGTTTCTTTTATTATTCCATGTTCTTTAACGGTTTTTAAAAGTTCCAAATATCGTGTTTCATCTAAATTTGACATATATAAATAAAAATTGAATATATATTTATATAACTTTAACAATATTAAATGCAAACAGGTATAATATCATTTGGCGATAGAGTGGCATGGAATATTAAATGTAATACTATGAAAGATATGATATTAAATGAATTGTTAAATTTATATGGTGTTAGAATTATTCAAAAACATTATTATTTAATTGATGACAATAATATTAAACAATTAAATAAAATACCACATTTCATTTCATTAAGATCGAATGGTAATAGATATTATATATATTTCACATTATATAATGATACTCCAATCATTTATTATATTGATATGAAAATTCATACAGGTTATGAGAAACCTCGTATTATTTTAGCAAGAGGTTTATTCGATACTTCATTATTCAAAAATACTATTTTAGAAGGTGAAATGATTAAAACTACTGAAAATAAATGGATATTTATAATTAATGATATTATTGCATATGAGGGTAAAAAAATGGATACTGTTATTTTACCAGATAGATTAAAACTCATATATTCATTATTAGAGAAGAAATATACACCAGACCCAATATGCGACGTATGCGAATATAAAGTTAAAAATTATTATTATTTATCTAAAAAATCGATGGAAGAATTAATGAAAATATCAAAAGAATTAAATTATACTTCAAGGGGTATATATTTTTCATCGATGGATTTGAAATATAAACCTAAATTATTTAATTTTAATGATGATATTATTGTTTCAGTTCAAAAGAAAAATAAAGATATTACTGAATTTAAGGAACTAACTACAAAGCCAGTAATAATACAATCACCAACAACTATATTAGCAACATCTAATATTATTCCAATTAATATAAATAATTCTAGTGAATTTAAGGAATTATATATATCAAAAACGGATGAACCAGATATTTATAATATTTATGATAACCATAATATATTAACTTCTAATAAACTCGGAATTGCATTTGTTGGAACATTACAAGACAGCATTAAAATGAGAAATATTTATAAAGATAAAAGTATGACAATAACATTAAAATTTAAATGTAAATATAATGAAAAATTTAAGAAATATCAACCAATCGAACAAATTATATAAAAAATGATTATAAAAATATTATAGTTATTTATGGTTAATTATTACGCAGTCGCTGCAGGTCTCAATATTGGTGTTTTCACTACATGGGATGAATGTAAAAAAAATGTGGAGAATATTTCAACTGCAATTTATAAGAAATTTGATAATGAAGAAGATGCCAATAATTTCATAGCAGAGTATAAAGATACTTTATATGTATATACCGATGGAGCATGTTTTAATAATGGTTCTAAAAATGCTAAAGCGGGAATTGGTATCTACTTTTCAAAAGATAATGATAATAATGTTTCGCGCGAATTAGTTGGTGAAGATTTGACAAATAATATTGCAGAATTATCTGCTGCTATTGAAGCAATCAATATGATCAAAAAAATGGATGTGAAAAAAAAGGTAATTGTTACCGATTCTGAATATGTTATTAAGTGTGCCACTACTTATGGTGCTAAATTAGCAGCTAAAAATTGGGAATTCAAAAAAGATAAAATACCACCGAATGTTGAATTAGTAAAAAGATTATTTGAACTTACAACTAAATATAATATTCAATATAAACATGTTATGGCACATACTACAAATAAGGACCGACATTCAGTAGGTAATTATTATGCTGATAAATTGGCAAATGAAAGTATTTCAGGTGCTGAAGGAAAACTTCCTCATATTAAACAAAAGAGACCAGATACTGATTTAAGTAAAGTAATATTCCTGAATGTACCGTTTGCCGAAAAAGATAAAGCTAAAGCAAAAGGTGCAAAATGGAATCCAGAAAAAAAGAAATGGTATATTCTAGAAGATAATGAAAATAAGAATGATTTAATTAAAAAATACTCTGCAGCTATTTAAGAATATTTTTTTTATTTATTATAATAATTGAAAATGTATAATGAATATTTATATGAACTACCCTCACATAAACGAATAATTATTATTGGTGATATTCATGGTGATATAAGAAGATTTAAAAATATTCTTGTGAAAGCTAATATAATTAATAATAATTTAGAATGGATTGCTAATCCACCTGAAACAATTATATTACAATTGGGTGATCAAATAGATAGTATGAATAGAATGAATAACACAGAATGGGAAGTTTTAAAAGATTATGAAATGATTTATTTCACAGAGCATTTAAATATAATAGCAAGAGCTAAAGGTGGTTATTGTATATCATTAATTGGAAATCATGAATTAATGAATATTATTGGTGATTTTTCTTATGTTTCTAAAAACAGTTTAACCGAAAATAGAGCTAATTTATTTAAACCAAAAGGACAATTAGCTTTAATATTAGCAAAACGACCATTAATATTTAAAATAGATGATTTATTATTTTGTCATGCAAAATTAAATATAAATCATTTGAATATATTAAAAAAATATAATAAATCTATTTTTTATATTAATGATGTATGGAGAAATTTTTTAGAAAATGAAAAAATAAATATAGAAGATAAAGAAATAGTCGATGAAATAATAATCGGTTCGAATGGTATTTTATGGAATAGACAAGATAATGACGTTCATTCAACCAATACATTATTTAAAGAATTGAATATTACATATATGTTTGTAGGTCATACATGTTGTGATAAAATAATATTAAAAGATAATCAAATTTGGTATTGTGATACAGGTATTTCACGTGTATTTGGAAAAAATAAATATCAATATTTAGATATTAAAAATATTAATATTAATATCGAATCTATATGCGAAGATTAATAATTATTCATCATCAATAAATAAACATTTCTTCTTATCATTATTATCATCATCATTATTATCATTATCGATAGAAACTAATTCATTATCGATATAAGTTTTTACAATATATCCATTAGATTTATAATAATTGATTCGTTTATTTCCTTTGTATTTGAAAATAGAGAAATTATCATATATATCAATACATAATGGAATATATTTTCGTTCTGTTTTTTTTTCTCTCAAAATTCGCCCAACCGATTGTTGAATATCACTTATTGGACTTGCAAGAATGACAGTATTTAATGTTGGAATATTTAAACCTTCGCTACTCATTTGATATGTTGCTAATATTATTTGTTTAGTTGCCGAAATATCTAAATCTGTCATTTTCATTCCACCAATATAATAACCATATGACGATGAAGCAATATTATCAATTTTAATTAATTCTTCAATATCTTTTAATTGATTTTTACGTTCAGATAAAATTAAAATCTTTCTATCTTTTTCATTAATTAATATTTCTTTTAATAAATTAATTATAAATATTGTTCTTGGTTTATAATTACATACATTATTAACCATAGAAACCATATTAATAGTACCATTATACATCGTTTTTACATAACTATATTCTAAACTATGAACAAAATATTTATGAACGTTAACAATCATATTACATTCTTTTTCATTATTTTTCATTTTATATACTGACTTTCCCAAATACCATTCGAAAACTTTTCTTAAACCATCTTTTCTATTTAATGTTGCTGATAATCCTAAGCTAATACGAATATTCATTTTTCTAAATGCTCTCGAAAAAACTTCAGATGCTATATGATGACATTCATCAATAATAACTAATCCAAAATCATTAAATATTTTAGGATCATAATCTTTCATCGCTAAAGATTGTAAAGTAGCAATAACAATATCTTTATCATTAACATCTATTATTTTTTGTTTAATTTTTCCAATACGAGCTTCAGGTACAAATAGTTTAATACTATTAATGAATTGTTCGTTTAAAAAATCTTTATGTGATATGAATAACGTCTTTTTTTTAAAATAACAAGCAATATAAATAGCCATAATAGTTTTACCAAATCCACATGGGACACTAATAACACCTCCTAATTTATTTTTATTTATAACAGTATCTATAAATGCATTTACAGGTTCCTGTTGAATATCTCTTAATTTACCACTAAATTCTAATAAAGGACAATCAACCCCTGCATTTAAATTATCATCTACTGGAAAACCAAATTTTTCAATACCATAACATTTAGGAACATATAATTTATTATCACTTTCTAAATATATTGGATATTCTTTTGTTTCAGAAGATGCAAATGAATTATTAAAATTTTTTGGACTAATTAATAATTCTTTTTTAATCTTATTTATTAAATCAATATTGTCTGTTGTTTTTTTTATACCATAACCCCTATTACTTAAAGAAGTCATTATTATTAAATTCGACATTTAAATAATATCAATTTAATTTTTATATATAAATTATAGATAGATGATATTAAATTCAATTAGAAGTTTTTTAATAATATTATTGATTTTTATTATTATTGTAGATTTTAATATACCTATTACAATCGACACACCAATCAATCAATTAGTCGTTGCAATTATTGTTATATTTTTAATATTAGTAGTTGATGAAATTATTGGATTTGTAGTAGGATTAATATTTTTAGTAATATATTTTAAATATTATCAAAAAAAAATAAATAAAAATTCATCAATATTTTCATTATCAACATATTCAACTGATGTTGCACCTAAGCCATATTCAAAAGAACCCGAAATACCACATCATTATATTAATACTAGTGAAAATTGCACAGAAATACCATATATATCTAATGAATTATTAAAATCTGCACAAAATAATATTTATAATGAAGAAAATTTAAAAATAGAAATAAAACAAAATAATTTTTATGGAATAGAAGGAATTAATAATGAAAATCTTGAATATTTACCATTCGATAATAATTTTGCAAATTATAGCGAATTAAATTAAATTATAAAACATCATACCATATATAGCAACAAACAATAATATTATTTTTATTATATAATTATATGAATCTAATATAACTGATATATTATCAGGCATTTTAGTTATTAATGTATCATATATATATGGATTTGTAATTATAGCCATTATTATACATATAATGAATGCTTTCGTTATTAATTCATTATCAATATAACATTTAGTGATTTTTTGCGGCTGTTGTTGTGGCTGTGGCTGTGGTGATGGTCTATATTGTGGTTGAAATTGTTGTTGTGGCGTATCATGAATATTATATTTGGGTTTTTGTTGCATTAATAATTCTTGTTCGAATTCATCTAATACATTTTTAACTATAGGGTCAGACAGATCATCATTATTCGAAACATTAGCGGGAGATTTCATAGGTATTTTATCAAGCGATGTAATCATATTATTTTGTTGTTGTTGCATATTTATATATATAGAGCATATATATAAATATTACTTTTACGCAAACACTTTATCGAAAAAACTTTTTTCTTCAATTTGATTTGAAGGTTTAATTGTTCCGTCATAAGCACCTACTGGATTTTTATTACACGATACATTCACCATGCGATATTTATAACATGTATCTTCTAATTTAAATATCTTATTATCAATATCGTCATATTTAGGTGCAAAATATAAAACGCAATTTTCTTTACATACGCGATTAAATAATAATGCTAATGACAATCCAAATAATGAACTTATTATTAATTGTCCCACACTACTATAAAATAATCTATCGATCATATTACGAGTATCTATCATATTATCTATTTTAAGCGTATTTTTTTTAAATTAATGGTTGATCTATCGCTTTATCCGTACATTTAACTTCTTCTACTGAATATTTATAACAAACATCATTATCATTTTTATATATAATTTTATTTGCATTATAGGGAGTTGGATACTTAATAACTATTTTAGGTTTTGGTGCTGCAATATATACATAAAACATTCCAAATGCAAATGCAATAATAAACGCAAAAAAATTAAATTTAAATACTCTTTCTACCATTTGTTTCTTCTAATAAATAATAAATATATTCTTATAGGAAGTTATAATGAATGAAATATCAATTGCAATAATAACCATAAGTATTATTATTATTATCATTATTACATTAAAATTTTTAGGTAAAATAGAATTTAAATCACAAGCTAATTTTTTTATTGGAATATTTTATATTATTTATTGGATAATATATAAATTATTATTATTAATTTATAAAAATTTATATTATATTATAGTATTTGGATTATTTGTAGCATTTTTTTTAACAATATCGACATATATACCAATAATTAGTAATATAACTAATGCTATAAAAAAATTATTAATATTTATAATTACTCCAATATTGAATATGGTTTTAGCTATTGGAAGTATATTTACAAATATAGTACAATTTCCATTTGTGATATATGAAAATTTTAAAGTTTTTTTTGATGCATTAAAAATAATAATAATAAAAACAATAAGTTTTATAAATTTCATTTCAGGATTTTTATTTTATGAATTTTCAGCAACTGATGATTTCTTATAATAATTTTTATGAAATGTATAAATATCTGGTATTTCGGCATAATCAGGTGCTTTTAATGCTAATAAATCATATAAATTTTTTATATTTTTATTTGAATACCATTTATTATATAATTCTAAACGTTGTTTTACATATTCATCATAATTTATATTATTTAATAATCGAGGTTTATTATATTTAATATCATATTCATCTATAAGCATTAATTCTAATCTTTTTTTATCATTATTATTTTTTCTATATTTAGTAATTTCTGTTAATAATTTAATTTTTTTTAAATCAGTATTACTATTAATATTATCAATTAATAAATTACCCAAATAAATATTATCCATATTTATATTAAACAATTATATTTTTTTTGCGTCATATATATGAGGTTGTGTAGACTCAAACAAACTTTTATAAAATTCATTTAATTGTTCATTAGCCGATAATGTCTCTTCATATTGACTAATAGGAATATATTTAACAACAGTTGCTGGTGCATTTACTTTTGAATATTTTAATTCATAATAACTTTTTATAATCAAAATAGCACCTACAAATAATATAAAAATAGCAATAGATTTCATTTATTCTAATAAATAATAAAAATAAAATAAAAATTTAATCACTCAAAGATCTTTCAATATTTGGGACTGGTTCTGTTACTGGTTCAGCTACTGGTTCTGTTACTGGTTCTGTTACTGGTTCTGCTACTGGTTCTGCTACTGGTTCTGCTACTGGTTCTAGAGGAGTTTCGGCGACTGGTTCTAGAGGAGTTTCAGTTTTAGCGGCGGTCCATGGATCTTGTTGAGCTAGATCAGCTGCCATATTGGAAGCATGAGCAGTAGCGCGACGCTGTTCAAATAGCTCATCTTTATTAACCATATTTTGCTTATACTGTTTCATTAGAGTATTTAGTTGTGTTTCAGAGTATTCAACGTCATTTAGATCATTTGGATTTGGAGACCATGGGCACCAACAGCCAACTTGGCAAATATAGATATCAAACTTATTATCGCATTTTTTAATAAACTCGCTTCGGTTTTTAGCTTCCTCCATAGTATCAAAGACTCCGCGAATTTTAATTCCTCGCATAGAAGTTTTGAAATTGTTTTCTTTATGAAAATCAGTCTCAATTTCGGTTGAATTAGTATCCTTGAAAAATTTATATTGCGAATCCATTTCATCGCGATTAAATACATAATTATGATTTGTGCGAATAGTTTTAATTAGATCTGCAGAATCTGGATATTTAGCCTCAAGACCATCTAGGAGTGTTTTCATATCTTTTCCAAAATTATCAATAAATCGTGAAAAATAATATACTTCTTTATCTTTTAGAATATCTTCGGGACTCAAAAAAGAAACAAGACAATAATTTTGACCTCTGATTGGCTTATCCTCGTCTAGATAATCTTTTTCTTTAGTTGATACAAATACTTCTTCCATATTATATATATTATATAAAATAAAAATCTTATATCATTTTCTTTAAAAAATATAATTATAATAAAAAAATATATATTATTATAATAGTATAATATGAATCAACCAACTTATAGTTTTGATATATGGGAAGCGTTAATTCGCATTCTTAAATATGCGATTGAAGCAATTGTAGTAGCTCTAGCGGCTTATGTTCTGCCTAAACAGAAATTACAATTTAATGAAATATGGATGATTGCTCTAACTGCTGCATGCTTATTCTCCATATTCGATTTACTATCACCGTCAATATCTGCTGGTGCTCGTCAAGGTGTTGGTCTTGGTGCTGGTTTCCGTCTCGTTGGTTTCCCGGGTTAAGTGTATTAAAGCGATGGAATAACTTTATAACCTAATTCTTCGCATATCTTTTTCCATATTTGGTCTTGGACATATAATTTTTCTCTACTTTTCAATAATGGAAAAAATTTTAAATATTCATTTAATCCTAAAATTTGAAAAAACTTATATAATACATAACTATATGATAAAAAGTTTTTTCTATCTTTTGGACAGTGTTTCAAAAATGGCGCTTGAATATCTTTAAACATCGAACATAATTTTTCCTCCAATTCTGCTGAAAATTGAGGTGTCGGAATACCATTAATCCTATTTATAATATAATTAATATGTTCATAATACTTATTTATTCGTAATCTTTTTAAAATCTCTCGCATTTTAGAATATGTAATTTTTTTCGTATCCATTATTTTTTCTTTTTTAATTTCATTTAATATTTTTTCAAATATATCATTTGGTATATCGGTGCTTTCTTTTCCCTGAACTTGATTACACCATTCGCGGAAATGGTTAATTCGTTTATAACTAAAATGCGAAGTATCTTTCGTATTTTGTTTTAATATTGGTCTATTTTGCTCGACCAATAATAATTCTTGATATCCGCAATTACTACATATCATTATAGCATCTTGTTGCAAACAAATTAATGGTATATTGCATAAATGACATATTTCATTAGAATCTTGTTCTATTTTTTTTATATGACATTTATTAGTTATAGCTAAATATTTATCAACTAAATCGCTTTTTTCTAATATTTTATCATAATTTTCAATCGGTTGTTGTATAATTTCTATTTCAGTATCTTCTTTAGTTATATTGAATGATTCTAATATTGATTTTGATTTATATTTATAATAATTATTGTTATTGCTATTATTAACCGATTGTTTTTCTAACATTTCATAATAATTAAATAATATATCACTTGTATTTTCGTAATATTCAATTTCATCGAAATGATTAATATTATTAATTTCTTCCTTAAATTTTAAAAGCTCTTCTTTTATAATAATATTACTATTCCATAATGAATTATATAATGCATCGTTTTTAATATTATCATTATTATATTTAAGTATTTCATCATTAATATTTTTATATTTATTTTCTAATATAACTATTTTCTCTTTGTAATTAATATCATCCAATTTTTTTTTATTATAATTATTTATAATTTTTGTATGCATCGCATCTAACGTCGATAAATCTTTAGTTATATCGACATTTTGAAATCGCTTTTTAGATGTTTTATCCTTAAACATATAATAATAAAAAATGCGGATATGCTTTTATATATCTTATTCAATATATTTTTTTCTCCTATTATAGTATAAAGAATATAGCATAAATGGGTGGTGGTCTTCTTCAACTTGTTGCTTATGGTGCTCAGGATGTTTATTTAACTGGTAATCCTCAAATAACTTTTTTCAAAGTTGTATATCGCCGTCATACTAATTTTGCAATGGAAGCAATACAGCAAACTTTTAGCGGTATTCCAGATTTCGGCAATACTGTATATTGTCAAATTTCTCGTAACGGTGATTTAATTCATCGTACCTATTTACAAGTCGATGTTCCCAGATTATATAATACTGTTGCTGATACTACAGGTGGAACCGAATCCTATGTTAATTATTTAGGTTTACGCCTATTAAAAACCGTTAATATAGAAATTGGCGGACAACAAATAGATAAACATTATTCCGATTGGCTATACATTTGGAATGAATTATCTCTTCCTCGTGGAAAGCGATATGCTTGGGATACTATGGTTGGTGCTGATGCTGATGGAATAAATGGAAATTTAGTGGCAGATGATAGTAATCCCACTACATTATTTATTCCGCTAGAATTCTGGTTCTGTCGCAATATTGGATTAGCCCTTCCATTAATCGCATTACAATATCACGAAGTTAAGATTAAGATCGAATTCGAAAGTTTCGCTAATTGCTGTTATGTTAAGGCTAGCGGTGCTAGCTCAAGTAGCGCTAGTAAAAAATTATCAGGTGCTAATCTATGGGTTGATTATATTTATCTAGATACCGATGAACGACGAAAATTTGCCCAATTATCCCATGAATATCTAATTGAACAATTACAATTTACTGGTCAAGAATCATTATCATCTTCTACTCGTGTTAAACTAAATTTCAATCATCCTTGCAAGGAATTAATATGGGTTGCTAAATGGAATACAGCCAGTAACGCTAATCAATGGTATAACTACACCGCCTATACAACTGATAATGTTACATTTACTGCTCCTATATACAGTTGCAATTTAGCTGAACCAAATATTGTTGTTACTTCTGGAGATGTAAATCAATTTTTAGGTTCATCTAATCTTTCTTCAATTACTGAAAATATAATAATGAATTCTTTAATAGATCAAATAACACCATATTCAAGTACTACTGTAAATCCATTTAGTACTTGTTTGCTTCAATTAAATGGAAATGATCGATTTAATGTTCGCGATGGAACTTATTTTAATTTAGTTCAACCATATCAACATCATACTAATATTCCTCTAAATCGCGGCATTAATGTTTATTCATTTGCTATAAAACCAGAAGAACATCAACCCTCTGGAACTCTAAATATGTCTCGTATTGATACTGCCGTATTAGACGTAAAGACTAATGGTACTTTAACAGGTAACATTAATATATATGCTGTCAATTATAACGTCCTACGCATATTATCCGGTATGGGAGGTTTAGCGTATTCAAATTAAATATTATACATTTTTTTTCTCCTATTATAGTATAAAGAATATAGCATAAATGGGTGG